CTTGTTTTAAAAATTTTGGTGTTAATAATCCTATGCAAAATATAGATATTAAAAATAAGGTAAAATTAACTAATCAAGATAGATATGGAGGTAATTCTCCAATGTGTAGCGATTTTGTTAAGAACAAATCAATTAAAACAAGTTTAGAAAAATATGGAGTTCCATATCCAATGCAAAATGAGCATGTTTTCATGAATAATCAAAAAAGTAGATTCAAGAAAAAAGAGTACATATTTCCCTCTGGAAGAATTGAATTAATTCAAGGATATGAAAATAAATCTTTAGATTTATTGATTTGCGAATATGAAGAAGAAGATATTGTTGTTAATGATTTAAAAATTATGAATTTAATAGGAGAAATATGGTATACAGATTCACTTGGAATTAATCGAAGATATTTTCCAGATATATACATCATATCTGAAAATAAAATAATAGAAGTTAAAAGCAGTTGGACTTACAAGATAGATGAAGAAATAAATAAACTAAAAATGCAAGCAGTAATTGATGCCTGCATTAATTTTGAATTTAATATATTTGAGTCCTAATGTTTATTTAGGTATCTGATTTTAAATTTATAGACTAGCCTCATAATTGATGTAATCTGAATTATTTTCAATTATTATAAGCTCAAATTGCAATCCATCAAATTCATTAATTAAATCATTTTCTAATTTAATAAATGCATCATTTAAAATTAAATACGAATCTTTATCATAACCCTCTGGAAGTGGTATTTTTACATATCCAGACAAAATTGTTTCAGACTCTGTAATTCTACAACAAGGAATTGTTATGTATTTTATTGGAAATACCTCTTTAATAAAAAATTCTATTTCATCAATATTATATCCATTTGAATTTTTAATACTAATACCAAAATTACCTTCAAACATTGGCGAATATGCATTCACATTATTTTTACAGTAAACTATATTTTTAAATTCTTCTAAAGTTAATTGTTTCATACATTTTAATTTAAATTCATGATTTTTTAATAAAATTCTTTTGATTCTATCATTTCAATTTTATATCCAAGAGTATCTTCTATTTTTTTTGATATAAACTTACTTCCTTCATTAAATTCAGGTGCTACTATACAACCTTCTTTTTCATCTAAAGCTATTAAATAAGTTAATAGCTGACTCACATCGTGTGGTGTACATCTTTGGTTTTTTAATTCCCAAGGACTCCCATCAACAAGGAAATCGACTTTTACACCTAATTTTTCTATAACAAACTCCTTTTCGATTTTCTTATTTCTATACAAAGATGTTGGAGAAGTCAATCTCTTTTCAACTACGTCTTGCAAAGTTTTTTCATTAACAAGATTTGATATATTTTTTTTCAAATAATCATTTCTCATTAAATTACTTTTGTATGGGTTTTTATACTTATCTTCTTTTGAACTAATTACATCCCTACTACCATCTCCATTAGTTAAAAATAATATTATTTGTTTAATAATTTCACTAAAATCATCATTCTTTATAATATCATTTTTTGTAGAAGTAGTTTTAAACCCTTCAAGCAAAACTAATTCACCCCTAATTTGATTATACCATGATTCACGGGTTCCATATAACCCAATTTCATCCAATTGATGGAATTTAATAATCCTATCATTCATTATTAAATCCAGGCCCGCTGACCTACTTGAAAATGCATAAACTTCATTAACAGTGTTTCCTCCTGACTTTATTTCATAATCTGATTTAATTAAACCTATCCTTTGGAATTCATCCTCTGTTTTTGGAGAATATCCAAAAACAAGTTCTACAATAGATTTATTAACTCGAAATTTATGACGAACCAAAGGTTCGTTTATACCACCTCTCCATGGATTACAATAAAAAGGTCTAACTGATTCTGTATTTATTGAATTTATTATTTCTCCATCTAATATTGTATTTATTTTAATATTTAAACAATTCTTGTCAATCCATCTCCTATATCTTGACCCAAGTTGTTTAGATAATCTCTTCGTTTTTGCAAGGTGATTCCTTTTTGATATGTCTACAAAGTTATTATTTTCAACATTAATACAAATTTCAGTTCCACTATTAAATGTTTTATTTTCTAAATTATATACTGATAAATTAAAGCTGAAATCACAAATTCTAATCCATTTTCACTTAAATGTTTGCTATCAAAATATTCCAACTCACCAAGGGTTGATATAGATTGTTTGAATCCTAATCCATGTTCATTTAAACTGGATTTGGTTTGCTTTCCAGCTGGATTAAAACAAATTGGAATACTACTATATTTTATACCAGAAGCATCATCTTTAATGATAAGTTTATCACATTTTTCTGTATTATTATTAATAAAAAATAAAATTTCAACATTTACCCTATCATTTAATCTTGCTGCAATTGAATTATCTATAAGCTCTGAAAGGGCTTCATCAAATGAATATGTATTATTTCCAAGTTCTTGAAATATATTATCTGATGGAATTATTTGTATAGTTTCCATATAATAATTTAAGATTTTAACATTATTTTTCTATCCTTCAATTCGAAGAAAGACCTTGCACAAGCTTTAACATCCGCAAGAGCATCGTGAGCTCCATCAAACCCTTCATCAAACAATTTGTTGTGAAGTTCATCAAGAGAAGGCCATTTATATGTCCCGTATCTAAAAGGTTTCATTTTGCAATAATTTGTTGACTCTTGCATTGTACACATTTTTCTTGGCTCTTCCTTAAACTTAAGGTTTGTTCTAACCATCTCACATCCAATAATCATTTCATCAAATTTCATGTTGTGAGCAATCAGATAATCGCTATTATCAACTTCTTTTACAAAATCCTTAATAAGCTTTTTTAACTCAACCCCTTCTTTCTCACATCTCTCAGTTGACATATTATTTTCAACAAAGAAATTAGGATTCTTGTTACCTTCTTTTGTAAGCTCTTCTACAGTAGGAATGGTCCAACCGTCTGGTTTAATTAGCTCGCATCGTTCGCTAATCATTTTACCTTTCTTATCGTATACCTGCCAAGCAAGTTGCGTTATTCTTGGCCAATTGTCTGTGTCTGTAACTGGAGCCTTCCAGTTTTTCGGGAGACCTGTTGTCTCTGTGTCAAAAAAAATGTACATAATTATTGTTTTAGTTGTTCTCTTATTTTTATCGCTTCTTCGTAGTCTTCATTCACAAGCGCTTTCTCAAGCAGCTCATTAAGATTTATCACTTCACTAACCACTGTTGGTTGTGAAAAACCTTTTCTTATTTCCAGATAATTTACGACCTCTTCAATCATTTCATTATCAAATCCAGTTAAGTCATGCTGAACTAAATAGTCTGCATTCTTTTTTACCCATGAATTGAATTGTTCAGTTGACTCTGATTTTTCATCAGAATCTTTATCTTTAGATTTCTGCCACCATTCTTTTTCAGATATATTATATCTATTTGGCTTGCTTTCTTTTTGATATATTTCTGAATAATAACCTGTTTTAGAATAAACACTTTCTAAGAAAGAATGAATAAACTTAAAACCTCCATTTCCACCATACTTATCTACAACCTTGAATTCTGGGAAAAATGTTGCATTATAATTATCAAGCAAGAATTTCATTTCGTATTCTTGCTCGTCTACGGTCATGACTATTTCTATTAAATCTTTTTTGTTATAATGACTCTTTTTGATACCAAGTATTCTGAATGAGACCTTTTTTCTATTTTCAGCCTCTTTAAACTTTCTTCTTTGTCCATGTTTTTGTATATTTGTCATATCTCTTAATGCAAATGTAAAAAAAATTTATGGATTAGACAACATTTTATTTTAAATTACGTATAAAAACTGCTAACACATATATATGAATCAGAATAACAACACACAACAAAGCGCTACACCAAACTTGGATAAATATGCCAGGAACTTAGTGAGAATGGCAAAAAATGGAAAACTTGACCCTATTATAGGTCGTGATGATGAGATTAGACGGATACTTCAAATACTTTCTCGAAGAACAAAGAACAACCCTATTATTACAGGTGAATCTGGAGTAGGTAAGACAGCGGTTGTTGAAGGTATTGCTCATAGAATTGTCAGAGGCGACATTCCAGAGAACTTAAAGGACATCATTATATATTAACTTGACCTTGGAGCTGTAATGGCTGGAGCAATGCACAAAGGAGAGTTTGAGCAAAGACTTAAAGGTGTAATCACAGAAGTTTCAAATTCAAATGGAAGGTTCGTACTTTTCATTGATGAAATCCACACAATGGTTTCAGCTGGAGCTGGAGGCGGTGCTGTTGGAGCAGCTGACCTTGTTAAGCCAGCCCTTGCAAGAGGAGAGATGAGAACGATTGGAGCAACAACTCTTAATGAGTATCAGAAGTATATTGAGAACGATAAAGCTCTTGAGAGACGTTTTCCAAGAGTAATTTACTGAGACACACAGAAGAACATAATTACTCTCCTGACATCAACAAGAAATCCATCACTATCTGGAAGGTTTAGGTTAAACATATCCTCTGGTACTGGGAATCTGTTTCTTTGTCCTGTATCGAAAAAATTACTGGTCTCCATTATTTCAATTTATAACCTTCGTACACCAAGAAAGAGTATTCAGTGTCGTCAACAAAAAGACCTTCGAATTCGTTTAGAAAATCCATATTTTCTTCACTTGCTTCAAAATTGTTTCCTTTTAAAAACTCTTCTGCTTCTTCTTCGTCACAACCATAACCTGACACAAGACACAATAAATCATACTCTAAATCACTTATGTTTCCACTACTATGATTTCCACCATAGTCTTCAGTGCTTAATTGTAAACCCCAACTACCTTTGCAGACTTTTAATTTATCTAACGCAGCAGTAACAAGTGGTAAAAATGGATTCTTGGCTTTGATTGTTTCTACGTGTTTGGTGTTACCATCAGCATCGCCAATCATGTAATAAACAGTAAATCTATAACTCCTCTTTACTACTTTTTTCTTTGGCACTTTAATAAGACCTAACGCTTTTTTATCGTCTTCCGTTAGCTTGGCCATCGCAGAATCAATAGCTGCTTGTTTTTCTTTTGTTGTCATAACTTTTTCTTTTTTATTCCCCATTTATTATCATAAGGCGAAGTTACAAAATTTTCTTCTATTTATAATAAAAAATACATGAAAAAATTAACAAAAAAAGAATTTATATCCAGAAGCAATGAAATACACAACAAATTTTATGACTACCCTCTTATTGAATATAAAAACCAAAATACAAAAGTGATAATTATTTGCCCAGAACATGGAGAATTTGAACAGCGTCCAGACCATCACTTAGCAGGAAGGGGTTGTAAATTTTGCGCACAAAGCAATAAAAAAAATGATGATACCAGAAAACAACATGCTTCTAATTTTATAAAAAGAGCCACCAAAAAGTGGAATGGTAAATATGACTATTCCAAAATTGATTATACAACAGCAAGAAATAAAATAATAATTATTTGTCCAGAACATGGAGAACTCCTTCAATCTCCAGACACACACCTTAAACATGAATGCTTAAAGTGTTCTATAAAAAATCACCCAAACCATCAGAAAAGAACTACTGAAGAATTTATTATCAAAGCCAAAAATATTCATGGAGATAGATATGATTATTCCAAAGTAGACTATAAAGGAAATAGAGATAAAGTAGAAATAATTTGCAAAGAGCATGGTTCATGGTGGCAGACTCCTTATAACCATTTACAAAATAGAGGCTGTAGATGTTGCACCAATAGGTCTAAAGGTGAAATAAAAGTAGAATCACTCCTGAAAGAAAGTGGTATAAATTTTATTAGAGAGAAAACTTTTGATGATTGTAGAAATCCAAAATCTGGAGCCAAGTTAAAATTCGACTTCTACATTCCAGAAAAAAACTTATGCATTGAATATGATGGTCGCCAACATTTTGTCCCAGTTGAAATATGGGGTGGAGAATTAGCTTTAAAAGAAACTAAAAAACGTGATAAAATAAAAAATGGATATTGTCGCAAAAACAATATCCATCTCATAAGAATATTCTACAAAGATAATATATCAAAGAAATTATTTTCCCTGTTCTCTTAGGTCGTTTCTTACTTTAGTAAGAACTTCTCCTAACCAATTATCCCCTTGCCAATTAGCTTTGTCTTGAATCAATGGATTATCCGCTGACATACCTACACCCCACCGTTTATCATATGGACTCGCTTCGCAAAGCTCTTTATCTCCAGTTGCCATAAGCTCTTCTTTCATCTCAGGGTTCTGAGAGAACTTTGCTACGTTAGCATCATAAACTACTTCTTTACACACAGCTACCCACTTGGTATCATCATAAGGAGTTACCTCTCTACCTAATTTCTTTTGCACTCTTGGATGGTCAGCTTTCATAATCTTTTCAGCAGTAACCTGGTCACCAAAAAGCATAGCTTTCTTGTACATCATGTATTGTTCACAGTGCGTGAAGGTTATTCCATCAATAACGAACTTTGACTTAGCCCAATTTGACATTGTACCGCCCCAAAAGAAAGCGAACTCTTCTTTGTTTGTTTTTGTTTCCATAATAAATATTTTATTTACAAATATAGATTTTTTAATTAAATTAAAAAAACTTTCATCTATTTATTAGTATAACAAATGCTATACAAATGAAAAATAAAGAAAAAGACGTAGTTTGGCCAATTAGAATGAAGCAAACTTTAAAAGATAAATTTAAAGCTCATTGTGACAAAAAAGGATACTCAATGAATAAAAGAATGAAGGTGTTAATTGAAAATGATATAAAAGATGCCTAAAAAATTAACAACTAAATCTTTTATAAAAAAGGCTAATAAAATTCATGGAGATAAATATGACTACTCATTAGTTAATTATATTACAAACAAACTAAAGGTTATAATTATTTGTCCAGAGCATGGAGAATTCGAACAACCTCCACATGGTCACTTAAAAGGATATGGATGCTATGAGTGTGGTAAGAAAATTAGCCGAAAAGTAACAACTTATGAATTTATTGAGAGGTCTAAAGAGATTCATAACAATAAATTTGATTATTCTTTAACTGAGCTCAATGGTGTTATGAATAAAGTTAAAATAATTTGTCCAAAACATGGAGTTTTTAATCAAGCTGCTTATGGACACCTCTCTGGTAGAGGTTGTAATACTTGTAAAAGTTCAAACGGAGAAGAAACAAAAAAATATGGATTAAAAAGAAAGATAGATAAATTTTATAAAATTATTGAATGATTTTCAAATTCTTATTTTCATCAACCTCAAAAACAAATGGCTTATTTGTCATTTTATATCTATGATTTAAAACTGATACATTAAAATAATGAATTTCATCTACAAGCTCATGTCCATATGCCTCGTGAATATGACCTGAAACAAAGCATATTGGCTTAATTTCTCTAACTTTTTCAAGTAGGTCGCTACAACCAGGAGTTGACCCATCCATGCACCTATCTAAAACACCTTGAACTGGGCCATGCGATATTATAATATCTGTCTCAGGCTCAATAAGTTCCCAATGTTTTTTAATATCTTCTCCACGCTCAGCATTGAATGCCCAATTATAAAAGAGGGGGGTCCAAGGGCTACCAAAAATCTTCAACCCTTCAATAATTACTGTTTCGTCTTCAATATAAATTAACTCTTTTTCTTTGCTCAATGTCTTTGCATCTACTAATCCAGCCTCAATAGAAGTGCAGTGATTTCCTGCAATCCAAATTTTGTGCTTTATATTTGGAACTGATGCGTACCAATCAATAAAATTCAAAACACTCCGAATATTTTGGTGTGGGTTTTTATATGTACCTGCATCTCCAGCAAATATTGCTATGTCTATACCATCACTTGGTAATGTTAATTCCTGCTCTTTTCCGTGAGTGTCAGAAAATAACACAATCTTAATTGTTTTTTTTATCCCATTTTCCATTAAACAAATTTACGATTTTTATTTGATAATTAAAAATTTTTATACTATTTATGAATATAAAAATAATCAAAATGAGTAAACGTAAGAAAAACCTTCATAATATTTATATTTATACACTCAAAGAAAAAGGTGTAGATAAAATAAGGTATATAGGAAAAACTAATAATATAAAAAGAAGACTTCGTGAACACCTAATTGAATCTGTTAAATTAAATAAATCTCACAAACATAAGTGGATTAATTCTGTCTTAAAAAATAGTGGAGAAATAGAAATTAATGTTATTGAGATTGTTAATTATAAAAATTGGGAAGAAAGAGAAGTCTATTGGATAAACAAAATTGGTATTTCTAATCTGACAAATTATATTATTGGAGGAAGTGGTGGCAGACCTGTTATTGACTATATATCATATGATGATGCTAAAAAGTGGATTTTAGACAACAAAAAAGATGTTGATAAAAAATATAAATGGGATTATTTTTGTAAAGAAAATGAATTCCCTTATTTTTTACCAAAATGTCCAGAAAAAGTATATAAACAAGAATGGAAGGGGTATGGAGATTTTCTTGGAACTGGAAACAAATCAAATAAAGCTATTTCTGAAAATTTTTTAGATTTCAAATCTTCTAAAAAAATAGTATCTAAATTTAATATCAACAATCAAAAAGAATGGATTGTTTTTTGTGCATCTGGTAAAAAACCAAAAAACATACCTTCTAATCCTCAGAAAATATATAAAAAAGAATGGAGTGGCTATAAAAACTGGCTCTCAAGTGATAAGTTTTCAAATAGAAATAAAATAACTTATGAAGAAGCTAAAAAAATTGCTCATTCTTTAAGATTAAATACATACAAAGAATGGGTGGAATATTTTAAAAACAATAAATTAGAAAAAATACCTTTTAATCCGCAAAGAACATATAAAGAAAATTGGGAAGGTTGGAAGGTTTGGCTTGGCTCAAAAAGTAGATATATGGATTATGAAAAAGCAAAAAATATATCACAAAAAATTAATTTAAAAAATAGAGAAGAATGGTTTAAGTATTTTGATGATAATAAATTAATAGACATCCCAAAACATCCACAGTCAGTTTATTTTGATAAATGGATTAGTTGGAAGGATTGGCTTGGAAAATGATTAATTTTATGCTAAAAGATAATGCCCAGCTCCTGGTTTTATTTTCTCCAATTGTCTATAGGCACTTGATGAAATGTGAATATACATTGGGTCACATGGAATCATTATTATATTCATTTCAGGAAACTGGTCCCAACAGAAATGACTGCTATTATATTCATAATCGAAATCATGCCCATTTCTAAGGCCACGAATAACAACAACTCTTTTGCCAGTTTCTTCCATTTTTTCCCTGACATATTCTGTCAAGAAACCTTCATAACCCTCCACCGTTGCAGATGGCAATTGATTCCTTACAGTTTCAACTCTGCTATATTTATTAACATCTAAATAATTAGGTGTTTTATCTGGATTGACTCCAATAGCAATAATTACATTGCCTTCTCCAAAAATTCTCTCAGCTTTTTCTAAGATATTTTGATGCCCCACCGTAAATGGATTAAAGCTTCCTGGATATATTGCTATTGTGCCCTCCATCTTATTTCTTGTTCTTATTCTTTCCATAAAGAATTCCATCACAACAACCATAAGTTTTAGCTTCTTTGGCAGTCATCCAATGGTCACGGTCACAATCAGCATAAACTTTGTCATACTTTTGACCTGTGTGGTGAGCAATGATTTCATAAAGCTCAACTTTAAGCTTTTGAATTTCTCTTGCAGTGATTTCAATGTCAGAAGCTTGTCCTGATGCTCCACCAAGCGGTTGGTGCTGCATGAATCTTGCGTGAGGAAGTGAATATCTCTTTCCAGGTTCTCCAGCACACGCAAGAACGTAAGCCATTGAAGCTGCGATTCCAGTATTAACTGTTACGATGTCTGGTTCAACAAAATTCATTACATCATAAATCCCAAGACCAGCATACACGCTTCCTCCTGGAGAGTTTACATAAATTGTAATATCTTTTCTTGCATCAACTGATTCTAAGAACAATAGTTGAGCATTGATAATGTTAGCTACCATGTCATCAATTCCTGTTCCTAAGAAGATGATTCTGTCCATCATTAACCTTGAGAATACATCCATTGCTACAGCGTTCATTTGACGTTCCTCAATAATGTTAGGAGTCATGCTGGTAGGCATAATAATCCCACCTGGGAGGTTTGTAGCTTTAGAAGTAATTTCCAAAGGGTTCTTGTTAATGATTGTTGTGTACTTGTCAAAAGTAGTGCTTGATACACCATGGTCTCTTGCAAATAACTTAAAGTCTTTTAAATCTTTTTCGTTCATTTTGTCTATTTATTAATTATCTCTATGCAAATGTATCATTATTCAATGACACTTACAAATTTATTTATTAAAAATTAAATTTTAGTAAAATTAGGTTCAGTATATCCAATTGACTTCATAACTTTATTATCTTTATCTCTTTTAATAATCCAATATTCTCCTACTTTCTCATAATAGCAATCTATTACGCTACCCATCTTATTGGGATGTGTTCCAAGAATATATGCCTCAACAGAATCTTTAGCTTCTTGCTCTGTTTTACAAAACTTTGAGAAATTTGAGTTCATTACTTCTTCAAAGTCTTCGTTAAACTTTTCTTTAATTCCAGCAAAGTGAATTAAGTTTCCCATAACGACTCTCATATCAGCACACGCATCTCTAAACTCATCTAAGTCGCCTTCTTCTTTTTTGTTATCACTATTTTTAAGATTTAAAAGCGCTTCCTGAAATGTTTTTACTGATGTCGTTAAAAACTCTTTGAAGTCTATATATGAAGCAGCCTCTGCCGCTTCAGTCAACTCTTCTAAAACTAAACCAAGTGCAAGCTGTAACTTATCACTATCTGGAAATTGTGGTTTTTCAGGAGATTCTACCCCAGCCAATGTAAGCCAGTCTGAAATTCTTTTTTGTTCATTCATCTTCTTTTTTTTATAAATTTCTACTAATTCTGGGTCTAATTTAAACTCATTCCCTTCTAGCTCCACTATCAACATTCCATCTTGTTTTATGCTGACAACTTTAACACCCATAGATTGGTCACCAATATCACAAACCCAGTCTCCTTTTTTAAATTTCATTTTTTTCTAAATTGTAATTATTATGTTTTACATGAAACTTTGCTGCTTCATATTTCTTTAATTCGAGCCATTGGTCAAATGGAATTTTCAAAGTCTTAATCTTGCCTATGTCATTTCTATAGTCATTCTTAAACATCATTTGAGCAACTCTCATGTCAACAAGAAAATCTAACTGAATGAAATTAAATGGCTCACTTTCTTTTTCAATTTTTTCTTTCCATTTTTCAACCTCTTTGTTGACTGGATTCATTTTCATATTTATCATACTCCCATTTTTTCTTCTATTACAAAACTTGTCCCTTGAATTATCAAAGAAGTAGATGCCATAGTTGGATTCATTTGATTGATTCTCTCAATTGTATCTTGACCATGATGATAAGTATACAAATTACTAAACTTATCTAACACTGGAACCAGCAAGTCGAAATGTGTATGTGGATTTTGCTCATGAACCAAAGATGTCATATCGTGAAATATAAACACATTTTCTGGTTTATCATAAACAAAAGAATAATCCTCTGGGCTCATTAGATTTATAATCGGAATGTTTATATCTCCACTATAAATTAAAACAGCATAATCATCTCCAGTAGAAAAATGAAAAAGCAGCCCTGAGTTAGGAAAATTATCAACTGGCCAGTGGTTATTTGAAGTATCTATCTTTGTGATGCTAATAGCTTCATCTTCAATATAAACATTGTCTACATTAATTGTATACTGCTCTTCTGGGTGTCCAGTTATCTTAAGATATTGCTTTAAATAAACAGCAACAGCTGGAGAACACTCGATTGCTGTAACAAGATTATGAACATAATACCTATCATAAATTAATGTTGACAACCCTGAAATATGGTCAGAATGTGTATGAGTAATAAACACTCTATCTATCTCTTTGGTCATTTTCTTTTTTTTCAAATACACATAGGAAGTATATCCACAATCAATTAAAAATATTTTACCTAATTGTGTTTCAAAAATAGCGCTTGACTCACCTTCTTCTACATCAAAAGCTCCTCCAATTCCAAGGAACTTTATATCTAAAAGCTTCTTTCCTTTCGTTTTGTTTAAATAATAATCAGTTCCTTTTTTAATATCAAACATTTGTTTTTTTTTAATTCATAGCAAATTTAATAATTAATTATTGATTTTGCAAAAAATTTTATATTTATTAATATACTCACGAAAACCATATAAATGAAAACCTTACAAACCAATATTACTTATATATATAACCTATCAAGCTCTGATGAGCCAAATAATGTTAGATACATAGGGAAATCAGATACTCCAAATATAAGAATAAAAAAACATATACAAGAATCAAAGAGACTTAATTCAACCCACAAACACAGGTGGATTAATAAAAAGATTTCACAAGGATATGAAATTAAGATTAATATTTTAAAAATAGTAAACAAAATGTTTTGGAAAAATGCTGAAATATTTTTCATAAATTCATTTCAAGATTATGATTTAACAAACTTTGCAAAAGGAGGAAATGGTGGATGTCCAAGCAAGTACACCTACTCATATAGTGATACTAAAAATTGGATTAAAAAAAATATAAACGCAAATAGCAGTAGAGAATGGTTTAAATTAACTAAAGAAAATAAAATACCCGACTTTATTCCAAATGCACCACAAGATGTTTACAATAAAGAGTGGATTAGTTGGAATGACTTTTTAGACTCTAATAACAAGAAACCATCAGATTATAAATATATTACATTAAATGAATCTAAAAAATATGTTAATGAAAATTTTAAAGTTAAATCTAAATTAGAATGGAGAGACTTAGTTTTGAGTGGAAAAATACCAGAATCAATACCAAGCAGACCAGAAAGATATTACAAAAATAGAGGTTGGACATCTTGGGGTGATTTTTTTGGAACTGATAATAAAGGAACTCATAACGTAGAATATCTAAATTATAATGATGCAAAAAAATATGTTCAAAACAATTTTAAAAATATAAAAACAGAAAAGCTTTGGAGAGAATTAGTCAAAAACAAATTAATACCAAGTTTTATCCCAGGAACACCGCAGAGATATTACAATAAAAAGGGGTGGATTAATTGGTATGATTGGTTTGGAAAATCATTCTGACCACCATTTTATTTTTGGCCTTATGTGTAATCTATGATGATTAATAGAGCTCAAAACTCTTATGAAATGACTAAGTTTATATTTTGGATTACCACTATATTTAACTTTATACTCTTCATATAAATCTGAAAGACTTTTTTTCATAATATTATACCTTATCTACCAAAAACAACCCAAGTTTCTTCATCCCCAACTCTAAATCCTCTTTCAAAGTGCTGAACATCACTTCGTTTTCTGGATTTCCTTTAATTGTATGTTTAGAATACAAGCTATTAATAAATTTACAATGGTCAACAAGACCTAAGAACAAAATATTAGGCTGAAGGTTAATCATTGATTTCATATACTTAAACTGAAGGTCAGTACTGTTAAATGTGTCTGTCTTCATTCCTCGAACTCCTGCAGAAGTTAATCGTGCAAGTGTGTATGATAAATAAAGCCCTGGAGAATTCTTTGGATTATCAAGCATCTTCATGTTAATATTCTTATCCTTGGTTGGGTCAATTTTAATAATAAACCCAGCAAGCACATTGTACACAAGCTCCCAATCATTATTAAACTTCTCAAGACAATCTTCTATGATGTCTGAAAAATAAATAACATTCCCATCTCGACTGGACATTTTTGCTCCAGTAACTTTAACAAGACCAAGACCAATGTGATTTGTGGTTGGATGAAACTTCTTAAGAGTTCCAAAATGATTATTTTGCTCATGACCAGTTAAATACAAAGTAGGGGCATTAAGCTTTTTGGCCAATGCCATATCTTGATAGAAGTAACTTGTTGAGCCATCGCTCTTAACTCCTACAATCTTTTCCTCTCCAGTATCAAATACCTTGGTTCCTTCATATTTACCTTCTCCGCCCTTCAATAGGTCTCCAGTATATTTCATGTTAGATGCATAGAATACATCGCTTACATCAAGACCAAATGTCTCACAGTACGTTTCATACATATTATACGCTTCATGCTTCTCAACTTTACCTTCAAGCGTATCTCCAAGAATAGAAATAAACTTCTCGCCAACTTCCATATTTTGAAATGTCTTAGCAAGAATAAAATTGGACATGTGACCAACGTGAAGATGTTTATTTAGATTTGGACTGAATCCATCAACGTATTTATATTGACTAAATTTCTCAAAGCATTCTGAAATATCAAAGTTCTTTGGCACCAGAATGTTTGTGTAAGGTTTTGAGTCCTCCAATCGAAAACCCCAAGAATTAGCCCATTCAACTATTTCTTGACTTGCTTCTCCATATACACATAATCCAAATGAACCATCTTTGGATGGAGTAGTTCGAATATCATTTATGTTAATCTTTTTCATATTATTTATCTCTTTCGTGAATTGGTATTTCACCTAAATTTAACTTATCATTTTGAGCTAATTCTATTAAATACTTAGATTGCTCCTCATACATTCCCATGCACTTGGTTCCATACTGCTTTGGGTATTCATAATCCTCTTCAAATCTTGGGTAGAAATTCAAAGCTGTTCCTATTGTCATGTGAAGACCAAAGTAAGGCCTTGCATTCAATCCAAGCTCCTCTCTAATTGATTGCAACTCATCCCTATATTCATAAGGAACAGTTAGCCACCAGTTAAGATAGTCATGTTTTCTATTCTTAATTCCCAAGAATGGGTCAACGTGAACAACGACATCAATTCTTTTTCCATCCCACTTCTTCTTAACTTTCTCCCAGTCTCCATTCATATCAGAAGCTCTATCATTTACAAAAGTGACATGAGCATCTCTTAAAGGGCTCTGAAGAGGAAGGTTGTAGCGTTTCTTGATGAACCAAGCGTAATAATCTGAAATACCTTTCTCATTCATACCAAGGTCTGGCTCAAGCATAACCATGGCAGTCTTCTTCCACTCACCTTGCCTTGATTGCTTGGATGTCATCTCCTTTGGGTCGAATAATATTGTACCTGTTATTTTAATTACGTTTTCCATTTCTGAAATATAAATATTTAATTTTTAAAAACAAAAAAGGGCCCGATTTACGAGCCCTTTATATACCTTGAATCCAGTGGGTAGAGATATGTTAGACTTTCTTGTGAATTGTCCAGATACCTCTACCTTCTGTATTAAAAGTGGTATAATCACTCTCATATTTTAAAATTATTCCAGTTTTAAGAGTAAAGCTCATTGTGAAATCTTCTCCTGTTACTGTAAAAACAGCGCAATCAGCAACTGGAGCAACTTCTATGTTTTTTACAACTGTTGTGTCGCCATTGAATACCATTTCGCCTCCAATATATTCTGGAGTATCAAATATAATACAACTTAACCCAGCAATCTTCCTTCCATTAGAAAGGGTTACAGTTTCATCATCTGTACAAACCCTTGTTTCAATATCGTACCCTGAAATGTCGCAAGCCCCTACTAAGTAAGGTAGCGTTCCTTCTGAAGTATAAGTATCAGTACCAGTTGATTGATATACTGTCCAAGTTATTGTTGAATCTGTTTTAGATGCGCTTTGAGCATCAGTGTTTGCTGACATAATCAGCGCAAGCAATAGTAAAAGTGTTTTCATAATTATTTTGTTAGAATTGCGTCAGCCTTAGTTTTTACAACATTCATATCAGCGTTCAACCCTTTGAACCCTCCCATGATTCTTCCGATGTGGTTTGCACCACCATCAACAAGTTCTTTAAGTTTCTCATCAATTTCAGCATCAGACATTTGCTTTGGCAAGATAGAATCAATGAAAGCAATCTCCACATCAGTAAGAGAAGGGTTTCCAGTCTTATCAATAGCTTCACTGTTCTTCTTAAGCATTTTTTTAAGCTCCTTAGATACCTCATCATCAGAAATATTCTTAGGGTCTTTCGACTCTCTTTCAATTTCACCTTTGATAGTTCCGATTACATTCTTCAAATCAAGCTCCTTAGCTTTGTAAGCGTCAGTGAATGCTGTTTTGACCTGTTCAATTAAAGTTGACATATTTTTTATTATTTAAGGCGAAGTTAAAACAAAAATGTTAACCCGCAAAATTTATTTATAATTATTTTATTTAAGCTCTAAGGCTATGTTGGCAATCTTTCTAACTTGAGAGCTATTAAGACCATCAACTTCTTTTTTCAACCTTTTAATAAGGTCTGGATATTGATGCTCCAGTTCTTCATAAGAAAGCTCACCCTCTGGATAAATCATTTCTGATATTGAATCCTCTTCTTCTTCCCAGACAGCAATGTCTCCATTACTTATGAACATAAGGTCTCTTTTGTCAAGTGGCTCATTCAAAATGTGCTTCTTAAAATACTTGAAGAACCTATCTCCAGATACAGCAAAAAGAGTGTCATACTTCTCTGAAAGTCCACCCATCTTAACATTGTAGTGTGTTTGAATCCTGGCTTCTTTAAGAGCTTTTCCTCCTTTCGATATTGTCGAGTTCTTAATAACTTTATAGTGAGTCATCATATCAATGCCTTCACTTTCAATTATATTTCCAACTGCAGTAAGCAAAATATTAACCCTACCAACAGCAAGCTTGTGGTCAGGTCGAAGCCTTACTATGAATTCATCATGACTAATGAAAACAAAATCATCCTCTTCAAAATCATGACCTTCAATTAACGCATCAACAATTTTTACAATGTTGCTATGCTGTCTTCTTTGAAGTCTCTTAGGATTTGTGTTTCCAAACACATATTGTCTAAATGACTTTGACTTAGAAAGAGTTGGATGCACGTCCATTTGCAAGCAAAAATCTTCCCAAGAACTTCCAAGAACTCCAAAAGAGTCAAATGTTTTAAGGGCGCTGTAGTTTGCTGACTTGAAATCTATAGAAATCAAATATGTATCATCATTATTTTTAATTACATCCTTTGTTCTTAATTTATCTGACATCTCCCAGTTCATAAGATTTTTATGAGGCTCAGAGTTGATGATGAAGTTTTTAAGAAGAGGCAAAGCATAGTCAAGCTTGTAAGACTTTGCGCTTTTATACCCAAGCTCTTCAACATCTCTCTCATATTGCTCAAACTCTTTTACAAGAAGACCAACCCCAGCATAAAAAGGAGATTTCATCATCGTATCTAAGTAATACTGATAATACTCCTCCACTGGGAAGTTAACTTTAAATAATTTCTGAAATTCTGCTATATCTTTCATTATGCGTCTATTGCTTCTTTTGCTCCTTCTGGAACATTGTTTTCAATCTCAACAACTATCTTTCTAAATAAAGCTGAGTCATGGTCTCTACTTGACTCAATATCTTTAGATTCTATAATTCTGTTTTGCCCACCGAACCATTGGAAAATTGTATTCTCTTCAGTTCCATAACAATCCAATCCTTAACTCAAGATTCTTTGCCTTGTAGGCATCAGTAAATGCTGTTTTGATTTTTTCAATTAAAGTTGACATATTTTTATTATTTAGTAGCGAAGTTAAAACAAAATTGTTAACTTGCAAAATTTATTTTTAATTCTGAATTTTTATAAATTTTTTAATAAAAATTCTTTTTTAGAAAGCTTTGCATTTATTTCACTCTCAATCTCTGCCTCAAGGTTCTCAATAAGTTCTCCAATATTAGGAATCTTAATTTTTATATCATTCAATCCATTCAACTCTTCAACTTCTGGAATTCCATTTACTCTTGATGATGAAATAATATCCTCTGATGGATTGAACCCGTAACTTCGAAGCTCTGTTATCAGCTGAGTCAAATTAACTCTATCATCTTCATTACTCTGAATTACATTTGGAATAATTATATAAGCATATGGCTTATTGAATAGGTGTAAGTCATCTGGAGTTATAATTCCCTCCTGTAGTTTTTGTCTATCGTCTTTATCAAGGCGTGCGGCTCTACCAAAAGTTTGAAGGAACTTGCTTTTATTTAAAGTTCTTAATGGCATAATTCCAGTGAAGCCATTAATAGATATTCCTTCAGCCATTGTATCGTAATGAAGAACAATTATTTTCTTTGATTTATTGTTTTCATCCTTCTTTAAATTCTTTAAAAAGGTTTGTCTCCTAAATTTTTCTCCATTAATATCATTTCCTATTTCTTCGTGTGATGCAATGGAATAAATGTCAACCCCATCCTGTCTAAGCATTTTGTATTCTTTGCTTGCAATAAACTTTTTAATATCTCCAGTACCTTTCACAGAAATTAAAATCTTTGGACTTAATTTATCGCCAATAGCAGCTCCGTGTTGATTAAAAGACTCATAGATAATCTTGCTAATGCTTTTATCATAATCCATGCTATTATAAACATCATCTGTCTTAACGATATGCAATCGAGGACGTATCATTTTTCCAAGCGCAATGGCCTCTCGTGGAATCATTTGATAAAGTATGTTTCCATACAATTTTGCATTATTCATACCACGACCACTATCAGAAGGGGTATTGATTAAAGTTGCTGTAAAGAAATAACAACGAGAAGAAGACATTGTGTGCAAAATATCATGAAACTGTTCCTGAACAAGGTAATGAGCCTCATCATTAAGGATAATTGATATTGGTTGCTTATAAAGCTGTTGTCTAGCCATTTCAATTTTATCAGCAGAATTATATGTCGAAAACATAATCAAGGGAAGTTCCTGTTCCTTGGATTTTTTCATCATATCCTTGATACCATCAACTGATGTTCCAGAGCCTATTTCTGAAAAAGGAATATCGTGACCATCAACATTAGCCTCCACTCTCATTGCTTCAAGTTCGGATTCTTCTGTCTTTCCACCTGAGTGTACAAAGGAATATCTTGCTTCGATTCCATAGTGAACAAGAAATCCATACACCTCTTTAAGAAGTTGGTATGTTAAAAGAATTCTTGGCGCATTGATTACATACATTCTAAACTGGTCTGGGTTCATCGCAATGTCATTTGCAATAATTGCAGCCTGGCAAAATGTCTTTCCCGTGCCTGTCGGAAGACATATAATTCCCTTGTAATTGTAAAAAGTAGTTGTAACCGAATCCTTTTGGTAAGGATATAGCCTGTCTAATACATTCATGATTTTTATATTTCTTTAACAATTTCTCTAACTTTATTCCAGAATGGCATATTATTATCTACCATTGACTTAAGTTGCTTATATCCAACACATCGAACTTTGCTCTTAAACATCTCCTGGTCTGTGTAAAAGTGAAGACCCTCAGCGGTTGTAAACACAAAGTGACGATAATTCTTTGGATTATCATTGTCTGATACAACGTTGTGTGCGAGCATTCCATCTGAGAATAGATTGGATAGGTGGTCAATGTTTGAGGTCAGCAGAGACTGTGTATTGGCTCTGAATTTAATTTGAACCACACATGGTTCCATCTTAATATTAACTCCAATTCCATCAACTCCATTATCATTTGATTGAACTGGCGAATAGTTATATACTCCAAGTCTGCTATCAACTGGATGAAGTGCAAGAAGAAGTTCAATGAAAAATTCAAACCCATCTCCAAGGTACATATTTGATTCATATCTTGCTGGGTCAATTAAAGAATGCTCTTCAAGTCTTTTCATAAAAGCAGACATTCTATTGACACCTTCAAATAGGCCAGCAAGGTCGTGAGACTTTGTTTGGAATTGATGTTGCAGATTGATTTTCATAATTTTCTTATTGGTTCTAACTTGTTATACGCAGATAATAAAAAAATGTTTCACACCCAGACAGGACTTTCAACTTCAAATCCTAATAATTCAATATCAAATGACTTCTGAGTTCTTTGCTCCAGCGGCAAACAGTTCCATTCTTTGATTAAGTCTCTTGAGTGACAATATCTCTCAAAGTCTGTCATTGACATATATTCATGGTACGACAAGAAGTGTCCTGCCATCTCAATCATATCCTCTTGTGCCAATTTAATCTCCATAATTTATTATACGAAGAAATTAAATAAATGTTTCAAATATGCAAAAAAGTCAAACTGTGGAGCTTGACTTTTTGTTAAATTAAGAATTTTGGACGGATTATTTTTTTATCATAAGGACTTGATTATGTTCATATGAGGAGTCAAAGTTATCTGGGCCAAAAATATGGAAATTATCTTTAAAATTATCAAATGCATTTGAATATAATTTCATTCTTCTTGGCTCTGCTGAAAACATTATCCTATCTTCATTGTGTTTTTCTGAGAAATAATTAATAAGCCAAACTAGGTGGGATAAAATAGCAAATTGTTCATGCACTCCAGTTATCTGACTAAAGGCTACGCTGTTGTTTGGATTCTCATCTGAACTATAAAAGTTTACTGCATAAAAACCTATTATGCCATCATCACTTAATGACTCCGCTGATGCCTCTATTACATCTTGATTTTTTGTTTTTACTTTTGTCTGCTTAAGGGATAAATAATATACATTTCCATTTTCTGTTTTAAAACCATATTGAAATTCTGACCCCATATCAAATTCCTCAAAAAAAGGTGGTTCTGTTGCTGTGGTAACAGTTTCAGTGAACAAGAGTTCACTTAATAATTTTCTCACTTCTTCTCTTATATTTTTCATAATTTACAAATTTAAAACTGATGTTGAACCTGTTTTTTGTGTTTTAAAACTTGAGCTCTCTTTTATAAAGTCTCTATTTTTTTTCCAAAAAGATAGATTATTCAATTTATCATTTGCTCCTCCCCAAATATAATCGTACTTATCTTTAAAATATCCTCTTTCAAATTGGATGAACTTTGACCCTAGTCCAATTCTCTGAAAGTCTGGGTGGATGCAGAATAAAGCGCCATGAAGACCTTTTTTTCCCTCATAATAAGCAGCCTCATCCTCAAGCCATGCATGGCAAATATTAGACTCACAAAGAGAGTGAAAGCCAACTCTATTTCCGTCAACAAGCATAACAAGGTCATCTTCATCAAATCCGTGATTTAATATTGAATCAGCTACAAATTCTAAAGATAAAAAACTATCAAATGGTTTAAATGTTCTTAGAATTAATCTCGCAACTCCAAACCTATCTTTGTTTGTTGCTTTTCTTATTGTATATTCAAATGGTTCCATTGACTATAAATAGATTTATTTTAAAACTTTTTCTGAGTGTAAATTGGTGAGATTTAAGATGGTGCTTAAAAATAAAAAGTCAAACTGTGGAGCTTGACTTTTTTAAATTAGAATTATGTTGTTTTATGAATTTTCAACCATTAAAAGAATACAACTTACAATTATTTAAGTCTAATAAATCATTAGACTTATTTTTATCTCCATCAGTTCTGAAATATTTATTATCTACAAGAATAACCTCTGTTCCATCACTTGTCATCATTTCAAATTCAACAGCATCTTTACTGTTTTTCAACTCATTAATTACATCAATAAGTTCTTGTTTTTCTCTAACTTTATAATGCATTTTACCAGTTCCGTCTGATAAAACAGCGTTTTCATCATAAACTCCAATTTGTTCAATAATGCCATCTTCATTTAAGATTGTGCATTTAAAAATTAACCTTTCCATGTTTTATATTTTTTTATATATGCAAATGTAAAGCTATTTTGTTTATCCTGCAATTAAATCATTAATTATTTTTTTAATGTCTTTATTTTTATAGGAAATTCTTAATAGTTGGATGTTCTAAACATATTATTCATATTAATCAAAGTTCTATTTGACTCAGGAAGAGTATCAAAATAATTTTTTATTTTTTTTGAATAATTACATAAATCAATAATGAAAAAAGACATAATTATATTTGAAAATTCGAGGGCAAACCTTGTTATTTTATCATCGTCATTAGAAATATTATAAATATCTACAAATTGAATTGACGACAAATAAGTTGGATGAGTACATGTGGAGAGGTAAGTGTAAAATTTGCTAAGTCCAGAAAAATTAACACCAGACCTTTCAAATAATTCTTGCCATCCAACTTTTTTTGCTGAATCAGAATTTATTACAACTTTCCAGTTATTTTTATCAACATTTCTTAAAACATCTTGTGACTTTGTTGTTAATAAATTAAAAAAACTGTTTAAGGTTATTTGTGATTTTATGTTTTCTATTTCCAACCTTTCCGTTTCCTTTTTTTCTATATTTTCTTGAGTTGTTGCTGAATATGTTTGTCTATTTTTCAATCCAGACATTTTCCAAACAAGATATTTAAGCTCTTTTTCTTCTTCTGAATTTTGCTGAATCATAATGTTATTAAAATTACAAAAGGATTCAAATTGAGCTCTAACTAAACTCCAAGTAGAAAATGGGTCTGTCATTGTGAGTTTAGCATAATCACACTCGTAGTCAAAATTATTAGCTGAATTCATTATAGAAATTGATTTAAGGGTAGATATTTTAAAAGTATTAAACACATCTCTATCTAAATCGGAAAAATCATTATTATCAATACAATTAAAAATTGCAATAGATGTGTTAGTTATCAACTTATTAGATTTTAGTTGCCTTTCTATTGTTTGTGGGTTTTGTAATTTTAATAGTTCATTTTGTGTTTTTAATGATGGATTTTGCATATTCTAAATTTATAATTTTTTGTCTCAATTAAATATACGCAAATTTAACACTTTTGTTTCAAAAAAACCAAATCTTTTTTAAATAAAAAATTTCCAACACAAATTAATGCATTGGAAATAAGTGTTTTAAAGAATATTATTTTTCTTTAGTCTATGAATTGTTTGTTAAATCTGAAATCTATCATTTATTTTTAAAATTTTTGTAAAAACTTTCCATATTCAAATAAAGAGCATCAGTGAAAATATGAGGCTCTATTAAAAATTTAGGTATTTTTTTTCTCTACAAGAACAGAATTTATTTTTAATACATTCACCGATAAGCCATTTAATTAACTTAATTCTTATTTTAAAGTTCATTTCTTTTTTGTTAAAAATAACAATCGTAGAAAAATCAAAAGTGCTTTTGTCTTCTGTATTAATTGGCTTATTAAGTACAAGTGTAACCATTTTACCTTCTTCTCCTTTAAAAAACTGAGTAAATACTTTGAAGTAATATTTATTATTAGAATATTTTATTCCATTTTTGTTGTTATCAGCATAATACCAAATAACTTTTGTTTTAGCATTCACTAAATCATCACCTTCAAATTCATAGTCTCTTATTGATATTTTATTTGTTAAGTATTCAACAAGTTTAAAAAATAACCAACTAATCAACATAGGAAATAATATTTTTGCGATTAACCATTCAAATTGTTCCATTTTACTTATTTAAAATTAATTCTTTCTCTTCTTCTGTTAATTCAAAATACTCAAACAACATCTCATTATTCCATTCTCTATCAAAAGGAACCATTGGAATAAATTTTGTTGTAGCTCCAGTTGTATGATGAGTTTTCTTTCTCAAACTAAGCATAAAATTACAAAATTTTGTATTCATGTAGGAAAGTAAGCTTTTAGCCTCCTCTTCTGAATTTACATAAAAACAAATATATGAACCACTATAAGCCTCGCTTGGATAGCCAATAAACTTATTTCCAAACCCATCTCCTCCTTTACCGCTTGCCTCAGTAACAATTACTTTGTAAGAATCAATGACTGGTTGATTTTTAATTAAAGTTCTGTCTACAAACTTTTCAAATCCTTTTGATTTTGAAACATAACACTTTATGAAGTTTTCGTTTTCTTTAATATTTGATAATTTTTTGTCATTCGTTCTAATATTTAGGAAAACCTTTCCCTCAGGAAGATATAGGTTATATAAACTTTCATATTTTACAAGTTTTTTAATAATAGCGTGAAATATAGGTTCAACAAAAATATCAAACTCATTTAATTTACATTCAACTCCATTATACTTAGTTAATCCATTATGATTTTTATCAATCAAAAAATATTGAATTCCTCCCCTAATATCCACATGTTTTCCAAACACTTCTTGTGAATCATTCCAATGCTTAATAGATTTAATATCAGTTTTATTAAGCATCATTTTTCTAAATTTAGACAACCCCATTCCACCAGTCATCCAACGAGAAGGGTGAATAGAAATAAGTTTATCAGAAATCTTAAGAGCCTTTTCAATAAATGTGTGATAAAGTGGTTTCATTATATTATTACCCTCAATAAGCTCTTGATATGGTGGGTTTTGGATTACATAGTCATATTTTTCAACACCCCAAACTTCTTTTGAATGTTCGTCAAATTCATCTAACAAAAATGAGCCATTAAATATATTCAACTCATAAATATCTTGTGGGTCCAAAGCTGCGAGAATCAAAAAAGCATTCTTAGCCTGCAGTTCTGCCATGTGAATCATATTTTCTACAATATGAGTATAACGTTCTTCCTCATTTGTAAACACTTCAGAAAGGCCATTCATGAGACGCTCAATAATGACAGCAGGAAAATTGCCAGCTCCAGCGCAAGAATCCAAAAACTTTAAATTCGGATTTGACCAATCTTCAGCGGGAATTAAATCCAACATTTCTGAAATTGTCCAATACTTTGTAAAAACTTCACCATACTGCTTCTGTTCTCTATCACCAACTTCCACATATGACCTTAACATAGAAACAACTTCTTTAATGTGCTCAGTCTTTGTTACATCATTATCGCCAACAATGCCTTTAATCTTAAGAAACATGTCTCTATCCTTATCTAATATAGATAAAATTGCCATCCTCTTCTTATCAGTGTCAAGATTCTCAAGCGCTTCTCTAATATCTTGGTCAATCCCTGCGACTTCATCAATCATCATTGCATCAATCAATTCCTCAAACTGATTCTTTCTAACTGTTGTCATAACATATGTTTTATTGGTTCTATCTTATTATACGCAAATATATAGATAATGTTTCATCAATCATAAAAGTTATTCAATATTAATATAATTATTTTTACAATCAAATTAACCCTCGAATTCCAATCTTTCTTTTTATTTTCTTTTTTCATCTCTTTGTTTTTATATATTGGGCTTAATAAAAAAAACCACTATTATAAGTCAAGTATTTTGTTTTTCTTAAGCAAATTCTTACATTTCTACATGAGCACAAAAAAGACATATAAGAGCATCAGCATCGTACTGGAGCCACAAATTCTAAAAAAACTTGAGGAAGGAAACTATAATAAATCCAAGCTAATTGACTCACTTCTAAGTGATTATTTTAGTAGTGAGGATAAATCTTCAGAAAAAAAGTCGTGTTGACACGGTTTTTACTTTTTTATTCCTATTTATAATAAAACACACAAACAATGGGAAGAAAAAAAATAGACACAGAAGATAAAAAACAGAAATTATCAGTAACCATATCTCTTGAGAATGCTCTTAATTTCGATGAGCATGAAATCAAAAATAAATCTAAATTAATTAACTGTCTCCTGATGGAGCATTTCGGATTAAATAAAGGGGATGGTGTCAAATGATTATTACAAAAAATGTTAAAATAAAAACAATAGGAAAATCAATTAAGTATTATAAAGATTTAGGGTATCCTGCTGAACATAAAAAAACAATAACCATAGATATTAAAGACTTAACTCTTGGTAGTGACATTTTAATAGAAGCTGCATGCGATTATTGTGGTGATTTAAAAGAACTTTCATACAATAGATATAATAATAGTTTAAAGACTTTGAATCTATTCAGCTGCTTGAATTGTAGGAAATTTAAAATAGAAGAAATATGCTTAGATAAATATGGAGTTAAAAATGTATCTCAAATAAACGAGGTTAAAATAAAAAAGGAAAATACATGTATGAAAAATTACTCTGTAAAGAATCCATCTCATTCTAAAGAAATTTTAAATAAAATAGGAGACTCATTAGAGAAAAAATTAGGAGTTAGACATGCTCTGCAAGATAAAAATATACTTAAAAAAGCACAATCAAAAACAGAAGAAAAATATGGAGTTAAACACGCTCTTAAAAATCCTCAACTATTAGAAAAAAGCAAGCAAACTTGCTTAAAAAATAATGGAGTAGAATTTTGTATGCAATCAGATGTTTTTACAAATAAAGCAAAAAACACAAGAATTGAAAATGGTACGCAAATTCCTGATGAATTAGTTGACAAATGGGAATTATATAAAAGAAAAGTTAGAAACGAAACTAATAAGTATAAAAAATCTCTTTTTAAAGAATGGGATGGATATGATTTTTATGATAATGAATACATAAAAGATAATTTAGATAACTTTAAACCAAGAAATCCAAACTACCCCTCAATAGACCACAAAATAAGCGTAAGCTATGGGTTTTTAAATGATATATCAGAAAAAACTATAGGAAATATAGAAAATCTATGTATTACAAAAACAATGATAAATTGTTCAAAAAAAGAACTAAACTATAATGAGTTTATTTTATAACACTCCTTTCTAATTTTAATCAACATATTATTTATCAACTCTCTATCAATTTCATTAGGTAAATCAGAATTTACAAATAAATCATCTATAATTAAAAGTTCTTTCTCAGCCCATTCAATTATATCTTGAAGGTTCTCTTCCCCTCTTCTTATTGATTTAAGATATTCTGCATCTGGTCTTCTAATAACAAACTCTTTTCTTTCTGCTATTTCACGAGACATTCTAATAAGTCTAACTAAATGCATTATATTTTTAGAATCAATTTTCTGATTATGCCCTTTATTATCAACATACCTTTGTTCATTCCTATTATTAATCCAATCTATGTATGACTTATAATCTTTACAATGTTGAGAATATCCATCTTTATTAAAGATTATATTACAAATTGCTTCTTCTCCTTTTGGAATTGATGAAAGTCTAAGTTGGTTTGATACTCCTGCATTGTCAGATTCACCAACTTTTTGAATTCCTTTATACCCTAATCCAACAGCATTACCCTTTTGTTTATAAATTAATTTATTGTGTTCCTTATTAGATTCTGATTCATCAATAGAAAAACAATTGGAGGCTATAGAATCAAAAAACAACGCATAAACATCACGAGCATTAGACACATTAACAACACCACAAAATTTTTGAACATCACTGTTATATCCATTATTTACAAACCAAGTATTCAAAGGTATTGTTTTTTGACCATTAATCACATAACAGAAATCAAATATATCTTTTCGAGTTACTTTATCTTTTTCCCAATTTTGTTTTTTATCAAGCCCTTTTGCTTTTTTACATTGAGCTACAGCATATCCTGCAAAACTATTTTTACACATCTTTGTAACAAAGTCTTCCTTTTTATTTAAAATAACATCAAAAATAGGGTGCTTATAAATTACACAGTCTTCAGGTGAAAACAAAATAGATAAAGTTGTTGGATTAGCTTTTTGCAAAAGCTGTAAAAATCTTTTAACTTCATAAAACACAGCGTCATCTTTTTCTTTATCTCCAAAGTCTGATTTACCCTTTTTTTCGTCTATTTGTTCAATATAATTGAATCCGAAAATATCTTCTTTTGATTGTAAAAATACTCCAGCAATATCTAAATCTGAAGTCGGAAGATTTGTTCCATATGCTTGAGAACCAACAACAACTATAAATAAAGGTATTGCTCCATTACATTTTGAATTAATTAAGTCAAAATATTTATTTTTAATTACTTCCTTATCTTTCATAGTGCTTGCTCTTTTAGGAAATGATAAAACTCAAGGGCTTTTTGCTCCTTGAGTTTCATCTCTTTTTCTTTATCTTTTAAATCTTTTTCAATATCAGTCATAGTAACTTATACGAAATTGATTATAAAATGTTCTAATTATCAAGACCTTTTTCATGCATGTCGTCTCCTTCTCCCAAACCTATGTCTTCATTGAAGCCTTCGTTTGACCTTAAAGGCGCCTCGTCACAATCCTCTTCTATGCAATAATCTTCACTATCATCATAATTGTTAGGAACAAGACCCATTTTTTTAGATGAATCTTCACCCTTAAGTTGTCCGCTTTGTAAATAACGAGCATTTGTAATTGTCTTAACAGTTGTAAGCTCATCTTCAAGTTCTTCTAAAATCCAATTAGCATCATACTTAGTGATGTCAAGAGTTTCTATTTTACGCATAATTTGCTTAGTGTAAATGTAAACGTGAGAACCAGTCAACTTAGAGTCATAGAAAAAGTCTACAACTTTTTTGTCAGTGAACTTAGATGTTGCTGGATGATTCTTTCCAAAACCAAAGTTACTTCTAAGAGATTTCAAAATAATATTTCTAATGTTATCTTGAGTGATTGTTTCGAATGACATAATCTTATCAAAACGACCAGGCCTTTGAGCTGCAAGGTCAAGAAGGTCAATAGAGTTTGTTGTTGCAATAATTCCAACACCAGCAGAAATCTTATCTGTACCATCAAGGGCATCTAAGAATGTTCCAAGAGACCTTGAAACTCCACCCTTAGTTCTTGAACCAAGTGAAAGGTCAATATCATCAAAGATAATAAGCGAAGGCGCAAGTAATTCTGCAAGCTCTACCTTTTCTTTAAGAGCATCACAAACCACAGTCTTAATAATTGTAACTCCACCATCTTTAAGGATGTTAGAAATAGCAAGAGTAGACTCTGTTTTACCTGTTCCTGGTGTTCCAGCAAAAAGGTATCTCATTATTTCACCTTTCTTTTCATAAAGACCAGTGAACAATTGAAGGTCTTGCATTGTTTTTTCTGGAAGGTATATGTCTCCATAATCTCTTCTCTCAAGAGTTCTTTTTTCCCAAGCCAAAGCATCTGGAGGCATTGTGAAGTAAGACCCTTTAAGGTTTGAATGCGCAATAGCACTATAGATTATTTTCTTATAAAGAAACTCAGAACTTACATAAGAAGACTTGTTTGATGTAAATGAAACTTCACTCACCCAATTGTTATCAATTTGGTATCTTGACAAAACTAAAAGAAGAGTAAGGTCTTCTGATGAGCTTTTATATCCAAGATTGACTTTAAAGTTCAAACCTCCAGAAGCTCTTTCTGGAAGGTTTTCGCAGAATGAATTGGAACCATTTACGAAACCATTTACGAACAATCCTTGTTCCTTCTGCATTTTAGGTTTATCATTCAATACATTAAAGTAATCAAACAATATTTTCATCAAAGGAGAATTAATTCTCTCACCATGCGATACTCTCGCAATGTACTCATTTTTCACTTCAACCAAAGTGTCTTTCTTCAGTTGTTCAAAATTTAACTTTTCCATTATGTTATTTATTTTAGTTGTCTGTTAATTTAGAAGGTCTCTTCAATTCCCTTTCTAAATTTATAATTTATAAAATTTCAGTCTTAGATGTTTCCATGTCCAGATTCATTCTATATGATTTTGTCTTTCCATTTCTGCTTTTCAGAACCTTGAGTGTAAAGTTATTCCTTTTTCTCCAGAACAGCAAAAAATTTATCACTTTTTTCCAAAAACTTTTCTTTTCTCTCTTAATTCCTAATACAAAAGTTGATTCTTCTACCAACTTAGAAGATACCTCCATCATTTCTGCCATTGTAGTGTTAGCAAGCATCTTTGCTTCTTTTTCAGCTTGTTTTGGGTCTTTAATTGCTGTTACTAAAGGTGCCCCAGAAGTGTTTACAATTATTTTAGTAAACATGCTCATAAAGCTAATGTCTCTTAATGTTTTTGTCAATCCCTCTTGATTGTTCTTGATGAAGTCCATTACACCAAGCAATATATTACAAGGAAAAGGTTGTCCATCATGTAAACTTTCTAAAGGAGAAAGATTAGTAGAAACATGTCTTAATAAAAATAACATAAAACACAAAAAACAACATAGATTTACAGGTTGTAAAAATATTTTACCATTACCATTTGATTTCTACTTACCAAAACACAATATATGCATAGAATTCAATGGAAGACATCACTACGAATCAGTAGCTGCTTTTGGAGGTAACAAATCTTTCAATGCTATTAAGGTAAATGATGAAATAAAAAAAGAATATTGTATTAAAAATAATATTAAACTACTTTCAATTCCATACTATAAAATAAAAAACATTGATTCATTAATAAATCACTTTTTATTTGCCAATACCACGTAATTATTTTCCCATATTACTAAGCCACAATTACTTTTTTGAATTACTGATTGTGTTGAGATTAAATCAAAACATAAACTTCCTATTTTTTCAAAATCATTAGTGCGATATATATCTATTCTACCATCTTCTGGAGAAAATATCATTCCCTCAGTTTCATAATTGCCATTGTTATCAACATTTGGAACATAGGCAAAATTCCTCATGCCATCAATATCCAGTTGAGACACCTTAATATTCATTCCATCAATCTTAAAGAATTTTTGCTTAATATTTTTCTTGTCTTCATACTGAAGTATACCAACGTTTTTACTTTGATAAATCCCTTTAAGCTTAACTGGAGATTGTACAATTGAAGCGTCTTTACCAGAATTGTAGAATAGATTCTGCTTACCAGATGAATTGTGAATGAATCCATTGTGGTTTGTAAAGCTCCTTCCAAAAACAGAAGAAGTTTTCATAACAATCATTCCTGGACCAATTTCATCCAAAAATAGCTTATACATATCATCCTCTCCTATTACAATAAGAATGTTTCCCATTTGAGTTATAATATGCTTGTCTGGAAATGTGAAATTATTCATCTTTTCAAACTTGCCACCACTTTTACATCTCCAAAGCTCACTACCTTTCTTTGCAAGAACCTCGCTGTTACCAATGAATACTTTATCCCAATCACTCTTGTTAATTCTATGTCTAAGATTAATAAATCCTTTATTTCTTGTATCATATACAATAAATTCAGACTTAGTTTCAATAAGACCTTGCTTTTCTAAGAAATGGATGTTAACTATTTGCTCACCTTGAATTACCATTGTAATTATAAGCTCATCCTGCTCATAACTCTTAACAAGGCTTGGCTTAGCTAAAGGGCTAACAGCAACAATGTCACCATCTACTCCAGATAAAGTTAATATAAACCTTTCTCCATCAATATACATCCTCTTAAACTGGGCCATAAAATTAGAATCCTGAATTGGCTCATAGCACTTAGGGGTCTTGATGTCGCTTCCAACAAATACTGGAAGCTTGTTTATCATTCTATCTGACAACTTTTTGTATGTGTTATGCATTCCTTTAAAAGGGTGCAAAAATGCAAGCATATTAAATGACAGCACAGAAAGAGCAAAGAAATCACTATCTTTACCTACCTTGCCTCCATAATAGTAATCTCTAATATCTTCAAGAAGTCTATCAGAGTGTAGTGAACCTGGAGTTTGATATGAATCTGTATCAATGAATTTAACAACACCTCTGTCATTTACAAGGATGTTATAAGGATTAAGGTCTCCTATAACTACATTCTCTCTGTGAGCATAGTTTACAGCTGAAATTAATTTCTCAATAATCTTCATCTTAACCTTTTTGTCTATACCATGATTACTGCAAAATTTCTTGCTGTAAATACTTGATAAAGGGAAAAATTCCTGCTGATTTATATAAGCCATTGTATATCCAATAACAAAACCTTTATCATCATATAAAAGCTCAATAGGAGCCACAAAGTAATTTGGGTCAAGACTACTCAGGAATCTAAATTTACTTGGGTCTATTGGTTTAATTCCAGCATGATAAATCTTAGCAACTGTATTTGGGTCTATTTCATAAACAACACCTTCACCACCTTGGTTAATTTCACGCTCGGTCCTGATTTGTATCTTACCCCTCTTTGTTACTGCTGTTATCATCTTCTTCAGAATTAGGTATTATTAATCTTATTATGCTAATGTCATCTTTGTGAGTTGTCTTGTACTTAGAGCCAAGCACATTAACTTTCTTTGATAACATTATTTTGTTGTCTACCCAATTTTGGTCCACAAGCAAAAAAGTCAATGGGTCAACTTCTCCAATCGGAGTGTTGAATGTTAACAGTCCATCTGTGGAAATACTGATGTCTTTTGGATTGTCATGTCTTGTTAAAGTTACGAACCTTTCAAACCATACATCGAAACCAGAAGGTTGAAGTCCGAGGTCTACAATATCGTATGCAATGTAATTTGGCATATCTCTATATCTAATTGGGTCAGCTAATTTAAACCTTTCATTCTCCAGGATTGTGAACTCTCCATCATGACAAATTATTCCATCACCAATTGTCATCGTCAGACACTCACCATGAACTTTATCATAAATAATCATCATGAAGGTGGCGAGCATGTCGTGGTCAAGCAATTCAAGAGTTACTTTTGATTGGAAAAGTTTTCTTACAAACTTTCTCATAAAGTCTTTCGACTTATCTTCTATGGTATCTCCAGACATAGCACCTTCTCTAATAATCTGTTTAAATATCTTTCCAAACAATGAAGATGCGAAGTGTGAATCATTTCCACCACTGCAACCATCAAATACTGCTCCTATAAAATACCTACCTGCGTCTTCAGTAGACAAGAAGTCTTCGCAAAACACTGGATGGTCACTTCCTTTTCTTATAACTGTTTGCACTTTCATTCTTCTTCGTTTAGTACCCACTGAAGGGTTTCAATTTCTTTTTTGAGAATTTCATACTCTGATTCTATTTTTAGAAAATCAGATTCATTAATGCGACCACCAGTTTGCTTCTCATTAATCATAGAATAATAAGACTCTTCTGCTGCAAACACTTCTGGTTCAAGTGCATCAATTTTGTTTTGTATTTCTTGCTTATTTCTCATAATAAAAAAGGGACCCCAGAAGGAGTCCCTTTCACCTTCTTAATGTATAAAAGTTATCTTAGAAGTTTACAACAGAAATTGCATTTCCGTTTCCACTTGCATTAGAAACTGAAGAAGAGATGAAGTTTATCATCTTTTTTATCTCGTCTGCCGTGTTGTCGATTGTAACTACGTTATCACCAAACCCCATATCTAAAGCAGCTTTCTTAAAAGTAGCCTCTTCAGATTTGTTGATTCCGAACAACATTGTTTCAAAAGATGCAAAGTTTCTTTCTTCAGTCAATAAGTCAACAATAACTTTCTTAACATCAGCAGCAGTTCCTTTGTCTGGGCAGTTGTCATCACCATCGGTCATAACAAACACAAGAGTTTTGCAATTTACACCAGCATTCTCAAGACCTTCTCTATAATTAAGAGCGTTATCAAGAGCTACCTTAGTTCCACCAAACAATGCAGTGCTTCCACCGACATATTTACCGAAATCAATAACTCCAACACTTTTAATTGGTTGGTATCCTGAAATTGTTTCTATGTTGTGATTGAATACAACTACAGATACAAATATTTTACTTGCTGAGTGTGAAGTTTGCATTCTTGATACAAATTCATTAAACCCTGCATTCAATTCAGCTACATATCCTCCTACTGAAGAAGATACATCTACTACGAATTGAACATTTATTGTGTCCTCTACATCTACATCATCTGGGTTAAAATCCCCAAATCCATAGTTGAAATCCACATTTTCTAATCCGCTTTCGGATTTTTCTTGACTTGTCGTTGACGTGTCCATAATATATGATTTTATTTGTGTTTAAAAAAGCCAGAGACCAATTGCCTCTGGCAATAAGTTTTCTTATGCTGGTTGACCAGCTGTTGAGTTAGAAGCAACCCCTTCTGCAACAGTTGTTGAGAATCGAACTCCAATCTTAGCTGCAGCATCATAGATAGGCTGAGCTAACTCATCAAACGTAGGAGTAGTTCCTGGTCCGTTTGGTCCACCTCCAACTGGAGACATCGTATCTTCAAGTACAACAACTTTTTTAGCTACATCTGGAGCCTTGTCAACTAATTGCTTCAAAGTGTTAGCAACACAGTGAGACTTAGCTTGTCCAGTCAAGTAAATTACATCATACTTCTCAAGAGTCTTTTGAAGACCTAAGTTGTATTGAGTAGCTGGCACATTTTTAATTGGCACCTGCGCTTCGAATGCTCCAAAGTGCTCAGAAAAAGGATTTGCCCCCTTTGATACATATTGAACAAAGTGACCTTGTGATGCCCATGATAAAACAGCGTCATTAACTTTTGGGTCTAATTGATTTCCCCAAGTTCCAATAACACAGTGTACTGGCCAAATTACGTGTGGGAATGAATTTGTAGCCTCAAGGTCTTGCAAATACTTAAGTGCCGTCTGAGGCTTAACTGCGCTCCAGGTTCCGTTCTCTACATCTGCAGCTGTAATAACTGAAAATGGGTTAGGGTGATTTCCATCTTTGTCAAACCAAAAATTTGGATGAGCGATGTCCATCATTTGATGACTGTCAAGTGTACAACCAATAAAGTTGATGTCCTCTTTGTTGTCAACAATGAATTTAGATAATCTTTCATTATCCTCTACTGCTCCATCAACGAATAAAGAACCCTTTGGGTCACAAAAATCGTTCTGAGCATCAATAATAAGTAATGCTACTTTCTTTTTCATAATTGTTTATTTTATATTAATACAAATTTACTTCTTTATTTAACTTCATCCAAATTTTTCTTCAAATCTCTTAATTGTTCGATAAGGTGAATTTCATCTTCAGAATATTCTTCTTGAATAATAAGGTCAAGCTCTACCATGTAATTTCCAAAAGCTCCTTCTGGGGCTGCAGATACACTAAAGTTCTTGCCCAAATTCAACATTGGCATTCCATAACCTTTTAGTCTGAATACTTTGCGATTTTGAGTTCCAGGCTTAATTACAAGGTTTGTAACTTTGCCATGAATAGTTGGAATCTCCATCTTTGTTCCTAATGCAAGGTCTTCAAAACTAACTTTATGTCTATAAACTAAGTCTTTTCCAAATCTCTCAAATTTATCATGAGCAATTTCCTGAATAGTAAAAATAGCATCACCTCTCATTCCTCCTGGATATACTGAATAATGACCCTTTTGCTCTGTCATAAGACTCTCTCCATTTTGAACTCCTCTTGGAAACGTTATGATAGCATTTTCAGTTTCAATTACAGTACCTTGTCCTTTGCAGTCCGAGCAGTTTTCGTCAATTATAACTTTTGCACCTTGGCACACATTGCAGGTAACTATATCTTGTCTTGTAAACGCCCCCATATTTTGAACTACAGCTCTATGCCCAGTTCCTCCACATGTAGTGCAAGAATGATAAGCAGTACCACCCTTAGCTCTGGTTCCATGACAACTTCCACAAACCTTTTTAACATTAAAAGGAACCTCTTTTGTACATCCAGTGTAACACTCTTCAAGAGTAAGCGCTATTTTTATAACAACATTATGACCCCTTTGTCTCATCATCTCCTGCTCTCTCCTAAGCTCTTCAAACATTTCTCTGGCAGAACTTCCAAATCCTCCTCCAAAACCTTGTTTGCTTGCGCCTTCCCAGTTGTGACCATACTGGTCATATAATTTTCTTTTCTCTGGGTCGCTAAGAACATCGTTTGCTTGGTTTAGTTCTTTAAACTTTTCCTCTGCATCTGAGTCTCTAGGATTAACGTCTGGATGATACTTCTTAGCAAGTTTTCTGAATGCTTTTTTGATGTCAGCATCAGCAGCGCTTTTTTGAAGCCCTAATATTTCGTAATAATCTCTCATTATAATCTTGGGTCAATTTCTCGTTCGTTTCTTTCTTCAATTACCATCTCACCAAAAGCTTGCACATAATGCGCATTTTCTTTGCTGATTTTGTTATATGGAATTTCAAGCAATCTTTTTCCTATTTCCCACTCGTTAACAGATGTTTCCAATTTTCTGAACACTTTTTTTCTGTTAATAAGCTTTTCAAGTTTTGTGGACATCAAGTAATCTGGTCCATAAATAATTGTCAAGTATCTTGGGTTTCTAACCTTCATTGCAGGAACTACACCTTTAACATAAACAGTCAATGGCTTAAGCATTATTCCCTCCATTTCTTCATCAATGGTAGTCGTATCATAAAACGCTTTAAGCTTCTTAAGGTCTTCTTCACTCTCAAGGTCAACAACAATATAGTTATCGCTATTTATGGCTTTGTAGATGTCTTCATTTGAAGCGTCAAAGAATAATTTCTCTGCTCCACCTGTGAACACTTGCTTTAAGATAGAGAAAGGCTTAAAGTGAACTTCTCCTTCAGAACCGTAAAGCTCAATCTGACGAGAGTAAATCTTAATCATTGCATCAAAATCATCTATGCTATCAAATTCTCTGATGTAATCTTTTATTGCTCTAAACGTTCTTTCGTTGTTAGAACCAACCTGATTGATTATATCTTTTCTTGATGTCTTGTGAGATATTGTTTCAAAATCACAATCTTTATAAGGGCCGTTAACAATTTCGTTAAGAGCTTCTTCAAAACCGTTTTCTTTAAGGAATTCTATCTCACTGGTAACAGCTTTGTCAACAGTTACAAAATTTCTTTCAATCAACCCTTTTCCAATTGAAGACCAAGGAAGAAGTTCTGCATCCAATATAAGAAGCTCAGTTTTACCTTCAAATGCTTCTTTTATAAATGGAATCTCATAAAGAGGCTTGTACGCTTCAGTAAGGTCAAGATTCTCTGGCTTAACCATATAACCCTGTCTTGTTGTAGTATAATTCTTGCTTGAGTCTTTAAAAAGGTAGATATTAGCTCTTGAACCCATGTATTTAGGTTGTGCTATAATCTTGGTAACTCCATTTTTTCTGAAATATTCCACCCCTTTATCAAGAGACTCTAATTCACTTTCTTGAAGGTAAATATCTTTATTCTCGTCTCTAACAATGTTTTTATCCGCAGGACATATTGTTCCAGACACAAAGTTTACACTCTGCTCTGAAGCGTGGAAAATCCTCCCCCTCTCTTTGCCTTCCAGGTTATCCATAGAGATTCTTGGAGGAGGAGTAAAGAAGAAATCATTTAACTCTTTCTTAACAATGTTTTCATTTGTTGCAGGAGTTTTTCTTGAGATATTTCTACCAAACGGGTTGATAATAATAGAACTCAAGTGCCCACCGCTAACTGCACCGCTATCAAGGTTTACTTTGTTTGCTTTAATTGCAATCCCTCTTGTTGAAACGTGTCCAAACAAATGGTAAGGCAAAGAACGACTTGCTTGCTTTCTAAAGAATCCGAAAAACTTAGACTTTGCAGCCAAGTAATCTTGCGGAGTATCAAACTCTGCTTGCTTAGGGTACACAATCGTTCTCTGATTTCTTTCTGAAACAGAGCCAAGTTTACCAAGGTACTTCTGGTCACAAGGAGCATGAGTAACAATAAAGTGGTCAGACTTCAAAAATGGCTTCATAACTTCGTAGATGTCAAAAAACTTTTGCTTAAGCTCTTCGTCTGCTTCGAAAGTTTTAATGCTATCAAAGTAAGTGTCCATCACATCTTGTGGTGGCAAATCCTTGGCAGCCATATCATTCTTAAGAAATCTGTATACGAAATTCTCATGATTACCTCTAACCATGTAGAACATATCCATGTTATTGTGAATTAACTCAATAACAGAACGAACATCATAACCTTTGTCTATAACGTCTCCACATAAAATGATGCGTTTTTCTTTTTTTTCCATATTTATTAATGTAACTTATAACAGTTATACGCAAATTTAATAAAAATGTTTCAAAATATGGGAAAAAAATGGACAAATAATGATTTTATTTTTTTAAAAGAAAATTATCCAAAAAAAGGCGCTCAGTATTGCTCTGAAAAATTAAATAGAACTGTGCAGTCCATTCAAACTATGACTAATAAATTAAATATTAAATTATCTAAAGAAATTAAATCAAAAATACTAAAACAAAGTCATATAAAAAAGTTTGACGAATACAAAATTAATCCACAACAATTTATACAAATAAACACCCCTGAAGTTGCATACTTTCTTGGATTTATTTGGGCAGATGGTAGTGTTTGCAAAAAAACGTACAAAATCACTTTGGAAATAATAAAAGATGATTTAGATACTATTTTACCTAATCTTAATAAACTTGGAGAGTGGAATATGTATGAAAGAGATAGGAATGATTGGAAGGCTCAAAAATCAATATCAACAAGTAATTATCACATACACTCTTTTTTATCTGAAAATGATTATTTAATAAAATCTACAGCATCACCAGATAAAATTATTTCTAAAATTCCAAAAGAATTAAAACATTATTTTTTTAGAGGCTTAATTGATGGAGATGGACACTGGCAAAACAAAGGTGGAAATTATTATTTTTGCATAGCAGGTACTAACGAACAAAATTGGAATTCTTTTGAATTGATGTTAAAAGAAATAAAAATATCTAACTATAAAAAAGAATTGCAAATAAACAAAAAAGGTGGTGGCTCTATTTTAAAAATAACCAACAAAAAAGATATTGCTAAACTTGGTGATTATATTTATAAAAACTACGAAAATTACCAAATAGGATTGCCAAGAAAATATGAAATTTATAAATCTATAAAAGAAAAATCTTCAGTTAACAGACATTTAACAAAAGAACAGAGAAAAATTGCAAGAGAAAAAAACTTAGGAACAAAAAACCCAAACTACAAGCATGTTGATATTAATAAGATAAAAGAGTTAAGGAAAAATGATTATTCTCTTAAAAAAATAGCCATTGAATTAGGTGTTAGCACTACTATTGTTTCAGATAGATTAAAAAATAAATAATTTATTTAGTAATCATAATCATCTGGATAATGATAACCCTCTCTATTACAATTTTCACAATGCAGAGTTCCGTCATCTCCACTATTTATGTGCTCATCATTTTTAAAATGTTCTTGATAATATGAATGTGTATCTAATTTTGTTTTCTCTTTATCAGAACTCCACCCACAAGATTCATGATTATCAGAGAAAGGTTTATCACACAAGTCTGTCACTGAAAATTGTTTTTTACACACACAACACAACACTATGTCCATTACAACAAGAGCGCATTGTTATACCATTATCATCAGATTTATATAAACTTTTATTCACATTAACCATCGTCTTTATGTCCTAATATTTTCTTATTTTCTTTATCAATTACAAACCCATTCTTTTCAAGAAGAGCAACAAATTCATCATAACACCCGTGGATGTCACCAATTGTTACGTAATCAAAACCAGAAGGAAGAATACATTCTTGGTATTTATCGTAATCAATTATATCAATACTGTAATCATCAAGGTTATGAGATTTAATCTTTGTAATGTTGTTAAAAGTCTTTTTACTTACTTCTGACATTACACTTTCTCTCATGTATTTGATTTGACGAGAAGTAACAGCTTTGCTTTCCTCATCCTGAGAAAGGAACTCGTAGTATGGTTGTCTTCCTTTGTAGTCAAACATTACTACAGCAATGTTGTAGTTATTATCGTCAGCAATTCTTTTAATAGAATCTCTAAAATCTTTACTAAGACCAGTTGAGTCAACGACAACGAAATCAGCGTTAACTGGGTATGAAGTAAGAGCTCTCACTCTTGCATCAAGAAGTTCGAACGCTGGCTTACTTGCGTAAAGCATTTTTGCATCTTTCTTTGAAAGAGTTTGGTCTCCAAGAATTTCTCTACGAATTTCATCAGAAGCAATGTGATGAATTTTCACATCACCCTTAGCTTTTAATTCTGGAATTAATTTGTTTTCAGTAAAGTAAGTTTTACCACATCCAGAAGGCCCAATCAAAAAAACGATTGTATTCATTCTCAATTCAATCTGAGTAATATCAGACTTAGTTTTCGCTTTTATTTTAAGAGTTTCTTCTTGCATATTATATTATACGTTATTTTTTAAAAAATGTTTTCTGTTTTGTTACTTAAATTTTACAATAAATCCTTGACTTGGTGTTACACCGTCAACAACATCTCCAATTCCAAACCATTCAGCTAACTCAATTCTGTTATTTGGCATTTCAAGAACATCGTTCATAAAATCCTCAAATTCTTCTCTTGTTGGCTCCCAATCATGGTCATCATGACGCATTCCTTCCATAAAGTAGTTATCATTAAATCTTGCATCTGGAGTTGTAACAATAAGAGTGCTAACGTTGCATCCAAGAATGTCATTCATTAACAACTTAGCATCTTCAATTGGCATGTGCTCAATAACCTCAGTGCAAACAACATCAAGTTTTTTTTCTTCATCATAATTGTGATGCTCTGTTTTCATAAACCCCTTGACAGACTCAAAGAAATGAACATTCTTCATGCTCTTTTGCTTAACTCTCTTTTCGGCCTTAGCTCTCTCAACTGGGTCAATGTCCACAGCAAAATAATCTTTGTCCTTCATGAATCTATTGAACCTGGTGATGTACTTTCCTTCGCCACAACCAACATCAAGAATGTTGTTATTGAATTCAAGCCTATCTTGTATTGCCATTTGTCTGGCTTGCCATGTGTTACCAAGAGTCATAGTGATTTCATTCTTTCTATTTTTAGAAAGCTCTTCCTGCAGACCTCTGAATAACTTAAAGTTTTCAAGAAATCTAATCTTAAATAAGTATCTCACAAAGTAAGGAGCATCCAAAATATTCATACACCTAATGTATTTAGACGCACTCTCTTCACTCACAAACATTGGTTCATTATTCACAATCGCTTGGAAGATAGAAAATAGACTTGCGAAATTTAATAATTCGTAAATAGATTTTTTAGTAGTGATTGTGATTTTATAGTTTTTTCCAGAAATTAATTCAGAATTAACCTCAAACCCTGGAAAGTAATCTTGAAATGCACTTATGTATCTTTCGTTTTTAACATATATCATGTTAATGAAAAATGTGCTCTCAAGTCCACCTTCATCTTTTTTATCTCCATCTGGAGCAGTGTATTCATCACTTTTAAATGCTGAACGAAACATTTCATCAATTGCGCTAACAACAAATGAAGCAGAATTATATCTACTTGTATTAAGGTATTCAAACGTTTCTCCTTCATAAGATGGGAATGAAACTTCATCACTACCATCTTTAAAGTAGATATTAAAACTTTGTTCATTGCCTTTGGTGAAAAACCCAAACACAACTCCTTGTTTAATATTCTTTGCTACCAACCCTGTTCCAGGATTCTTTTTTATGATAAAGGAAAAATCCTTATTATCACTTTTCAATTGAACTATGCTCATCAGCTATTGTTTTTTGTACATTTATCATATTCTACCATTACTCTATCATGTTCATCATTAATAAAGTCAGTGAAATACTTAATCTTCTGTGTAGGAGATAGATTTTTTGATTTGTCCTTATGCTTATGGTTAACAATCTTTATTGCCTCTTTAAAAGCAACAATGCTTGCCATAGCAGTGTCTAACATGTAATCTTTTGATATATCGTCCATAAAAATCTCGTATAGTAGTTAGTTATACGATATTTTTTATAAAATGTTCTTAAAATTTAACAAGAACTGCAAGAACCATCATCACAATCTGCATCTCCACCATTTCCAATGTTTTTTTGGATTAATTTGTTAATGTTTTGATTGATGTGGTTTTTTCCAAACTTCTTATCTAACTCTTCAGAAAGAATCTCGTGTGCTAACTTCTTTCTTGGTGCCAATCCAAACTCTACAGCAATCACCTTCTTAGCGTCATCAATTGCATTGTTAAATATGTCGTTAGCAACTTGTCTTGATTCTTTTTTTGCAAGAGCATCGTGTAGAGCAATCATGTCTTCATCATCTTCTAAAATTGCTTTTAGGTTGTCCCAGTTTAAAACTGCATACTTGATGAAACCTTTTTGAATTACTTTCTTTAGACCTTCTGCTCTTTCAATTCTTTCTCCTTCATCTTCTGGAGCTAACAATTGTGGTTGAACAAAATATTCTTGAATGAAACCTCTAAGGTCTTCATTAATTGTCATGTCTTCTTTCATAATTTATCTATTTGATTTATCAGGGTTTTGTGGAGTTGTCTTATTTATAATTCTTGCAACATTACCCTTAAGTTCCTCTTTGTCGTATTTGTCAATGAGGTGTTCATGTAAAATCTCATGTTCTTTTTTGACTCTTTCTCCATAGTTTTCATTACCCATTAGTGGTATAAACACCTTTTGAAGAATCCTTGCTATATTGTAGGCATCATCATCTCCTCTGTGTGGTGTCCCTTCAAATTCTAACCCAAGATGGTCTAAAGCTTGTCCAACACCAAGGTCTGTACCTATTCCATAGGCAATACTAAACAAAGGCTTCATGTTTATGTGAGTTCTACCAAATGGATACTTTACACCCTTTGCTTCACAATCTCTTTCGAACTGCTTTCTATCATATTCACCCCAACTCATCCATATCCTATCGCTGGACTTAAATTTATCTTTAAGAATATTACAAGCTTCTTCAAAACTAACACCATGCTCTTCGAGATACTCATCTGTAAGCGTAGTTAATTCGTTACAAAACTTTGATACAGTTGAATATTCTGGTTTAACTATGATTGTATCCTTGAGTCTAATTTCTTTTGTCTTGTAATCAACAGCAGAAATTCCAATCTCAATTATCTCACTCTTCATCCCCTCTGGAGTTGGATGGTCCCAACAGGTAGCTTCCACATCAATCAACAGAACTACATCTCTTTTCATTTTTCTTCTTCCCATTTTAATTTCTTTTTATATATTCTGGTGGAACTTCATCAGTCAGATAAACACCATTTTCAGAAATGTAAATTTTATGACCATCAGCTCTAAATCTCATGGCTTCAACTTCAAGAATTTCAAACTCACCCCTTCTTGAACCTACTTTTGCAGCAGTTTCTTTATCAATACTCAAGTGAACGTGATGCCTATTCATTTTCTTCAACCCCTCTTTCATTATTGCATCAATAACTCCCACTGGAGCTCCATGATAAAGTGTTACTGGAGGCATAATTTCTGAAAGCTCCAAGTCAACTTTAACTGAGTGACCTTGGTTTGCTCTTATGCTACAAAAATCTCCACTCAAAGAAAATCTTTGTTTCTCATTATTTTGAACCACGTATTTAAGCTCATTAAAGTCGAACAATAAATTGCTACTCGCCTTTTCAATTAACTCTCTAACATCTGTCCAACCACTTGAGTTAAGCTTAATTCCAATGTCTTCTGGTTTGTGTCTCAACCAATATGACAATGCTTTGCTTATTTTTTTTTCTCTACTCTTTTCCATCTAATTTTTTAATTACATCATTAATAATAAAATCTAAACTTTCTTTACCAATTCCATTTACAGATGTAAAATCAATATTGTTAGATTTCAAGAAATCTTTTACATTATTATCAACCTCTTTTGCTCCATCAATATCTTGATACCTTCCCTCTTGCTCGTAAGCAACAGTCGTATCTCTTTCAATGAAGTACGTCATGTTATCATATTTATTGAATTCCTTCATAATAATAGTTCTTAATTCGTCACAACCAGAAGTGTCATATATACTTGAAAGCACAAATGGAGAATCTGTAACAATTACATCAACCTCATCTTTCATTGTAAAAAGTTGATACTGTTGTTTTCCAAATATATAAATTTGACTCTGGACCGCTTTCATCGAGCCTTCTCTAAGTTTCTTTTTGATATACTCTGGAGAAATTTCAGCTGATATAAACTTTCTCTTTAATTCTACAAACACTTCTGATGTTAAAATTGACTTCCCAACTCCTGGGCCTCCAATTAGGTTTACTACGATACATTGTTCTTTATACATATTTTATCTACAAATAAAAAGAGCCCATATTAGAAGGCTCTTTGTGGTTATTAATTTACTCTTCTGGAGCAAATGTAGTGAAAATATTTTATGTGACAAACACAAATGTGCTTCAATTCTTTTTATCAAGTTCTTTTTTTAATTTTTCAGCTCTTTCATAATTCTCTTCAGCAACTGCTTTGTTTAATTCCTTTTTCAACCATTCAGCGCTGTCCTTGAAGTTTTCTAAATTTAGAGACTTAATTTCTTCTATGTTTGTGTCTGGAAAAACTCCAGATATAGAATCTCTATCTTTAAGCTCTATTAGAAGATAATGCTCTCCATCTCTCATGTTTAGTTTTTCATTTACACTTACCCAATCCATATTGGTTGTAAACAAAACGCCATACTCATTTACTCTTTCTGCTTTTTCAGCAATCTCATTAGAGATGTGAGCTTGTTTAACAGCAACATAGCTATTCGTCAACTTTTTATTATCTCCACCTTGAAATAATAATAGATATGTTTTTAAATTGCTCATATTGAAACCTCCTGTTTTACTGATAGGTTCTGATTGCTAAAAACTCTTTGACCAGTAACTTCAACAATAACTTCTTTTTCTATAATTTCTGGAATTGTTATGTCTTGATTAATATCATCCAACTCAACTTCCAGAGTTACCAATTTAACATCATGGTACTCATCAACCTCCCACTTCAAACCACCATGCTCATAAACGTATCTTGTTTTGATGATGTAAGTATGGTCTTCGTGGCACATGTCTCTGAATTTCTCTTGAGTAATTTCTTTCTCAATTTCTTCAAACACTCCTGGAGATAAAACTTTCTTTACACATTGAATGTAGTGTCTTTCAACTTCTGGCTCCGAACCTTTTGTATTGAATTTCTCAGACATACGAAACCTGGTAATTACACCTTTGACATCAACATAGATTTGATGTATGAGATGCTTCTCAATTTCTTTCCTATTAAAATTTGGAACATTCTTTAACAAGAACTTCCTTTCTATTTCTAAATTGTCTTTATTCATAATTAATTAAATTCGTTTTCAACTGGCGTTTTAGTGTAATCATAAACTTCGCCAAGCGTTTTTCTCATGTCACCTATATTCAAAACCACATCATTTGTTGTAAATTCACAAGGATGTTTATATCCAGCAGCATGTGTTACTTGAATTATATCTTTCTTTAAGGTATTAATAAAATTTCCAACTCTATCACCCTTCTCGCTAACATTAACCCCTTTTTCCAACCACCACTTATGAGTTGCAATCCCAGCTGGACAATTTCCAGTATGACATATTTGCGCTTGAATGCATCCTGCCGAAATCATTACTTCTCTCGCAATGTTGATAACATCAGCTCCCATTGCAAATGCTTTAGCAGCTCTTGTTGGATGCCCCAATTTTCCGCTGGCAATCCAAACCATATTATCCATTGCTCCTCTGAGTTGAAATATCTTATAGACAGATGTGAATGCATCATCCAAAGGAAGACTCATGTTATCTGCAAACGCTGCAGGAGCAGCTCCAGTTCCACCCTCTCCGCCATCAATTGTTATAAAATCTGGACCGACACCTCTTGTCATTTTCTGAGCAAGCTCATGCCAAAATTCTAATTTACCGACAGCGGACTTGATTCCAACTGGCAGCCCTGTTAGCCTCGCAATGTCTTCAATTAAAGCAATCAGCTCATCAACATTTGAAAACGCACTGTGGTATGCGGGGGAATTAACATCTTTCCCCTTTTCAATACCTCTTATGTCTGCTATTTCTTTTGTTACCTTCTTCCCTGGCAACATTCCACCTTTTCCTGGCTTCGCACCTTGAGATAATTTAATCTCAATCATTTTGATGTTCTTGCCCGTGTCTATAAGGTGCAGTAATTTATCCATGCTAAATTGTCTGTTCCCATCCCTATCTGTAGTGCCGCATCCAAAATACCCAGTTCCAAAGTGAAATACAACATCTGCACCTCCTTTGTGATATTTAGAATATCCACCTTCGCCAGTATTGTGATAAGAATTTGATTTATATGCCCCTCTGTTATTTGCTTCAGTTGCTCTTTTGCCAAGAGAACCATAACTCATCGCTGAGATATTAATTACCGAATTAGGTCTGTATGGCTTTTCTCTTCTCATCCCAATTGTCTTAGCACAAGGAAGTACGTCTGGAGCAATTGCGTTAATTGTGTTGTTAATGTTCGTTGGAAACGCATTTGTTTTAATAAAGAAGTTTCCACTTTTATCGAAGTCCATGTCGGAACCAAATCCAGTCAGATTGTTCTGCTTCTTTGCGCTTGCATAAATATAGTTTCTCCAAACCCTATTAAAAGGTCCCTCCTCTCTATTGTTAGCAACCCAGTACTGTCGAAGTTCTGGTCCAATCTTCTCAAGGAAATACCTTAACCTCCCAATCAATGGGAAATTGCTTTTGATTGTATGTTTTCTATTAAAGGTGTCGTAAACCACCAGCAACAATAACAATCCCAATATAGTGTATAATATGTTCATAAAAAACCCGTTTTCATTAGTTATACGAAAACGGGTCTATAAATGTTCTATTAAATCTACGCTAATTCCTTAATTTTATTAAGTAGAGCTTCAATTCTTGCTTTAGTTTCTTTAGAACCAATTACATACATTACATCTGGCAGTTGTGGGCCAGAGGCACCTCCACAAATAGCCACTCTAAGCATTGGCATTATTTTACCAACACCAATGTTCATATTACCAGAGATGTGCTCAAGTTCATACCTAATGTTCTTGGGTATCCAGTCGTATTCCTCGAAATTACTCATGAAGTCATCAGCTGCAAATACATTCATAACCTTTATAAACTCTTCAACGTTCTTCATCTTGATTTCACCTTCAAGAGTAGGAGTATTATAAATGTAGCTCAAGCTATCTTTTAGTTCGTGAGAAAATTCAACACGCTCAACAGCCATACTTGCAATTAAATCAAGTTTGTCATGGTCCATAGACAAAAGGAAGTCTTCTGGCATATCAGTCATTTCCGACAGAATAGAGTCAGCATCCCTCGACCTTAAGTAATGAGAATTGAAGTTCATCAATTTCTTCTTATCGAACATTGCACCAGCCTTATTAACACTTTCAAGACTAAATAAATCAATCATTTCTTTGATTGACATTATTTCTACATTGTTCTTAGGATTCCAGCCAAGAAGAACTAAGAAGTTTAAAAGAGCATCTGGCTCGTAACCTTCATGCTTAAACCCAGTTACATGAGCTTTTTTGTCCTCATGAGTGATATAGTCCCAAGTCAACGGGAAAATAGGGTAGCCATACTTATCTCCATGTCTCTTGCTTAATTTCTTTCCATCATCTCCAAGAAGAAGTGGTAAGTGAGCAAAAATAGGAGCATCCCATCCAAAAGCTCTATAAATAAGAACATGAAGTGGCGTAGCAGATAACCACTCTTCACCACGAATAACATGACTAATTTCCATTAACTTATCATCAACAATATTTGCAAGATGATAAGTAGGGAGTCCGTCAGAAGATTTCCAGATAACTTTGTCATCAAGGTCTTTCGTATTGAACTTAACCCATCCTCTAACTTCATCATGAAACTTAATATCTTCAGCTCTTGGCATTTTAAACCTAATTGTATACGCTTCTCCAGCATCAATCTTAGCTTTAGCATCACTGGCAGACATTGTTAGTGAGTTTTTCATTCTTTCTCTAACAACGCCAGTGTAACCACCTTTAACTCCAGCAGCCTCAAAGTCATCTCGCATCTTTGTCAAGTCTTCTTTTGTATCAAATGCATAATAAGCATTTCCAGACTCAACAAGCATTTCAACATGCTCTTTGTAAATATCTTTTCTTTCAGATTGGATGTATGGCCCATGGTCACCACCTATGCCGTAACCTTCGTCTGGACTTATTCCAAGCCACTTAAGAGAGTCTGTTACATAATCAATTGCTCCATCAACCTCTCTGCTTGAGTCGGTATCTTCAATCCTTAAAATAAAATCGCCCCCATGCTTCTTGGCAAAGAGGTAATTAAATAAAGCAGTTCTCACGCCACCTATATGCAAAGGTCCCGTGGGACTTGGTGCAAATCTTACTCTTATTTTCTTATCCATAATTTATTATACGATATTTTGATTAAAATGTTCTTGTAGAACCTGAAAAACTATTGAATATTCTCTTTCTCTCCATGAAATTCTCAAAGTACTCTTTAGATTCCTTAAATCCCATGCCAGTATTTTCCTTTACAAACTTAACCGCTGCAAGTTTAGATTTGCCACCATCAGATAGCCTAACCATGTTTCTTTCTAAGAATTTTCTGTCGCTGTCGTCTCTTATATCCAATTTCTTAACTCCAGCAGCAACAAGATGAGGTTTTGAAGAAGGGAAAGCAGTCGCATACATTTCTTCAAGAATATCATGCTGCTCCTTTGTTACTTGGTGATTTGTTTTAAACCTTCTCCACTCAACTCCGTTTTTCAAAACCAATCTCTTATATTTCTTTTTTCCAGTGAAGATAACTTCTCCAGATTCTATTTTTTCTGTTAATACCATTACTTATGTTTTAAAGTTATTTCACCTTGCTTAATCTCAATGATTACAGCTATCGTGTTTAATGTGTTTGTGGGTGTCCAATCAATTCCTCTAAGAACTTTTTCTCTTTCAGCTCCTTCAAGACCAGGAAGTGTCTGTTCCATATACTCTTCTGGAGTCAGCTTTTTTACAAACTTCTTATTGAATTCAGCCTTAGTCATACCATAATGATAATAACCATTCTCATCAACAATATCAGTCCTATCTCCGTTAGTAGGAGGTATGGCCATCATATTAGTTCTAACCAACTCTTGGCCTCCAACAGTATAGCTATCTCTTATATTTAATGTCCACTTATTCTTCATACTTCTTTAAATCTGTCAATAATCTAAGCTTGCCAACAACTGGCTCACAATCTTCAACGTAATTAGGACCAACTGCAATGCAGGTAAAATTCTCTCCCTCTAACCCATAAAGACCAGCGTCCTTTATCAAAGAAACATTAAGACCAGCCTCTTTAGCTTGGTTATATACTTTTAGAAGTTGACCTTCATTTTTTACTTTCTTGGCAATCTTTGTAAACTTACCCTTCATCCATTGCCTTTCTTCATGCGTACCTTCAAAAGAAAAAGTTCCAGCAATACCTTCTTCATCACTATTACCTGGAGCACCAGGACAAGTTCCTGTTTTTTCTCTAAAAGTCATTTTATCAAAAAACACTTTTAAGCATGCATGAGCAGCTTGTGCCGCAACCTTTCCTGCATTCATTGGAAGGTCTGTTCTTACGATTATATATTGCTTAACCTGCTTTTCCATCTTCAATTCTTTTGTTAACAACTTTCTCCCACTTAACATTCTTTACAGCAATCTTATCAACCACTTCCGATTCTTTAATACCATAATAACTTGCCAGGCTCAACACTTTTGAAATGCATGTGTTGAATTGGTAAATCAACTCTGGATGATTCTTTTCGAACCTATAACAAATACCTCCAACATATTTATTAACCTTGATTAATAAGTTCTCTGGGCGAGTGCCATCTGGCTTGTGAGAACCATCTCTAAATTCATCTTTGAAATGGTCGTAGTCAAGCTCGTAAGTGTCAGCAAAAGAAAGCAAGCACTGAATTGTGTCTGCAGCCTCTTCTTTGATTTCCTCAAGAATCTCATCTGGAGTTAGATTTGTCGCTTTTCTTCCAAGCTTCATATTGACAGCACGAGAAAACTCTCCTGCCTCTTCAAAAAACTTACACAACCTAAGTTCTGAAGTTGCTGGGTCAAGAGCGTTAATTCTTTGAATATCTTTATAAACTTCTTTCATTATTTTTGTTTAATGCGTATTTTTCTCTAAATTTCCAAACCGTCTCCTGCGCTCTATACAAAGCAACGCTTAATTCAGTCATTTCCTCAATGGTTTCAACCATATAAGCATTTGGAAGGTCTAATTGTTTGAAATGTGCCAAAACAAGAGCTCTTGCTCTAATAGATTCCTTTGCAGCAACTTCATTGTCCATTAACTCTGGAGAAAGTTCTTTTTCAATCAAAAAGATAAAGTCTCTTGAACTATTGAACTTCATTGCTTGAGCAATTGAGAATCCAGTCTCAGCTAAACTACCAGTACCATAAGTTTCTCCTAACACTGGAAAAAGTACTATCTGGTCTGTAGCAAGATGCTCTGCTTCAATATCAGCAAGCTCTGGCTTCCAATCATCAACTTGAGGATTGAAAAACTCAATATTTTCTTTTTCATATGCAGGAATTAACACCTCCTTTCTAAATGTAGAATTCCCACATGTACCAAACATTCCTATTACTAGCTTCTTTTTCATATCTTATAATTTACCTGGTGTTCTTGGGAAAAGAGTCACATCTTTTATGTTCTTCATACCCGTTGCAAATTGAACCAATCTTTCAAACCCTAATCCGAAACCAGAGTGAGGTGCTGAGCCAAATCGTCTTGTATCAAGATACCAACTCATTTCTTCATGAGATATTCCAAATGCAGTCATTTTATCTTCAAGCACACCAAGTCTTTCTTCTCTCTGACTTCCGCCAACTATTTCTCCAATTCCAGGAAAAAGAATATCCATTGCAGCAACAGTTTTTCCATCTTCGTTATCACGCATATAGAATGCTTTGATTTCTTTTGGATAATCTGTAACAATTACTGGAACCCCTTTGAAGTGTTTCTCAACAAGATACCTTTCATGCTCTGACTGGAAATCCATTCCCCAATCTTCTACTGGGAATTCAAATTTACCTTTCTTTGCTGGCTTTGAGTTCTTAAGAATATCAAAAGCTTCAGTATATGTAACTCTTTCAAACTTGGTAATAGCTACATCTTCGAGCTTATCTCTAAGAGGAATACTTCTATCCTCTTTTTTCATGTTCTTTTCCTCTTCTTGAATATACTCATCAAGATAATCAATTTCAGCAGAACACTTCTGCAAAACATATCCTATAACATTTCTAAGATATGCTTCAGCAAGCATTGCTGTATAGTCAAGGTCGGCAAATGAAATCTCTGGCTCAATCATCCAGAACTCAGCAAGATGTCTTGATGTCTGACTTTTCTCTGCCCTAAATGTTGGACCGAATGTATAAACTCTACCAAGCCCAAGAGCTGCAGTTTCAGCTTCAAGTTGTCCAGACACAGTTAGACCCGCATCCTTTCCAAAAAACTCAATAGCCTCATCTACTCTAAACATTTCTCCAGCTCCTTCACAATCACTTCCGCTTATAATAGGTGTATCAACCTGAATGAAACCTCCTCTATCGAAAAACTCGTGAGTCGCCATCTTAAGTTGGTGTCTTATTCTGAATATTGCTTGAAATAACTTTGTTCTTGTTCTTAGATGTGGATGAGCTCTAAAAAACTCCATCGAGTGTCTTTTTGGTTGCATTGGATAATCTTCTCCAGCTGCCCCTATCAACTCTACAAATGCAGCATCAAAATCAACAGCTTGTTCTGAACCTTTTGATTCAACAGCTGCTCCAACAACTCTAATTGACGCTCCAGATGAAAATCTAGTTAAGTCAATTCCAAGTTCAGCACTAACAACCACTTGTAGGTTTTCAAACGTAGAGCCATCATAAAATACAATAAAAGAAACATTCTTGCTACCTCTTATCGTTCTTATCCATCCAAATAATTCTACTTCTTCTCCAAATTTAATTAGAGGCATCTGCTCTGATGCTGTCAATATTGAAAATACACTTGCTCGTTTCATAATTTTTTTTATATTCTGTCCACAATACATTATACGCAAAATATGAGCAAATGTTTACTTGTTAGCCTTTTTTATTTTCTCAATGAAAATTTTATTAATTTTTGATGGCGACTTTCCACCTGGATAATCTTCCATAAAGTGATGATTTCTAACAAAGTGTTCAGCACCCCAAGGATAAGTATCAACTACTCCTATGTACCTTCCTTGTTCGTACCATTGCCCTTTTGTGTAAATGTCATTTTCCATCTCTTGATTCTTTGTTGAGTTTATATAAATCTTCCGCTAAGGTATGAATTTTTTCTGACCAAGTAATCTTTTCTCTCCAAGGAATTGCATTTAATCCATAATATGCTCCTGCAATCTGTCCATAGACAGCTCCAGTTGTATCTGTGTCATCTCCAAGAGAAACAACTTTTTTAAGACCTTCTTTGTATGAATCAGTATTCAAAAAAGCCCAAAGAGCAGCTTCCAATGTGAGCACACAATATCCATCACCACTAATTTTGTCTGATAAATAACCAGAATACTTCATCTCCTTGATGTCTTCTATTTTTCCATTATTATGACAACCATACTTGGAATACATCTCTTGATAATAATTCTTTCCATTTTCATCGAAAAGATATTCAAATTTCAAAATTCTCGTCTTATCTCTTTCTCCAGAAAGTATTTTGTCAATAATTGCCCCCATAAGCATGGTGCATTCTATTGATTGACTCGATGGGTGTGTCATTCTTGATTGCTCAGCGCATGATGCCAGGACCGAATTTACATTACCATGAAGAATCATTGGAATGGCTCCCATTCTCATAAGAACCCCATTTCCTGCAGCTTGAGTGTCTTTTACATATTCTCTACCTTGAGTCATGTTAAACCACCCAAGAGCTTTCCTTGTTGCTCCTCCAATGTCGAAGCACTCTCCAGTAACAGAATTATACCCTTGTTGCCACCAGTTGATGTATTTCTTCATCTGGTCACGAGGGTCCCAACCTTTCTCAACTAATGATTCTGCAAGACAAAGAGCCATTGACGTGTCATCAGTCCAATCTCCTGGTTGAAGCTTAAACGGTCCGCCTCCAACAATTTCATCTGGCAGCTCGTTTTCATCTGGCATTTGATTTCTACCTCTAAATTCGTATGTGGTTCCATAGGCATCGCCTACAGCAAGACCAACCAAGCAGCCCATTACCATATCTTTCTTTCTATCTTCTGTCATATTGTTTTATTTTGATAGCTTGCAGTCTTCTAAATCCTTCACCTCTCCATAATAAGTTTTTCTGTATTCATGTAAAGTTTTTATTGGAAATAAACCGAAAAAAAACACCTTAATTCTTACTACTGGGACTTTTAATCTTCCCATTTTTTTATGGTATCTATTTTCGTATTTAGTTTTTCTTTTTATTTTTAAAAACATATTTTTATTTTTCAAGCGCTTTATGAGCTGACTCTAAATTATCAATTTTAACCCAAGATGTAGCAACAAAACAATTCACACACCTATGGTCTCTGAAGAGTCTACCCCAAGTATACTCCATATTACCACCTCTTGCTTTTCGAGCATCAAGGTCAACAAAAGAATATGTTTTATTGTCTTTATTTAGTTGAAGCCGCTCTCCATCATCAACTCTATCTATGATAAATGGAACATATCCCATATTAAATTCAGCAACATCCACTACTTCGTCATCTTCAAAATCTTGAAGGAACTTATCAAAAAAATCTTTATTACGCTTCGGGGTCATATAATGTATATTTAGCAGTTAATTCTTCTCCAGCCTCAATGCCTCTTAGGGTCTCAAAGAAGATATATTTTTCTTCGTGGATTACAACGCAATTTGGGCCCTTAGAGTTGTGGTTGAAAAATCCTCCAATTGGAAGCCTTATTAGACCGTCTTCAAAAATAGGGTCATCTGTCACAACATGCGTCATCCACCTTGTTCCCTTTAAAATTGCTATGTTTGCAAACAAGCCCAACTCGCTCCTGCCAGTTATGTCACTTAAATATTTGCTTTCTCTAATTCCAACTTCTGGAGGTAATGGTCTGTAATGGCTCATAATTTATTTTCTAATTCCTAAGCGCAAATTTAATACATATTCATGAGAACTCAAAATTCTTGACTCACAAACTTTATTTGAAATAAGAGTTGTTTGTCCTTGGAATCTGGAAGCTATGAATTTTCTTTGCTCTTCAAGCATTGTGTTAACTTCCTCAACTGTGTAAGAAGTTCTGTTCATAAATAACATAACCTCTGCTCTTTCGTTCTCTGTTAGAGAGCCCCAGGACTTCGGATTGCATACTTTCTCCCATTCTAAATTCATAATTTTTGTTTTAACTCTTTTCAAAAACTCTATTGCATTCTTCTCTTTTAATTGAGAACACAAAATCACTATTCAAATCTTTGCAAAATAATACTTCACCAAAATCGTTCTTAATTTCCACGTTCCACTTGCTTATTATATCAAAACCAATATAGTCTTCTCCAGTATTTGGAAATGTTATTATTACTTTATCTTCCAATGTTTTTGTTCTTGGTATTCCACATTTATCCAACCACCTTCTCCAGTTTTACTGCTAAACCAATCATTAGCTCTCTTTCTACATAAAAAACTACTCATAGACCTCTTACCTGTCACAGTATCTCCACTACCATCATCTTTTTCCTCTTCACCAACTCCAACATATTTATCTATATAAATCTGGTATCTCTCTTCTGTAGTCAACTCAATCATATTTCTCTTTTATTAATTTCGTGCTGAATTCTGCTTGCTTCTTCATACTCCTCTTTTTCAATTGCGCTATCAAGGTCGCATACAAGAGCAGTGTCAGACATGCTATCATATTTGCTTCTCGGCATTGCGTTAACTATGGTTATTGGGTCTATGTAGTGAGCCCATCCATTTTCAAATTTGTGAAGCGGAAGACTGACTGGTTTTCCTTTCTCCAACAGATAAGTAAATGAATCAGTCGGCTCAAAATAAGCACAACCGTTTGCTATTCCAATGAATATCATTTTCTCACCAACATAGGCACCATCGTAATCAAGGCCGCCCATAAACATGACTTGGTTAATCTTAACCACTGGTTCAATCCTGGTAACTATATCACCAGGCTTGAAATCATAAATTGATTTTGGTTCTTGTTTCATAAAATATCTTTTTATAAATATAGAAATTCAATGGCACTAAATCAAAATTATTTCAATTTGTTATTTATTTTTCATATGACTTGAGCCATTTTCTAATAGCATTATCAGACACGCCATACTTTCTGCCAGTGGCAGAATACCCTAATTCGTCTATTTCCTGTTTAAGTTGTGCAAACGGAGGTCGTTTAACTATTCTTTTTTTAAAATCAGATTTTTCCCTAATACTTGGGTCTTTTTTTTGTTTTGGTTTTGCATTATGTTTACCGCAGTGAGTTGGAAGTGTTGCATTACAATTTGCGCAAACAATTCTGAGATTTTCAAGTCGATTATCATTATAGACCCCATTGATATGGTCGATAATTAAACTCATCTTCTTTCCCATCCAAATCTCGCCCTGGCCACAACCTGACATCTCGCATTTTTTTTCCTTTAAGCCCTCTTCATATAATCTCTTTTTTAAATGAGTCCTTCCATATGTTGAATCTTCGATAAGTATTTCTGAAAGAGGTTTCTTTCTTCTTAAAGCATTAGCGCCTAATGACCTTTTATATATTTCATCTCTTGTCTCAAAATGAGATGTATCAATACAGTGCATTTTTACATATTTGTGAAATACTTTATAGTTTCCACCTGCAGCTCTTAAATCTAAGTTTTTTAGCGCCCCTTTTATTGACCTTGCACTCTTTATTGCTTTCTCAAAATTTTCTTTTGAGTATCTTTCTTGTCTATTCATATTTATAAATAGACAATAAAAAAGGAAACACTATTGTTCGAACCTAATAACGTGTTTCCTTCTTGCTGCTCAGGAAGGCTTCGAACCTCCAAAAACTCCACATTCAAAGTGTGGCGACTTTACCAATTTGTCCACTGAGCAATTTAGTTGTAAGAGAAGGCTTCGAACCCTCAAATTCTCGATTCAGAGTCGAGTGACTTTACCAGTTTGTCTATCCTACAATATCGCACACATTACTAATATCCCAACCCCTGCAGAGGTTGTCGTTCATAAAGCATATGCATACTTGGTTGTACAGGTAGGGCTCGAACCTACACGCCTTTTGGGCACCCGCTTCAAAGGCGGGCGAATCTGCCAGTTTCTCCACTGTACAATATTACACTTTACTATCAATGGTCAATAGTAAAGTGTTTGTTTCGGGGAGAAGATTCGAACTTCTATGGTCACTGTCAAAAAGTGAAATCCTGCCATTAGACGACCCCGAAATATTAAACACAAAAAAAAGCCTGAACGTTCAGTCCAGGCTTTAAATATTTTTGTTTTATTAACTAAAATGTTCAGGCACCACCAGGACTGTCCTCTTTCGAAGATTGTTGCTGCTGTTGCTGCTGTACGTTTATGTTAATTACTGTTTTCATTACTTTTAAATAGTATTCTTTTTTTGTTTACCAATAATCAGCGTGGTAATCCGCTATTTGTGACCCAGGTCGGAGTCGAACCGACACGTCTTGCGACACACGCCCCTTAAACGTGCGTGTCTACCAATTCCACCACTGGGCCAATTTAACCATAACTTAGTAAAGTGCCTCTACCGTTCTACTGTCGAAGTTTGTTCGGGTGTTTACTCGCCTTGATAAGGACTGTCGATTGTTATAATTAATTTCTTATACGCAAATGTAATACTTTTGTTTCAATTATTCAACTCTTTTTTTAATTATTTTTGTCGTAAGCAATAGGGTTCAGAAATTTTTAATATATTTATTGATATGAACAAAGAATCTAAAACAGAAAAGTTTATTCAAAAAGCAATTTGTGCTCATGTAGATAGATATGACTATTCTCTATCTAAATATTCAAATTCTAAAATTAAAGTTATAATTATATGCTCAAAGCATGGTCAGTTTAGTGTAACTCCAGATAATCATATAAATAAAAAATCTGGGTGCCCTAAATGCAATGGTGGGGTTAGATTATCTATCAATGAATTCATTGAGCAATCTAACAAATCTCACAATAGCAAGTATGATTATTCTTTAGTAGAATATAAAAATAACGCCACTAAAGTGACAATAATATGCCCAGAGCATGGAAAATTTAAACAGAGGCCTCAAGACCACATGAACAAACTTGGATGCTCTAAATGTGGCATTAAAAAAAGAGCTAATTCAAGAACTTCAAATGCAGAAGAATTTATTAAAAAAGCAATTTATACTCATGGAGACAAATATGATTATTCAAATGTTGAGTATAAAAAATCAAACTTAAATGTAACAATAATATGTAATCAACATGGTGAATTTCAACAAAAACCAAATGACCACCTTAGCAATAAAAATGGCTGTCCTATCTGTTGTGAATCTAAAGGAGAAATTGCAATAAGAAATTTCTTAACAGAAAATTCAATAAAATTTATACCTCAAAAAAGATTCAAAGATTGTAAAGACAAAAGAACACTTCCTTTTGATTTTTATTTGCCAAAATTAAATCTTTGCATAGAATATGATGGCATTCAGCATTTTAATAAAAAAAACAGATACTATTCAGATGACAGAAAGAAAAAAGATGAAATCAAAAATCAATATTGCACAGGCATAAATGATAAACCTAAAATTTTAAGAATATCTTACCTTGAAATTGATGATATTAATCAAATTCTAACAAACTCTGTCAAACGACAAAAACAATAAATCAAAGAACTTAAAATAGATTTCTCAAAAAACTTTTTAGTGAGTTGAATCTATTCTTAATATATTTAAAAACGTTAATTTTAGCTACAAAGAAGTATGCTCCAAAAAACGAAGCTGACAATAGGTAGAAAATAGACATAGTAGTCCAATAATCTCCCGTCCATTTCATCACAACTGCCGTTGCAGCATCGAATCCTATTGGACAAAAGAACATTCCCATCATTAGGAACATTATACCTATGTTCTTTCTGTTTCTCATAATCCCCTATACTGTCTGATTCCATTTAATCAAGTTTTGTTAATAATTTTCCACCAAAAGTGGACTCTTCTATAAATAGTTTAAATTCCTTCAACAAGAATTTGATACAGCTAAAAGCGATGACAAACTACCTTGTCAATGCTCAGTTTGCAAAGAAACTTTTTATCTAACAAAACACCAAACACAAAGAGTATTAAATCCAAATCAACAAAAAAATGGAAATTTTTGTTCTAACAAATGTAGAGCAAAAAACAACACTAAAAAAGAAACAATAAATTGCACAAACTGTGATGAAGAATTTGAAAAACAATATAGCCAAATTAAAAAATCAAAAAACCACTTTTGCTCTCTCTCTTGTAATGCAACCTACAACAACAAACACAAAACCCACGGCACTCGTAGGTCAAAACTTGAAGTTTGGCTGGAGGAGCAGTTAACCAAGCTTTATCCAAATATCCAAATAGACTTCAACAAGAAAAATACTATAGAGTCTGAACTTGACATCTATATACCTTCATTAAACCTTGCTGTTGAGCTCAATGGAATCTTTCACTATGAACCTATATACGGAGTTGATAAACTCCAGCAGATTCAAGAGAACGACATCTCCAAATCCAAGGCATGTCATGACTTAAAAATCGACTTATGCACCATCGACACAAGTGGTCAAAAATACTTCAAAGAATCTACTTCCAAAAAATATCTTGACATCATAAATAATATTATCAAAGAACGCATGTTAACCTCTTAGCCAGCTTTACCTGTTTCCAACAACCGCTACGTGGAAGCGGGTTAACTTTGGTTGTCTACTCCTGGTCGGACTCGAACCGACAACGTTTACCTGCATGGGTATCAGATTTTAAGTCTGATGCGTTTCAACCAATTTCGCCACAGGAGCATTTGTTTGTACAGATAGCGAGAGTCGAACTCGCACGCCTCTCGGCCATAGCTTCTAAGGCTATTGTGTCTACCATTCCACCACATCTGCATGGCGCTGTAGATTAATCTACAGCTTTATATTTTCTAAAAGTCATACTCACTCTTGGGCCACAATCTCTATCGTGCTTAGGAATCCTGTGCAAATTTGTATCTTGGAATCCTGGAGGCATATAGAATAAAGAACCATTTTCTAACTTTCTCTTATTCTCTTCTGGAACTACTCCTTTTTCTCCTTTTAACTTCCACCAAATTTCTCTTTCAGCCCCAAATGATACAACCGCTATCCCATCATTATGGTCAATTGAATGAGAGTCGTCAGCGTGCCATCCTAATCCATTTCTTGAGTTCATATATAAATTCAAGAAGCAAATATCCAAACTTGTTCCCAACTTTTTATTAACCTTTTCCATTATTTCCCTAATCGCAGGCAACATTGGTGTTGATTTATAAGTTGGAGCTCCACTGTGGTCTAAGTAAGAGTATTCAATGTCAGAATCTGCCATAAAACACTCTCTTCTCATCTTCGTCTCATCAATCCAACTAACATCCCTTACCAAGGTGTCAATAAAATCTTCATTGACCAAATCATTTATGTATACTAACTTTTTCATTTCATTTTTATTTGTAACTCCACCCAGATTCGAACTGAGACTTTAACGTTCGTAGCGTTAGGTGCTAATCCATTACACCATGGAGCTATGAATTTCAAAGTGACAATTAGCACAAACCAACATACACTTATCTAATTCTTCTTTTATTTTTTTATCAAACTTATGCGACTTCATTTTACTTAAAGCAAAACCTTTTTCTTTTGGGTCAAGGTGATGAAACTGTAAAGCTCCAACATATTTATCATATCCACATTTTTCACAACAACCACCTTTGTATTCAACGCATTTAATTTTAAACTTTCTACCACGTTCTCTACTCTCTTCTTTATATCCAAGAGCCTCTAAAATTATTGGAAGTGCTGATTCTGTGTAAAATATTCTCGGTTTCATATTTAAAATTTTTTGTACAGATGACGAGAGTCGAACTCGCACGCCTTTCGGCACTGGTTTCTAAAACCAGCGTGTCTACCATTCCACCACATCTGCATATTTTTGGATAGTTAGTCGGAATATTTCCGATTATCCTATCACAATTTTACATTTTTGTAGGAGTAGAGGAATTCGAATCCCCGACATCTGACATGTAAAATCAGCGCTCTAACCAACTGAGCTATACTCCTATTTTTTCTAAATTTATAAATTTCATCTTAGGTCAAACCAAGAAGGGCTCGAAATTTAATTTTTAATATATTTTTTAATAAAAACTATTAAAAAATATCTTGACATCATAATCAATATTATCAAAGAACGAACATTAAATGCTAAAACCTAAATAATAATTATTTCAAAGAACTTATAGTGGAATAGGGTGGATTCGAACCGCCAACGCTCACCGCTTCAAGATGACGCTCTACCAATTGGAGCTACTATTCCATTTATTTCAATAATTTTCCTTTCGAATACCAATGGACGTTTCCATAGGGCACAAAAAAAGCCCGAACAATTATGTTCGGGCTTTTAAAATATCTTGTGTTATATAATTTACATCATCACACTAAAGACATATCACGTCCGAACTTTTGTCTACTAAAGACAAACAGTAACTGCAAGAATTGCAGTGATAACTGACGTAATATGTTGTTAATGTTTTTCATGTTATTTCTAAATATACTAAAATTTTGTTTTCTCGTTTTATTATACGCAAATATAATACTTTTGTTTCAATAAAACCTAATCTTTTTTAGATAAAATTAAAATTAATTTATAATCACTTGATTGTTAGCGCTTTATTCTATACTAATTTTTCCTTCATCATCCCAGAAAACATTTCTCTCTCCCATTTTTGAAGCTATTTGTGATAATTTTTCTCCGACATCTCCAAGTCCTCTATCCCAAAAACCAGCACCATGACCATTTCTTGTAAGCCAAAGGTCATGTCCAATTTGAGAAGGGTCTATATTATTAAGAAGACTTCCTGCAGCATTAACAAAATCTCTAATATCTGTATAGGCATCAATTTTTGAATCGTTGTTTATATAAGATTCAAGGTCACCTTCTGAACCAAGCTCTTCTTCTGCTGTGAAAATAGCAGCTTCAATATAACTATCCAGCATGCTTATTGTATCTTTGCTTGCTACTTCATTTTCTATCATTAGAAATTCATCTTGAAGCTTTTTTTTCTCATTCTCAAGAATTGACTTTTTTGTAACTTTATTTGTTCCTTCAGATATAATAGAACTTAATTTTGATATGATTTCTTTTTTTTTCATGATAAAAGTACCTTTTCTATAAATACAAAAAAAAACCCGACACTTATGTACCAGGTTTTTAAAATTTTACCACCAATCCCAAAGGCAACTGTGCTTGTGGTTGTATCTGAATTCTACGAAGTCATCGCAGTAATCAGAAAGCCAACATCCCCAGTCATCGTTGATGTCATCATACTTCGCAAACATCATGCTCATGTTCTTTTTGAGCGCTTGCTTGTTGTGATGTCTATCGGCTCTGTTGTAGAGTTGAACCATGTCTTTGCTTGGTCCACTTCTCCATCCGTGCTTTTTCTTTTCATTAAAAAATGTAGTTTCTAAAGCAGCGTCAATTTCAGCCTCTTCTTGCTTAAGCACTTCATCAATCACTTTGTAGTGAGTCTTGTAGTGCTTAGACTTTTTTAGCTTAAAGTAGTACTCAGGTAAATTAACCTTGTAAAACTTTTTAACACTTCCCCAGTAAACTCTGTCTTCTGATGGGGCGTATACGAAGAATCTTTTGCACCACGGAAGAAGTCTTTCATAAGTACCTTCGTCAATTAATTTGAAGTAAGGCTTAATGTCAACTTCTCTTTTTTGCTTATAATCATATATGGTAAAAGACTTGTCTCTGCACCAAACTGATTTACCAAAGTGATAAATTAGATTCTCAATATCCTCTCCATCTTTACTTCTGGCAATGTCTGCTCTAAGCTTCCATTCGCCATCGTAACCATCGTGGATTGGTTTATCAAGTGGTTTGTAACCAAGAGCTCTTTGAGCTTCCCAGTTTTCGTTTAACTCATTTTCCTTTCGGAGATAAGCCTTGAACTTTTCAGTTCTCTCATTTCTTTTCATGCTCTGTGTTTTTCTAAGTGAATACTTAGAACACGGAGCCCTTTCTTGAAATTTTTGTCATTTTTTTGTCGCTTGTTTATATATACGTAAAATTATGTAAAATGTTGCCTTTAATCTAAATAAATTTCATATTTATTTATCATATTGAAATCATGAGCATAACCTTTTGCTATCCAGAAGTTAATTTCCCACTCAGTTGTAGACTCTTCTAACCTTGTGATAATCATATCAGCATACCACTGGGCCCACTTGTGAATTTTACTTAATCTCCACTTTTTAAACTGTTCTATCTTCTTTTTCATCTTCTTTTTCATCTTCTTTTATAAATACTGTTTTACTTGGGTCAACCCACACTGGAGGTTGGCTCTGTCCAGATACAACCCCAAGCCATACCTTCCCATAGAATAAAGTTTTTAACCTTTCTTTCCACGTCATCTTCCAGCAAGATATGCATTGTTGACCATCACTATAGACCCACATTGAATTACATTCTTCGTCAGTCATTGACGCTGGCTTGGCCAAGTTCTTTGTCGCCTCTTCAAATTTAATTGGTTTCATCTTCTTTGATATTTAATTTTTCTTTTATGTCTGTCTCAATCTTCTCTGCTATAGCTGCACAAAATTCAGCCTCCCAATCCATGACACACAAAACTCCTCATAAAACTCCATTCTATTTTGAAGTTATGTAAGGATTTTTTTGAAATATACTTATCGTACATAGCTCTTTTTGTAATCGTCATAATCCTTGTGTTCTCTATCTCGATGATATGAGCTCCACTTTGGAAGTACGACATCATACAAATACTTCATATACCTTTCCTCTCCAGTATAAATAGCTTTTGCCAGAGGAGAATTGTAATGTTTCTTACAAGTGTTTATTATCTCTGGAATGTAGTCTGCAGCTTCAGGTGTTTTTGAAACTATCCTTCTAATTATAGGAAAAATAACTGTATCTAACTTTTCATTTATTTCGATAACACGGCCAGTTATTTCGTGAACCATATCAAAATGCTTATAGTCCATTAGTGAACTACCCACAAACGTAAAAACGATTTGTGGGCTTCGTAATCAAAGCGTGTACTAATGTACTACTTTAGCGATTGCAGGATTGTTCCTAATCCCGAAATTCATTATATTTTTACCTGCATTAACATCTCTATCTTCCGAATGTCCACACTTATCACAATTATATGTCCTATCTGAAAGTTTAAGGTCTTTCTTGATATTCCCACAAACATTGCACAATTTACTACTTGGTTCAAATCTTCCGATTACAACAAGGTTTTTACCTTGCCATTCAGATTTATATTCAAGCATTGTTCTTAATTGCCCCCAACCCATATCAGATATAGCCTTTGCTAAACAATGGTTTTTAACCATATTAGAAACTGCTAAATCCTCAATACAAATTGTTTCATAAGTATCCACTAATTCAGTAGATATTTTATGCAAATAGTCAGTCCTTTGGTTACGGATTTTCTCTTGCAATAATGCTACTTTTAATTTTTGTTTTTCTCTATTACTACTTCCTTTTACTTTTCTTGCTAAACTTCTTTGTTCAACTCTCAGCCTTATTTGTTGTGATTTGAAAAAGTTTTTATTTTCATACACAACTCCATCAGAAGTGATAGCTAAATCTTTAATCCCAAAATCAATTCCTACACTTGTACTTGTTGTAATTATTTTCTTTTTAGGTATTTCTTTATCATTATCAACTAAAATAGATACAAAATATTTACCTGTTACAGTCTTAGTTAATGTTACTCTTTTTGGTATTCCTTTAAATTCTCTATGATAATCAATAGCAACTTCTTTTAATTTAGGAAGTTTAATAACATTGTCCTTAAATGATATTTCAAAACCTTGCGGAAATGTAATTGATTGTTTAGAATATCTATTTTTATATTTAGGAAATTGCCCCCTGCCTTTAAAAAAGTTTTGATATGCAGTATCTAAATTAATTAAACTATGTTGCAAAATTTGGCTTGGGCATTCCTTTATGTAATCAAATTCTTTTTTTAATTCGGGTAATTGTTTAATTAAATCATACTTAGATATTGATTTTTTGTTTGAAGCATACGCAGTAGTCTTAGTTTCTAACCCTAAGTTAAAAACCAATCTATTAACTCCAAAGTACCGTTGTAATTGGTCTTTTTGAGTTTCCGTTGGGAAAATTCTGTATTTATATCCTTTTAACATCTATTATTAAATAGTCTAATTTTTTGTAAAGATACATAATTTTTAATTAAAACTTGTGTTTTGGTTAAATTATATTTAATTAATACCGTATTTAGTTTAAATCATTCCGTCTTTGGTTGTAAATAATTTAAACTAAATACTACATTATGCAATCAAATTACATTTCTACAAATCATTCAAAACATTACTTAAAAGCTCATATTATTATAGTTTGCAAGTATCGTAAGCCATTATTAGTTGGTCAACTCAAACAAGATATGCACAATATTCTACAAAATATTATCTCTAATTCAGATTTTAGTGTAGAAGTATATGAGTCAGATTTAGACCACTATCATTTTCTTATTCGTTACATACCCCGTCTTTCAATCTCTCAAATAGTTCGTAGGTTAAAACAAGAATCCACTAAACACATTTGGCTACTACACCCAGCATTACTTCGTAGAGAATACTGGTACAAAAATACATTTTGGAGTGATGGTTATTTCGTTTGTTCAATAGGCAAAGCAAGTCCTGATACTATTCGTCAATATATTTTAAGTCAAGGTTAATCGTTACCTTTGTCGCTTACATCTCACCCACGCAAAAGCGATGAGTGAGTTTTACGCTCCGTTTTATAAAAAATGTGATGTTATCTCATAAGATAACGCTACTTTCATTGCAACCTCTTTATCAAGACCTTCTAAAAAACCATACTCATCCCATCTATTAAAGATGTAGTGATTGGAAATTCTGTCTTTATCAAGGATTCCAAACCTTCCGCTGTTTAATAATTCACTCATGAGGAAATATACAAAAGATAATTCATAAAATCAAAAAAAGCCCTTAGAATAATCCAAGAGCTTTTTATATTATTCAGCGCAAAACCTAATCATCACCGTTGGTGTGACTGGGAGGATTGGGGGTTTTTTATTTAATCAAAAATTCTTGGAGAACCTCACTCCCAAACTCTCCTTTGGTTAAATTAATTATTTCTGTAACTGAATATTTTTCTTTCTTATTTATTTTATTTCTCTCAACAAAATCTTTAACACCAAAACTGCAAGCTCCAGTTATAGCTCGATAACAAGAAACTGCTTGCTCAAAACTTAACTTATCTGTTAGCTTTAAGTTTTTAAAATCATCTTTGTTTACATCAGAATTTAACTTATAAATCAAATCTTCTCTTGCTTCTGAAAGAGAGTCTCCATGAGCATATCTGCCATTCCCATCTGTAACCAAATAAAAAACCTTCTCTTTAAATAGCTCTTTAACTCTGAAAACACCGCCTCTCACAGAAATAATCTCTGTAAATATACCATCTGCCTTTATGTATTTATCGCCCCACATAACTGGTCCAATTAATTTCGTGTAATCACAAGTCAAACCTCCCAAGTCCAAACCTCCTCCAACGGTTGGGTTAAATCCCTCTGGAATCGAAGTCAAGTTGTTCAAGTACAAACCTTCTCCAACAGTTGGGTTAAATCCCTCTGGAATCGAAGTCAAGTTGTTCAAGTACAAACCTTCTCCAACAGTTGGGTTAAATCCATCTGGAATCGAGGTCAAACTGTTCAAGTCCAAACCTCCTCCAACGGTTGGGTTAAATCCCTCTGGAATCGAAGTCAAGTTGTTCAAGTACAAACCTTCTCCAACAGTTGGGTTAAATCCATCTGGAATCGAAGTCAACCCTCTCAAGTACAAACTTCCTCCAACGGTTGGGTTAAATCCCTGTGGAGTCGAAGTCAATCCTCTCAAGTCCAAATATCCTCCAACGGTTGGGTTAAATCCCTCTGGAATCGAAGTCAAACTGTTCAAGTCCAAAGTTCCTCCAACGGTTGGGTTAAACCCCTCTGGAATCGAGGTCAACCCGCTCAAGTGCAAGCTTCCATTTATTTTAACTTCACCAGTAAACTGCTCTTCAGTTAAATTGTATTCCTTGCAAAATTCTTTTTTATTCATAATGTTTTTTATTTTGTTTCTAATTTTATAAATGGTTTAATCTTTTCACACTGTTTTAGTGCGACTCTAATTTCTTCAAATTTTCCAGGAATTACTGGATAGTAGAGTTCATTTATTTTCGTAATGGCATAGTGAATCTCTAGGACTAGCGGCCAACCTTTCTCAAGGTCTTTCCAAGGTTCTGCATCACCAATTCTCTTATTAAGTTCTTTTACAAGCTTGTTTGTCTCTTGAAGGGCGTCTGAAATTAGATAGTTGTTCCAAAGTGTTTTTATATTGTCAATTCTCTGGTCAAGTCCAACACACCATTTTTCTTCAGACACATAAGAGTGGTCTAATTCAATATTTGGGTCATCCACGAACTTGTCGAGAGTCTTACTAGCCAATACGGTGACTCTGGTGACTAAATTACCATAATCATCAGCAAGGTCATTGTTGTATTTAGCTACAAGCAACTCTTCATCCCAAGATGAGTTTCCATAAGTTCTTAAACCCGCAAGCGCATAGTAACGAACTGCATCAACTCCATATTTTTTAACTTGGTCAATAGGGTCAACAACATTTCCAACAGACTTACTCATCTTACGTCCATCTTTATCCAAAATAGTTCCATGAACAAGTAATTTATCTGTTTTTTTGATTCCTGCAGACATTAATAGTCCCTGAAATATTACAGACTGGAATTTAAGGTTATCTGGGCCACAAATCTGAATTACTTCAGACTCATTCCACCTTTCTTCAAAGTCATGGTCGTCATGAAGGTCATTAGGGTAGTATCCTGCAGCAAATATGTAGTTTAACAAAGCATCAAACCATACATATATGATTTGGTCTTCATCTCCTGGAACTGGGATTCCCCAACTAACAGTTTCTTTAACTCTGGATATAGAAATGTCCTGAAGATTCTCTATAATCTTATCGAATTCTCCAATCTTATTCTTTGGTTCAAAAAATTTGTCATTTACATGCAGCCACTGAAGAAACCTTTCTCTATATTTAGAAAGTTTGAAGAAATAGTTTTCTTCTTCAACTTCTTGAAGCTCTGTTGTTGGGTGGTCTGGACAAACTTTTCTTTTGTGTATATGCACCTTAGGATATTCAAGAGCAGGGTCAACTCCTCCAATAATTCTATCCTCAAGTTCTCTATCGCTTTTGAATGACTCGCATCCAACACAATAGGTTCCAGTGTATTTCTTTTTGTAGATGTCGCCTCTATTGAAGGCTTCAACCCAGAACTGCTGAACATTCACATAATGCTCTGAGTCAGATGTTCTGTAAAATGAATCCCAGCTATCAATCTTAAGTTCTTTAATGAAATCTTCCCAACTGTAAAGAAGGTCATCAACATATGCTTGAGGAGAAATACCCTTAGCTTCAGCTGCTTGCTGAATCTTTAAGCCATGTTCATCAAGACCAATATTGAAAAATACATTATCACCACGATATTTGAAATATCTCACCAAAGCATCAGCTATGATAAATTCAAAAGCGTGTCCTATGTGCGGATTTGAGTTCGCATATGGCAATGTGGTCGTTATGTATTTATTTTTATTCATATTAATACGTCAAAATTTTCAAGTAATTCTTTTAATGTTCTATGTTGTAATACTTTTGGATTTTTTGCTATCATCTCTATTACCGACAACTGGTCAATCCTAACCTTATGGGTGTCATCTAAGTCTTTTTTTTCTACATGAAATAAAGCACATTGAACATCTACAACCCATTCTTCAAACTCTTCTTTATTCATTATCTTGTACAAAATTTAAAGGGTTTAATGGGTCTCTACTTTTCTTCCATTGATTATTCATGTCTGTCCAGAATTCAATTGCCTGGCTGTATGTCAAACCATACTTCTCAGCAATCTCTTCAACTTCCTTGAAGTTTTGAGAATTCTTTTTATCAATTGAGTGATGGCTGTAATCTGATTTCTTATTCTCAGTGTTGTTGAAGCTGTATTCACCAGAGTGAATGCTTACATTTACTCCATACTTATCAAGTTGCTCTGCAAACTTTTCGTAAATAACCTCAGTATAGTTTTCAGCCCTAAATGTTGACTCTTGCCAATCATAAAAAGCATCAGATAATTTTTCATCAATTAGAAGCCTCCTCATCTCATCTTTTTCAGACCAACCATTTGGAAAGGTCATAGCATCCTTGGTGAAGTCATCCACCATCTTTCCAAACCTATACCAGAACATGAATTTAATCATCTCGTCTCTGGTAAGCCATTCATCATTAATCCAACCATCAGCAACAGAAGTCCAGAATTTATATCTTTTCCCATGCTTCTTAGTTTCTTGTATTTTTAAGCTCCAACCCATTATTCTTCTATTTTAAGACTACTGTAAGCAACATCCATTTCTGCGCCATTGTCAAATTTAACAGCCACAAAATGGTCAAATTTACCAAAAGTTCCAAATGCTTTATTTGGTATTGTTTTGCCCTCAGAGCCAACCACACATTTACTATTGTATTTGGTCAAACCTGATTTTAATGTTACCTTCTGAGGTTCTCCGCCTAACTGCATAATATAAATTTTTAATAGTTTACAATTCGTGGAGAATCAACTTTAAGTCGAAGTTCAAGCCACTGAAGCAATCTTTTAGAATCATCTTCAGCACCTTTGTAGCCTTCTTCCCACTTGACAATAAAAGTTGGAATCGTGTCCACCTTTCCATCAAAATTGAGCTCCACACTTTCGTTATACGATAATTTCTCAACTTTGTTGTAATTTATTTGAATTTCTTTTTCGATTTCCAAAAGAGGAACACTTGTTTTGTTTAAATTAGACAATTGTGACTCAAGGAATTTAATCTTTTCATCCTTGTCATGAATTTGAATATCCTTCTCCTTATAAAGGTCTTCAATAAAGTCTGCACTCAAGTGGTCTTCAGCAATTTCTCCAGTCATATTCTTAGCCTGGCTTACTGTAAACTTTGCACCTTCAAGACCGTGCTCATCTAACTGTTGCCTCCAAGCTTCTCAAACATTGTGACAGCTCCGTATATGCCACCAATTTCATTACAGAAATCCATCATCCACTTTCCAGTTGGAGATGTTGTTCCTCTTAATCTAATTACAGCCCCTTGAAGCTGGCTTCTTTCTATGCCATCCTTGCCTTTGACTTTAATAGCACTTTTCTCTTCCCAAATCTTGTCACTATCTTCTTTTGATAGGATGTCAACTTCATCAATACTTTTAAGGTGCTCTAACTTCTCTTTATCGAAATTCAGAAAAATATATGAATCATTAAACCCCCAATATTGAGTTGTTCCAAATTGTCCTTTTTTAAGAGCAGTTTTTCTATGTCCTGGTTTTTCTATTATTTCTTCCATTAATAAAATTATTGGTTCACTTAGTTTATACGAAAAAAAAGAGGAATGTTCTAATTCCTCTTCTTATTTTTATTATTTCTATATGTAATGTGGTCTACAAAACCTTTTTCAGTATGATAACCCCACTCTTTTTCTTTTCTCTTTCCGACAATTGCCAACGTGATTACTTTCTTTGACACAACCTGTCTGATGCAGTGGAATCTATCCGAATTTCGGTATCCCATGTTTAAAAACGTTCTAACCTTATGAGTTTTATCCTTCCCGTTCTTCATCAAGAGCTCCTCTACATAAGAGCCCCACAATATCATCGTCCAAATACTCCAAGGATGATTGTGAAGATGGTCATCCTGGTCTTCCTTGTAAATACCATGGATGTACACACAAAACCATAGAGTCTTTAACAACTGCCATCTCCTGAAGTGCAATTCTCCAGATTTGCTTATTATTTCTTTTACTAAATTCATAATTCAAATATTAAAAATAAATAAAGGCTCATAACCAGGTTCCTGTCGTGGGTTATCATTTGTCTATTGTCCTCTACCCGTACCTCACTGGAGCAGCTCACCCTCCTAAGTACTGTTTGAGTTTCATCTCGGCAGGAATTACACTTATGGTGGTACAATAACGCTTTTCAGCTCCCACACCGCCTAAACTGTGATGGCCTGAGTTTGTCCTCTCATCCCAACAAGTGGGGTAGAGCGATAACCTCGCCTTTATTTATATTCTTTCAACACTGGATACATTGCAAAAGCTTCTGCATCTGTTGTTGGCATCTTGTGGTAACGAATGTAAATCTTTTTCTTATAATTCTCTTCATAAGCTTCATGACCCTCTTCATCCTCTTTAACATATCTCAAATTAGGGTCGTAATCTGGAGCAGTAAACTCAAGACTATACTCACACCCTCTATACTTGTATTTTTTCCAACCAAGTTCTTCAAGCAAATTTAAGAAAAATTCTTGATTAAGAAAATTCTCTTTTGATTTCATCGCTTCTTCATGCTTTTTTTTGCTCCAGTGTCCACCTTCTGTACTCCAAATGTGTCCACCATTATGTTTGATGTCGCTGTTGAAGTCTTCTTTAATTTCATATAAATACCAAGCAACTGGAACTGATTCATGCGAAAGTGTTTTGAATATAGCGAAGTTTCCAAGTTCGTCTACCCAATGTAATTTCTTCATGTGAGAAGTGGTGTATCCAGAATAAAATTCACAAAACATGTCAACAAGGTCTTGGTTGTAATCGTTTACATCCAAACCTCTCTTCATGTCATCAAGCATATCTTGCAGATATGATATTTCTCCTTTTTTAAATTTTATTTCATCTCTAACTTCCTCTTTATAGTCAACAACAATCTCTGTCTGCTTTCTCTCAGCAAGAGTAAGCTCCTGGCGAAGTCTTTTGACCTCATCAGTAGCATCCTGATATTCAGGCAAGAATTTATAACCATCAAGAATCTCTTTCAAGTCTTCTCTCTCCTTGGCTATCATTCTTTTTATTTCTGCTTGAGTATGTGACATTTTAATATATTGGTTCAATTTAGTTATACGTCAAAATAAGAAAAATGTTCCAAAAAAAATAATTATCCAATTATAATGTTATTAAATTGAAAAGTTTTGTATATTTGCGCCTGGTTTCAAAATCTTAGTATATTTACTTTAGAAGATAAACAAGATGAACACAGAGATAATAGAGATGAAAGAAAAGAAAGAGACGTTCAACGTTCCATTGTTACCAGTTACAACTAAAGTTCCTGCTAAATTATTGGGTCCTGATATTTTGACCCTGGAGCAGCAGGCAAAAAACTACAGAACTTCAAGAATAGAAAGGGTTATCAAAAGCTTCATCGCAGTAAAATACATTGGAGAGTTAAAATAGTGACCATAAAAAAGGGCGAACTCCAAAGAATCCGCCCTTAAAAAATAAACAACCCAATCACATCGGCATGCCCTTATTCAAATGGGAAACTCCGATAAACTCAGGAAACACTCCTGGCAGTGATGGTTCGCAACTAATCAACATAATCAAACTTTTATTATTAAACTTAATAGTAGTAAGTCAAATCATGTGCCATAGCAATTTATATGACATAATGACAAAAAAGACCTAAAATTTAAAAATTTAGGTCTGCCATATTATTCATTATATTTCAATTTCTATAAATATTGGTCATACCAATAATTTTCTGCAACATCAATCGCTTTTTGTATGTCAAAGCCATTTCTAATAAACTTACTTGCTCTTGTCAATAGTTCTTTATATTGTTCGTCTTTATTTAGATAATAAGCAGTATTAAATATTTCAATGGTTTTAATTTCTTCTTGACTTGCTTCCTGAAACCATTCTTGTTTTTCTTCTTCTGAACCAAAATCATCTTCACTAAATAAGATGTCAAACTTAAAATATGGACTATCTGGTGAAAGCGTCTTTTTCTTGATGTCAGCTCTATCATAAAACTGTTTCCAAACACCCCACGCTTCGCCTCTAACATCTCCATCTCTTGACGGCATAAGTCCTTTACCATTTCTTCCAGCATGCATCATTGCAAGTTCATATATAAATGGCCCAAACCCTTTTTCTGCAGCAACACCAGTTACAAAATAATCTGGACCAAACTCATTTCTATAAACCACTGTTATTGTTCCATAAATCTTTTTATTAGTTGGGTCATAAATAACAAGGTCATAACCTTGGTTTATATCTCTTACAAATAGCGCTGCTGTTTCTGGAAGGTCTTTTGTTCTTAGTGCGCTCTCTTTAAAAAAAACTTCATCAACAACTTCTCTTATTATTTTTATAATATACATATTGTCATTTAATTTTCTCAATAAATTCTATAGCTCCTGGATTAAATACTATAATATGCTTATCTCCAGACACTCCAGATGGAGCATCTACAATTATTCCATCATAACCAAGCTTAACCATATTTCTAACATAATCAACAGAATTATATCTGTAAAAATCTGCCTCTATTTGTTGAAAGGCTTCAGCTTCATCGTTATTATATTTAATTGCCATGTTAGCTGCTTCGTAAGCGCCAGTTTCTGGGTCTTCAGAATAATCTTGAGCATCCATCTCCCATTCATCCTTCATTTTAATAAGCCTAACAAGCTCTTCTGGGTCAACACTGTCAATTGGAGCGTTTCTATCAAGAAACTTTCCCTTTATAAGAACTTTGTAAATGTGGTCACCATAATAAGAAGCATCTTCAGCGTTAGTTGCAAAATATATCCCAGCACCTTGTGCGTCATTAGCTTTTTCTCCTCCAACAAAGTCATCTGTAAATCTTTCAATCTCATTTGGACTACCATGATATGCTTCAAACGAATCTTCTATTATTTCATTAATAAATGATTCTTTTAAAACTTCTCTTATTATGTTTCTTACCTCTTTCATTAAACTTTTTGATAACGTCCTTTGAATTTTGGAATGTCTTCTTTTGCTAAGTTCAAGCACACATATTCTTCACCAGCTTTAATGGCTCCCATAATTCTATGGTGACCATCTCTCAATTGAACTACGAACTTATTGAAGTCTCCTTCTTCATTTACTTTGGCTGATTTTAATGCTATTTCTAAATTTATAAACTCGCCAAATGCTTCAACTTCATCTTCATCTGGACCAATGGCCATAAATCCTTCTTTAAGTTGTTCTGGAGTATATCTTTCACCAATAACATCAAATTTATGATTTTCAAAAAACTCTAAAGCTTCTGGTCCAACGCTATATGCAAAATCCATGTCTTCAATATTTTTCCCCGCATATTGGTCAAGCTCTTCGCTTCCAGTTGATGCTGCCTCTATCTTTCCATCATAATCACTATCAAACCTATCTTCGGCTACAGCGTTCTGCTCTTCCTTGATGTCTATAATATCTATGATTCCACCAATTCCATAAGAACACTCAAGTTCTATTTTCTCTGGATAATCTGAAATAAGTTTTACAATGTATCTCATTTTGGCTGGGTCATATATATTTCCAAACATACCCTCAATCTGGTCTTTATGGATTACAATCATTTGGTCTGGGTCTCCATACCAAACAACGTTACGGCCTTCATATTTGTGGCTCCACCCTTTTATTTCATTTGAAATTGTTGGAGTAAAATATTGTTCACCCTCATCTTCCATATAGTGCTCATCATCACCATATTCTTCCTCATCTTCGTAATACTCTTTAAGAATTACTTCACGAATAATCTTCCTTATTTCTAATATAATATCCATTCCAAAGTCATTTAGTTAATCATATTTTTACCTAACAAACCTTCACGATACATTCTTTTTAGCAAATCCCTCTTCCATTTAGTCTTAATATCACCAACTAATTGACTGTTTACAATATTCAATGTAGTAGATAATTTTAACAAATCTTCAAACGTCAATGAATCCCATATATCAGAATATTCTTTTTTAAGTTGGACTATATTATGTATCTGTCCTTGTATCTCCATTTTGTCTGCATTAATTGGCAAACCTCTTTTAGTCATTCCGCCACCAGTCTCAAGAGCTTTATTTGCTCTTAATTTTATATGACCATTATGAAGTGTATCATCAATCCAGTGTGCAAGCTCATGATGAATACTTCCTTTTATTTTAGACTCTGAAAACTCATTGCTTAAATTTATAGACTGCTCCTTATTTCCACTAAGTTTTAATTCTAAAATTGCCTTATTTAAGTTTCCATTAAAATTTTCTAAAACAAAATCAACTGCATTATCTGACACACCCAACGCAATCACAGATGCTTTTGGATTGTAATGATTAGCTCCTATATTTATAAATATTTTACACCTATTTAGCTTATCCGCTTTCTTTGCAAGGGAAGAATTTAAGAAACTTGTATTATATTCTTTTTTTTCAAAATCAACATCATATAAAGAATTTGTGCTTTTTACCTTTTCAATATCATCTCTGAAGTAATAATCATATATCATATCAACATCGCTGTCAACATCCATCAACCTCTCATTGATTAGTTCGACATCTTCACTCAACACTTCTCTTATAATTCTTCTAATATCCATTTTTAATGTTGTGTAAGTAAGATGCTCTTAACATCACCTCTAAATGCTGCGTCATCTCCATCATTAGGAGTTACTATAACATTCCACTTAGCAGGACCATCTTTTGGAGTAGACATAAGGTCATCATAAGTTATGACATCCTTTGGGTCAAGTTTAAAAAACTCTGCAACTCTTGCTTTAAGTTTCTTCTCATCATCAACTCTCATTAAATCTAAATCCTTAAAAAGAGCCTTTGGAACTACAAGCGCAGACTTGTGACCTGCTCCCATTTGAGAAGACTGTCTCTTATTTGCTCCAGACGAAAATGTAGTATCAAGGTTAGAATCATTTGCAACACCAGCAACTTTTGTATAAGCGTAGCTATCTACATTATAACCTTCCGCCTTTAGCCTTGACATAACATTTTCAGCTATGTCTGTATATTTTTTTGCAAAGAAATCTCCAGAATCATTCCATCTTAGAATAACTCTTGACTTATAGCCTTCAAGCGCTTTGTACTCTTTAGCTTTAGCTTTAAGCTCGTTGTACATTTGCATTTCATATTCTTCTGGGTGATTAAGAAGAAAGTTTAACCTTCTGGTCATTGAATCGTGAGATGCTGGATATTGAATATATCTGCCTTTTAAAGCGTAGCATATTACAGCACAACTTCCTGCCCCTGGGCAAGTGTTGATGTAATGGAACTTGCCTGTACTTTCATCATAAGCAATTCCTCTAAAAGCTGGGATACCAGTTTTATAAACATATTCATGAGGTCCACCAGACTTTAAAATCTTCTCATTTGTATTAATTACATTAAGTGGTGGCTGCGTCATCTTTGCGATAAAGTGGTCGATGTCAACGACATCTTGCTTTGAATCGAAGAATGAAGACTTAGCGTGAACAAATGGTTTGTCTGCTTTAAATTTCTCTCTATCCTTTGTTTTAAGAGGAGCATTGGCTCTAACTCTATTGAGATAGTCAACAACATCTTTAGGTGCAATGCAGCTTTGCTTAACGTCACCAAAAGTGTCTTCCCAGTCAATTTCGTTTAATACCTCGCTAATGATTTTTCTTATATCTTTACCCATGACTATAAATAGCCATAAAAAATATGATTTTTAACCTATAAACAACAAAAAAGGCGAGAATTTCTTCCCACCTTATTATTTAGTATTTCCTTTTTGAAGGGTCGTCATCAGCCATCCTAACCACTTGTGGTGTGAATGTACCAAGAATATCAATCAAGTTGTTTTGCGCTTCCATTACTTTCGTAATATCTTTATAAGCATATGGAGCCTCATCGAGACCGCCACCAACAAGTGTTACCTTGTTATCTTTAAGAAGCTTAGTAACTGAGCTTTGAGTAAACGAGTTTCTCGCCACCTTTCTTGACATAGCTCTACCAGCACCGTGAGAAGCTGAAGATATTGAGTCAACAACACCTCTTCCTCTAACAATGAACCCTGGAGAAACCATAGAACCTGGGATTATACCAAGGACACCTTTTCCAGCAGGAGTTGCTCCCTTACGGTGAACAATAACCTCTTTACCATCAATGATTTCCTTCCAAGCAAAGTTGTGGTGATTTTCAATCTTAGCCACTGGGTTTAACTTTAGCTCTTTGGTAATTCTTCTGTGAATCTCGTTGTGACAAGCTTGCGCATAATCACCAGCCATATTCATAGCTATCCAGTATTCCACACCAGCTTCCGAATTCATATCAAGCCACGCAAGGTGTTGAGCTGCCTTTGGAAGAGGTGTTGTGTTCATAGCAATTTCATGATACTTGTTGGCAAGTGTAGCACCGAACCCTCTTGAACCAGAGTGAGTTAATACACCAACATATTCTCCAACCTCAAGACCGAAGTCGTTAGTTGGGTCAGTTATCTTAACTATACCAAAGTCCACAAAGTGATTTCCACCTCCTGAAGTTCCAAGTTGTTTCCAAGCTTTGTCCTTAAGAGCTTTTATGTTTGGTATTTCATTGAACTCTTTCCTATCAAGGAATTCGTGTTCAGTTAATTTACCATCATTCTCAACTCCCATTCCGAAGAATGACTCAGACTTAAGAATGTTTTCAATCTTATCTCTATTTCCATCAATGTATGAACCACCTTTATCGTAGATGGTCATGTGCATTCTACAACCTATGTCAACACCAACTGCATATGGAATAATAGCATTATCTGTAGCAAGGACACCTCCAATTGGAAGTCCATAACCTTGGTGAGCATCTGGCATAAGAGCTGCAGCAACAGAGATTGGCAATCTTGCAGCAAGTTTTATTTGCTCGTGAGCGCCTTCTTCTATGTTGTCTCCACCATATACAGTATATGGCACACCAACTTCTTTAAGTGGGATTTCAATCACTTCCTCTTCTACAGCTGGAATCAATAATTCAGCGATTGGCCCAAGAACAATGTCTTCAACATAATCTTCTGGAGTCAAAAGTACAGCCTTTAAAATATCACGTACAGTATCAAGGTCACTGTGCTTGTAAGCTTTTGTTACAATCTTCAATGTTACACCCATAACTTTACCTGGCTCCATTCCGAACGCCATAAGGTCTTTGCCTGTTATCTTTAACTTTACCATACTTTAATTTTTTTTCAAATCCTCTACTTTAATAGGGAAAATATTTTTATTTTCACAAGCCTCATTAAACAGAGGCTCATACTTATCTTCTATTTCATAATCTAAAAGATAATAAGAATTATTACTAAAATAGTAATCTGATTTTTCTTGCCAATAATTCTGTAGTTTTATATATTGAACTAACAATTTTCTTAGCCTAATTTGTTTTCTCATTTCTCAAACACATCTTCAAACCAACATTCAAAAGCTGTTTCTCTACCTTTTGTTTCTAATTCTAACTCATCATCACTATAAAGTTTTCCCATCTTCAAACGCCCTCTTAAGGTCTACTTGTGAATACTCTATCTTTGTATCCATTGGAATTGTTTCTGGGAAATGCTCCACAATCTTCTTTACTGCACCAGCGGTTCCTGCAAGACTTCCTGCTCCCATAGAAACTGCAGAGATAATATTACTCTGCACAAGAGGCCTAAGCCTTTCAAGTGCTTGTTTTTTTGTTTGAACTTTTTCACTTTCCAGCCACTTAATTACTGGTTCTGTGCTATGCATATAAAGGTATAACTCTAATGCTTTCGAATTCATAATTTATTTTTTTGGTATTTTACTTAGGTCAATTTTGCCAACCACTTTGAAGTTTGCATTTTCAATATCAAGAGCTCTCTCTCTTCTTTTTCTTATTGCAATTTCCTCTGGAGTTGGCACATGCTGCTTCACATTAAGCTTGTCTCTGTACTTGTCGGTTATGGTTTTGCCATTTCTACCAATGTGGTACTTGTGACAACACTTACACTTGTAAGATACAACCTTGCTAATCCTATGAGCTTGCGCATTTAATTTTTTACAAGCCTCAATAGCCTCGTCAAGAGAGTGAAACTTCTTTTTATCCTTATATACTTTTGTGCCATCACTTTCTTCTCTGACTAAAGTATTACAAAATTTTTTTTTATTCATAATGTTTTTTGTCTGCGGAAACCAAATCATCACCTTATGTGTGACTGGAATTAGCAGAGCTTTTTATTTAATCAAAAATTCTTGAAGAGCTTTACTTCCGAACTCTCCTTTGGTTAAATTAATTATTTCTTTAACTGAATATTTTTCTTTCTTATTTATTTTCTCTCTCTCAACAAAGCCTTTAACACCAAAACCGCAGGCTCCAGTTATAGCTCGATAACAAGAAATTGCTTGCTCAAAACTTAACTCATCTGTTAGTTTTAAGCCTTTAAAATCATCTTTATTTACATCAGAATTTAACTTGTAAATTAAATCCTCTCTGGCTTCAGAAAGAGAGTCTCCATGAGCATATTTGCCACCCCCATTTGTAACCAAATAAAAAACCTTCTCTTCACATAACTTCTTAACTCTGAAAACACCGCCTCTCACAGAAATAATCTCTGTAAATATACCATCTGCCTTTATATATTTATCGCCCCACATAACTGGCCCAACCAATTTCGTGAAATCACAAGTCAAACCTCCCAAGTGCAAACTTCCTCCAACGGTTGGGTTAAATCCCTCTGGAATCGAAGTCAAACTGTTCAAGTCCAAAGTTCCTCCAACGGTTGGGTTAAATCCCTGTGGAATCGAGGTCAAACCGCTCAAGTCCAAATATCCTCCAACGGTTGGGTTAAATCCCTCTGGAATCGAAGTCAACCTGTTCAAGTACAAACCTTCTCCAACAGTTGGGTTAAATCCCTCTGGAATCGAAGTCAACCTGTTCAAGTACAAACCTTCTCCAACAGTTGGGTTAAATCCCTCTGGAATCGAAGTCAACCTGTTCAAGTACAAATATCCTCCAACGGTTGGGTTAAATCCCTCTGGAATCGAGGTCAACCTGTTCAAGTACAAACTTCCTCCAACGGTTGGGTTAAATCCCTCTGGAATCGAAGTCAAGCTGTCCAAGTACAAACTTCCTCCAACGGTTGGGTTAAATCCCTCTGGAATCGAAGTCAAGCTGTCCAAGTCCAAAGTTCCATTTATTTTAACTTCACCAGTAAACTGCTCTTCAGTTAAATTGTATTCCTTGCAAAATTCTTTTTTATTCATAATGTTTTTTTCTTCAGAAACCCAATCATCACCGCATGTGTGGTTGGGTTATTGACATTATACGCAGTAAATCAAAAAATGTTCTTAATCTTCAGAAGCATTTTTCTGCATCTCTTCCACAAAGTTTCCAAAATGCAACACCAAAGCGGGTTCATAACCAAACATTTTAAATGGATGCTCTGAAGCAAGTATCACATCCATCGGAGATTTAGGATACCAACTTTCAGCTTTTTCATCACCCACTATTTTTCTCAAATACTTATCAAACTCAGGCCACATTTCATCGAGACCATCATTACTCAACTCAACACCTGGGTATTGAATTCTTACAAAATGTCTAAAACAATCTTTCATTCTACTTTATACGTAAAATAATTAAAAATGTTTCAGAGATAGCGGTCAGATTGTATAATTTTCATCCCACTCCCTAATTTTCTCTTTCAATTCTTCTAACGTTATTGAACTATCGTAGTTCTTGACATTATTATCACTATGTTTCATCAACCCGCAGTTTGCTGGGTGAGCTATTATCTCTGGAGCAACCTTATTAATAAAACCATCTCTTACACTATACGAATGGTCTCTACTGACCCCGTTAATATTATTTCCTTTATTTGATGGGCTGTACCAACCATGTTGTTCAATCAATGTGAAATTAAATTCTTCTTTAAAATCTCTAACATCAAACTTAAACTCACACGCAGGCCGATAAGCCTCGTAATATTCCATCCTACAATCGTCACAAATCAACTTATGCTTCTTGGATACTTTAAATTCATCACAATATCTACACTTCTTTTTTCCATTCACTTTTTTGGTTCTTTTTTCTATACTAATTCCACCTTTCCATCTTGAATTATTTTCTCCACTATTCTTTTTTATTGTTTCATCACTTACTACATGCCCAAAAAGACTTTCTCCTATCTTTTTTTTAGTTTCATTACTATGAGTACTTCCAAAATTATTAAATGAAGCAGAACAAGAACTTGAACAGAATTTTCTTTTTGATTTAATTAAATCAAAAAAACTTACACCGCAGTTATTACAACTATATTCTTTATGATTAATGATATTCAACCCTAATCTATAACACCTATTTCTAACACTACTTTTAGTGACCCCTATAACTTGAGCAATATCTTCATGTTTTTTACCAATAAGAATTAATTTCCTTAACTCTTCATCCAAATTTTTACTCCATCTCATATTAATAAATATGATAAAAAAAGCAAAAACAAGATTTCGAGCCAGTATGATTTTGAGACAGCGAAGGGATTCAAACCCTTATAACCACACTTTGCAGGTGCGTACCTTATCAATCGGCCACGCTGTCTTATATTTTATTGAGGTCAGGGAGGGATTCAAACCCCCGATGGGCTTGCGCCTACAGATTTGCAGTCTGTCGTCTTCAATCACTCGAACCACCCGACCTTATAAAGGGGAAAGTCAATTAAGACCTTCCACCTTTACAGATTATATCAGCTGCACAAGTTGCAGCCCAAGAGTTAGGCTTAAACCTTACTCTGTATCCTAATCCCTCAAGATGCGCTTTTGCAGCAGCATAAACAATGTGGGACCTGTTCTTTGGAATACCTGGAGACTTACCTGCTCTGATAAGTTCTTTTTGCCAAGAAGTCCAACCAGCATCTGGGTTAATGTCAATATCAATATCAACTAACTTGGTTTGGTTTGACTTGTAACCTTTAGCAACAGCTTCTTCTGGTGTCATCCTCTTGTACTTCCCTTCAAGCTCTCTCTCAAAGTATTCTCCAAGTTCGAAAAGCCTTTCGGTTTCATGCCAGATTCTTTGGAAAATAGATGAAGTCAAATTCTTTCTGTGAAGCTCTTTGTCTTTAACTTTGTTTCCAGTCTTGCTGAATTTAACTTGGTTACCAGAAATAAGCTCTCTATTGAAAATGTAGTGTACACCGTCATTTCTGTCGTTATCGTAAAACGCTACAACATCTGCATACATAATTTTTCTACCATTTCTTCTTACATCAGAGTCGCATCCAATGTAAACAGTTTCTCCTGGAAATTTCTCAATGTGTCCTCTAACGTACTCACCAAGGTCAGCAATTATTTCACCTCCAAATTTCTTAAATACTCTTTCTTCCATCATTTCTTCTTTTTTTAGTAGTCCTAAAAAGTTGTCAGTTTTTTCCAGTCTAATTCATCATTATTACTTGTTTTTTGTTTTTAAATTTGCGCATAAAAAAAAGCCCAAACTATTCGAGATAGCTTGAGCTTAAAATTTCTTTTATTATTATAAATCTACTTCATAACACTCAAACTAACGTTTTTTTTGCAAAACGGACATACCCCTTCCAGGCCGCAATCAATCGCTTGCGAAGTTGGTCTCCAATATGTCATGTTAGTTTTCATCTGTTTATAAATATATTATTTTTTATCCAAGCAGCAATCCGCTCTTTTTTTCTTGTTTTTTTGCATCTTTCCATTTCCATCCGAGGAAGAATCTGGTACACGCTCTATGAAACCAATTTGGCTTCTTTGTATAGTTGAAGACGATTGAACCTTCTACTTGGTTGCTTCCTGTTATATCATATCCTCCAACAACTGGTGGTGGAGTGTATATTTTAACATCTGCAACATCAATTGCTTCATCAATTTCTGGCTTTTTTCTTTCACCAGAATATTCTTGTTCTTCCCAATATATATTCATATTGTAAATATATAAAAATAATATTTAATATCAAATTAATAACCTTTTATTTACGCAGGGACTTATATTATTAATTGTGGGCCCCATCAGACTCGAACTGATAACCTTTTCATTATGAGTGAAATACACTAACCAATTGTGTTAGAGGCCCTTAAATTTTGTCGGGAAGGTGAGATTCGAACTCACATGTAACCAATTACCCTTTCTACAAGATATAAGCTTGAGGGGATACAACCCGATACATATGTCTATTTCACTTTCCATTTTATTTATTTTTTTGTGGACAATACGAGAATCGAACTCGTATCTCCAGTTTGCGCTATCCTGTGTGGTTGCACTTCATAGCCTTCACCGATTTACCAATTAATCTAATTGCCCTTTTGTTGGTGTAGAGGGACTCAAACCCCCGACCCCCTGAATTACAGGTGCTCTAATCAACTGAGCTATACACCGAACTCTTCAATCGCCTTAAGTCGATTTCCGAGCTACTTAAGTAGTAGTGACGGTGGGAATTGAACCCACTTTGTACTTACGTACCCACGTTATCAGCGTGGTGCCTAAACCATCCAGCCCCGTCACTATAAAAACTCTTTAGAAGAGTCTTTCTATTTCAATCCAAGTATAGGAATAAACTCCATTTTGAACTGGTATTCTTTTGCTAATATCCGCTCTTAACACTTTGAACATTGGATACTCTACCAAAAATCTTTCAAGCGCCTCGCTTGGCGTTATCATGTCTCCATCAAAATCAACAAGCCCGCCAACTACTTCCCACTTGTGTGATTGCCTCCATGTAGTGCAAATACTAAATAAAATATACTCTTCCATTGCTCTATTAATTCTTTACTTCATCTAAAATATTATATTTTAAACACCATTTTCTAACTGTATTATCAGAAACTGCATACTTATTTCCAACCCTTGTAAAATATTTAAATTTTTTAAAATCATCCAATAGAACCATTTTGTTTGGTATTCTGCTTTTTCTTTTACAATTATATTCTTTGCACCACTTTTTAATTACACCCAATGAAACCCCTAAGTGTTTAGATAATTCTAAATCACTTTTAAATTTCGAAAATACCAACACAAATTCTTCTTTATTTATTTTTGGTAAAATATTTATTTCACTAATTACCTTTCCAAGTTTTTCATATTCTCTTTTTATTTTATGACATCTTTTATAATTACCACCTTTAGGGGTTAATCCAGTTTGTATTAATGACTTTCTCATATTCCAGTCATTAATCAACAAATATTCTAATAATTTTTCATTACTAATTTTTTCTTTTTTTATTTTATTTCTACCCCTCCAATTACTTGTTAAACCATGGCAGTTTGGACATAGACACTCAAGGTTTGTTTTTTTATTATTTGTATTATCCCCATCAATGTGATTAATTTCCAAAGGTATATTACACCCTTGCCATTTATTTAATTTACATTTTTTACAAGTTCTTTTATTTTCATATATAATATATTCTCTAATCATATCCCAAGATAAATCATCAAAATTTTTACTTAAAATATATTCTTCACGTTTTTTTCTTTCTTCTAAATTATATAACTCCTTTTTTTCACTAATTCTTAACCACTGACTTGACATAATATTTGTTTTTTATTATAAATATTATGAAAAAAGTAAAAGTTCGATTTTTTGTTAAATTAATTCGAACTTTTACTTTAAATTAGTCTCCCCGATAGGACTTGAACCTATTCTCTTTCGATTAAAAGTCGAAGGCTTCCCCTGTTAAGCTACGAGGAGGTTTTTAATTCTTTCGTGAACCCACCGAGAGTCGAACTCGGTTCCATAGATTAAGAGTCTATAGCATCACCACTAATGCTTTGGGTCCAGAATATGTTTATTATCAAGGCCTGCAACTCTATTGCTTGAGCAAGCCTCTTAACGTTTCTTATATTTCATCTTTTTATATTTCATTTTCTTTCTTTTTTGAGCTGTTGACAGGGGTCGAACCTGCGACATCTTCATTACAAGTGAAGTGCTCTACCAACTGAGCTACAACAGCATATTATTATTTTTCTTGAGCTGGAGATGGGTCTCGAACCCACAGCCTACTGCTTACAAAACAGTCGCACAACCAATCGTGCTCCTCCAGCATTTTATTACCAAGATTTTCCTTCTTTATAATTTTTTCTTCTTCTCTTTCTTCTTCTACTATACCTACCATCCCCTTCTGATATAGCTTTCCAACTTTTAGTTAATGCATGATGATTTGGGCATAAAATCTGCAAATTATCTACTTTATTATTATCTGGATTACAATCTACATGATGCAACTCCAGCGGTATTTTACCTGAATATTTATTTACCTCTTTCCATCCGCACTCCATGCATTTTTCTCCATGTATAGATATAAGATAAGTCTTATAAATTTTGGTATGCTCAGTAGTATATTCTCCTTTTTCTATTTTATCAAAAATCTCTTTTCTTTGAAATTCTTGTTGACACTTATTATTACAATATTTCTTATTTCCATCTATCTGCTCTTTACAGTTTGTACAATTATTAAACTTTTTTCTTTTTCTATTGTTATAACTCACCCCACATGATTTGCAACAAAACTTTTTTGGATTAGACTTATTAACTTCAAACCCACATTTACACTCTAAACAACTCCTATCCTCACTACTTGAATTATGTTCTGAAAATTTAACTCCAGATTTATTCATTTTATTCCTAACAGAATCAACACTCCTATTTAATTCTTCAGCTATATGATGAAATCTAAACCCATCTATAACAAGCTTTTTAGCTTTTTCAAACTCTTCTTTGCTCCATTTCATATCTATCTATTTTATAATAAATAGTTAAAAATAATGAGCTTTCAAAATTATTCGAAAACTATACCACTTTCATATACCAGAGCCTTGTATGGGACTCGAACCCATCTTTCAGACTTACCGAATCTGTACATCAATCCAACAATGCTTACAAGGCATATTTCAAATAACTTTTACTTTTTGGGTGAAAGATGGGTTCTGACCCCACGACCTCCCGATTCACAGTCGGGCGCTCTACGACTTTCGTCTCCAGCTGAGCTACAATCACCATATTAAATTAAAAAGAACTTTTTCTTTTTTTTGTTGAGGACCCACCGAGACTCGAACTCGAAATCGCAGATTAACAGTCTGAAGTGATAACCAATTTCACCATAGGTCCTTAATTTATTTTATTTACTCTTTTCTATTTCTTCATGTATTTCAGCATGACAATTAGAACACACTAAAATACATTTATCTAATTCTTTTTTTACTTTTTCCCAAGACCTCGTATAACCTTTGTGACCTATACCAAATTCTTTTTCATTTGGGTTTAAATGATGAAACTCTAAAGCTCTACTACATTTATTATACCCACACCTTTCACAACAACCACCTTTATACTCAATTGACAATTGCTTAACCTTTTTCCTTCTATTTTGAACTGCTTCAACATTTTTCTTTCTTTTATCTTCTTTTTGAAGGGGTGATAAAGTTCTTTTACTTACATATTCTAACACTGTAGTTTTACTCACTCCAAACTCTTTAGCTACAATCCTTGATGATTTTCCAGAATTATACTCTTTTTTAATTAATTTAATTAGTTCTTCACTAATTTTTTTTCCTTTTTTACTTTTTAATTCGTCCATAATATTAACTTTGTTTGTTAAAAAATAGGACTAAATTTTTCAAAGCATCACTTGCGACTCCAACGGGGCTCGAACCCATAACAAATGATTAACAGTCAAACGTGATACCAATTTCACCATAGAGTCATATTTCAAATTTTAAGATTCTGAACGTTTCTCAAAAACCTTTGGACACAAAAAAAGCCCGACCTATTGGCCGAGCTTCTGTATATTTTAAATTGTACTTGTGATTAAATTAGTTCATCACTTCCATTTTTGCTTATACATAGCTCGACCATACCATTTTGCTTTTTATTGCAAATCGTATTATTAATCGTTGTATGTATATTTAATGAGTACATTGTGTTTCTTTTTTCTAAATAGTAATTAAAAATTCTTTTTTTGTTTTCTTCTACGCAAATATATAACTTTTGTTCTATTAAATCCAAATCTTTTTTAAAGAAATATTGAAAATAATTCGTAACTGCTTGATAATCAAATAAAAAGGGAGTAAACTTTTTTTCACTCCCTTTCAATTATTTTACCTGTTTGGCTGTGGTCTACGTGTCCACGTTCCATTTTCAAGTCTGTAAACTCCTTGTTTAACCCATTTCTCCCAGCCGTTAGATTTGATTTTGAAGTGGTCCTCCAAGTGTGATACAGTAAAATTCCAGGATTCGAATCGACCTAAGCCTGATTCATCTCTCGCTATCCTGATAGCCTCTTGTTCCGATTTCTCTCTTGTCCAAGCTTCTGGTGTAGAAGTTTCGATGTAGAAAGAGGGGGCACGATGGCCAGCGCTGTGCTGGGTATCCACCCTCCATAATCTTAGTTTATTCATAATATGAATTTAATCCATTGACTAAATCCAAGTTATGTGCTATCGAGGTAATATGTTTTTGTGTTCTTCATGCGTTTTTAAATAAGTATTTTTTTTGTAATCTCATCCCAACGTGCCTCAAGCATTTTGCAATAAGCAATTTTATTTAGTCCATATGCACTAAGACCAAATGCGTCATTCATTTCTATAAGAAGCGTTTTTCCATCTGCAGTAACTCCGAAATCAATTGAGTAAGCCATTGGCTGAACTGCATAATCTCTTATTGCAGACTCAATAATACTATAATCTGGAGATATAGTAAAGTCCCCAGTATAATTCTTGCTCCCTATAAGACCTCCATTTAATACAAAACATCTATACTCTGTGACAAAATCAACACATTCTGACACTATCAAAGGAGTGTTCGGATTGCATCTAAGCTTCGCTTGCAACAAGTCATGCTTTGATTTAACTACATAACCAGTAAACAACTTATGCTGATATAGCGGCTTTATAAAGAAAGGAAAAGCTCCTTCTGTTTTAGAATATTCTTCAACATCTTTAAATTCCATTTCAAAAACTTTTCTTCCCATATATTCTGGAAGGTGGTGATGCGGATTATCTATCCTTGGCTGAAGTATGTGAAGCTCATCAAATATTTTTCTGATTGTATTGATTCCTCCTACAACAATTGGGTTTGTACTATGATTAATTTCCTCTGAATTTTCAAAACCAATCACTCTATATCCCATTTGCCCAAAACCAGCAGCGGCTTCATAACAGTTAACGCTTAAGAATTTATTCCCAGCTCTTTGTATATAGACTTCTCTCATTATTCAAATTTAGTAAAAAAAGGGGGAAACTAAAATATTAATTTCCCCTTTCTCTTATAAGATGGTTTTTAGAACGGTAAATCATCCGCAGCTTGAGCTCCTGGAGCTGCTACTGGCGTTTGGTTTACTGGGGCCTCTGTTGGCGCAGAAGCTGCCGCAGGAACACCTGCTTCAATTCTCCACATGTCAAGAGAGTTCCAATATCTTACGTTACCTTGAGCATCAGGTTTCCCTTCTCTACCTCTAAGGTTGTAGTGTACTGTTACATCACTTCCTACTGTGAATGTGCTCAACGCATCGCACTTATCGTTTGTTGCTTGAACTGTGATATGTTGTGGGTATTGACTATCTGCATCAATAGTTACAACAAATTCTCTTACTTTAAAAGTATCAGAAATGTTTTTCACTTCGTTTAATACTTTAATTTTTCCTGTTAATTCATTAGACATAATCTTTCTTTTTTATTTTCTTTAAATTATTATATTTTAATATACAGAATTCCAGTACTAAAATCAAGTATTTTTTACTTTTTTTTCACTTTTTTTTCTATTCCAAAATCATAATTATACCACGCCCTCTCGTGAAGGTAATATAAAACAAATTTTATGATTACATCTGCAGCTCCAATAGACAAACCAGCCTTAATATCTCCCGTAACTCCCCAAGCAAGAAAAAAACTTGTCAAGGATGCAATTATTCTCCAAGTTATAGCTTTGAATAAATGTCTTTTCCTATCTATATTTGGTTTAGTCATTGATTAAGTATTTTGCCACATCCTCTTGGATTGATTCGTCTACAAGCTCTTTCCAGTCATCATTTCCATCAATGATTGATTGACGAATCTTTGTTGCCGAAATCCAAGCCAGGTTATCTGGTGGTGTAAACTCGTTTATTTCGTATCCAACACCACGACCATAATTAACAGACTCAATATCTGGAATTACCACAACTTCAACATCATCACCCTTTGCTTCATGATATTTTTCAATCATTGAAACCGTTTGTTCTGTTGTAAATGGATTCTTTTCATCTGGCTGAATGTCTCTTACCATTATAAGAGCTGGAATACCTTCGTCCAACTTTTGTTGAACCAATGAAATATGCCCTTGATGGTAAGGCTGGTATCTTCCAACGAAAATAGCTCTCTTCTTATCTTTGTTTGGTGTTGGGTTTCCTCCATGGTTTTCTTTAGACCACTTACTTGAATCTATTGGTTCCATGTTCATCTGCGTCAAAACTTTATCAACGCATTGCTCAACGCTAAACTTCCCAGCCTCTAAAACAATATCTGGATTGTTTGGCTCTTCATACGGTGAGTCAATTCCTGTAAAATTAGGAATAATACCAGACCTTCTCGATATATAAACCAGAGAAAGCTCCTTTAAATCCGAAAGAGGCTGCTCCAGTTTCTTCACAACCCATCTCAACAAGTTGATTAAGCCTCTTTCTGGTTAGTTCATTACTTTCTTTTCCCATATGAGAAAACACAAACTCTTCAACTTCTATCTTGCTCATACTAAATTACTTTATAAAAAGTTATACGCAAAAAAAAGAGGAATGTTCTAAATTCCTCTTATAATTTTTTAGCACCAGTACCAATTTCCCCAAGTACATCTCCAGGCGTATCCAGAATAATGCTGAGTGTACCACCCGTTGTTGCCCCAAACGTATACATATCCGCTATATTGTTCTTGATACCATGTTGTAGCTCTACACTTTCTTTTAACAATAGCATTTCCCCAATTGTCATATCCAACAATTACATTTTGCCACTGAGTCCAAGATTGACCTTGATATTGATAAACTCTACCTGTAGACCAATTACTTTGTGCATCAGCTGCAAATGTCATACCCACAACAAGAGCAAGTGTCAGCATTAATTTTTTTAATAATTTCATAATTTTATTTTTATAAATTTATAAAAAATAATAATAAAAATCAAATATTAAAAAATTACTTTTCAGATTTCAATTTTATACCACAAGCTCTTTCAAACATTTCATATTGCTTAATAACATTTTTCCACATTTTATTTTTCATACCTTTTCCCCATTTAGTATTGAATTCAGCAGAATCAAGAAACTTTCTTTGAGGTTTAACAAAATCTAAAAAATCAAGACCAATCTCACTCGATAAACCTGCGATATTTTGATGAATCCAATTATACTCAAAAACTTGCATTAAGTCAGCATCTCTAATTATACCTTGCCTAATGTTTAAATCTTTACCATCAATTTCATAAGGATATTGTGTAGCATCAATTATTTCATTAACTGAATCCAAGTCAACCTCAATATCTTCAGATTCAATAAATAATTTTATTATTTTTTTTGAATTTTTAATATTTACATCATCCGTCTTCTTACCTCCTGAGTGATTTACATCATGAAAAATGGCAGCTATTAATAACTCTCTTAATTCTTTTTCGCCAGAAACACCTTCCTCTATAGCTCCAATATAACAGTATTTCAACACTGTTAAAAGATGATTTAAGTTATGATAAGGTTTATCGTTAGAATTGCTATTGATGATAATATATTTAAAAGCTTTTTAAGATAATCATATTTATCTATAATCTCAATTGCTTCTAATTTTGTGTCAACCTTTTTTTCTCCTTCATTTATAAAACCTCCTGTACCAGAAAAGTATCTGCATTCTTTGTTTTTCATTCATTTATAATATTATAAAAATAATGCATAAAAATCAAATATTTGGACAAAAAAAAGGCTAAACAACTTTGAAGTTATTTAACCTTTTTGGTTTTAAAAGCCTGAGTTTACAGCATTTATTAGCGTCCTTTAATGACCTTACCCACATCATCTTGCGGTTAATCAATGTATCCACGCACCCTTTCAGGTGGTATACGCCAGTCTCGATACCTATGGGGTATCATTCCTATCGTGCAATCTAACTCTGTATTTTCCACCTACACTATCTTGCCAGACATATGCGAGCTTTCGTTACAATCGACACCCACCTTGCGAGGATGAATGACTCCCTGATTCTGCCGAAGCATCCAGGGTCTGAGAGACCTTTTAATATACACGCCCATGAGACTTTCACTTTTTTTCTGTTTATAGTAAAAACCAGCCATGCCAAGGCTAATATATACTGCATGAGATATACAGTACGAAGAGACGTGCCCACAGGAGTGGTTTCATAACTTTTTGGTTACAAAATGCCACACGCCTCTCTGTTAGTCTATGCTGACCAACAATTAAACCCGAATTACTTTCTACGAATAGTTAAGTAACCAAATCCAAATGAGATGAAGCCCTTGCGTTTCTTACACGCTCGAACAACACAACTAAGCTTTTCCTTTTCATCAGCCGAAGCCAACTTTTTTTGCAAAATTTCTAATGCTCAACTACCATTTTTAATCTCATGATAGTTTACCTTGTCCAGGTAAGTACTCACTTATTGCATAGGTGTCCAACAGAATAAATTCTGAAGGCGAGGGTGACACCCCCTTTTATAGCTTGTTACCAAACTTTATCTTCCCACAAGGGGCTTGCAATGATTTTCATCACCACGAGACTCTACACAGCCTCAAAATGATTGTTATTTGAATTGTAAAAGCTGGTTCATGTTACATAACCAATTTAAAAGCGAAGGACTCTGCTATATTTCATACAGTTGAATGTTTGTCCCATTCTCACTTTCCTCACTTACTCTTACTGTCGAATGGACCTAAACATTTAGACCAATAACAATTTTTTCAATATTTTTAATTCAAAGAACGTTTCCTTTTGTCTTGCGACTCTGCAAAGCTAAACTATTTATTAACACAATGCAAGCTTTTTTTAAAAAAAATAAAAACTTTTTTATTTTCTACCTTTTTCCCAACCTTGTTGAGTATGGTTTTCCAACTCATGTTTTTTTATTTTCTTGTTTTCTCCATCTCTGGTAATCCAACAAGTTCCATACTGAGAGTTCTTCCCCCCTTTTCCAAGACCCTTCTTTGATTCGCTCATCAATTTCTTTGTCTCTTCTGTATGACTCTTTCCACTCCAATCGTATTGCTTTACCTTGCCTAATACATGTAGTTTTTTCATATTTTTAGAAGCTTTTTCACTATGCCACTTAGCATACTCTTTATCTTCCTTTAATTTAATAGTATGTACTTTTCCTCCACGTTTACCACCTTTTGAAGAGGATTTAATATTTAAAAATCCACCTTGACCTCCAACCATAAGATTCATACAATCTTTTTTTGCAATCTCATTTAGGTTGACAACCTCCTCCTCTCTCCTCTTCAACTCTTCTCTGGAATCTAAAAACTCCAGTATTTCTCTCTCATGGTTTTCTTCACCATGCTTGTTTATGGAATATCTCAGTCTTTTTCCTGAACCCAAATAACCATCTTCTAAATTGTCTGTTGAGTGCATTCCAATGTAATACTTGCCACTCAGCAAGTTTGTCGTCTTGTAAATGAAGTGAAACTTCTTTTCTTTTCTTGGCATAACCTATCTGTTTAAAGATAAATAGTACAAAAAAGTACAAAATCGACTAAGGGAATCCATACGGGATTCGAACCCGTGCCTCCTGCCGAAAGGCAAGCGCTCTATCCGCTGAGCTAATGGACACATCACCTTAATATCGTTCTACTAAAACTATCTTCAGGCTCCATTCACAACATTAGTAGGGTTGCTTCAGGACTTTTTTTAAAGTGGCGAAGGGAGGATTCGAAACCTCCGACCCCCAATGCTGTCCATTCTTTCACAAGAACAACTAACACACTGGTGCTCTGACCAACTGAGCTACCTCGCCAAATGATGATGTAGTCACTTACGCAGCAACACCATCAATTTTTTAGACTTTCAAAAAAGGCATAACCCCTTTCAATACATCTAAATGGGTCAAGATGACATTTGCATTAGCATCAGCTTTCAGCAGAACCTCAAGTGATGGATAATACGTTATATCTCTTTCTTCCATTTCCTCCCACCCATAACATGAACAGTGACCACCTGATACCGCAGCCTATTGCCCTGAGGCAGTGAACCCGTGTTGAGTAACCCACTCTTCGTAATCATCAAGTTGATAACCATCAGCCATTACAACCCATAGTACATCTCCTAAAGCGAATTGAATTCTGTCGATGTTCTCAATACCTGTTTCCAAGTATTTAGGACCACCCCAGTTATTCATTCCTGCTTGAGCCGAAAGTGCTTCTTCAAATGTTTCAAATTTTTTCATGATAATATCTTTTTTAGTTAGTATTAGACTTTTCCTAAAATATTATCGCTTCCTTATTTAAAGTTTGAAGAAATACGCTTCAGCAACAACTTGGTCTTCTGTTTGAGCGCAACGTTAATTACAAGCAAATCGTAATACACCTTGTTATTGCTGAATATTTTTAATTTTCAATATGTCAATGAACTTTTAGAACCGTTGTTCTAAAAAAACAAAACGCTTTGAAAGATGTAACCTTAGTCCCTTCTGCCCTATTCTGGCGGGAGCCTGAGAATGTGTTCTTATGGTACAGTCCATCGGCCTTAGTCACTCTATCGTGAGCTTTTCTTAATCTCGTCACCGAGGTATTTCGTTTTGTTTTCTGTTTCTTTATACGGGCAAAGATATATAATGTTCTACTAATTACCAAAAGAATTTTAATCTTTTTTTAAACCACTATAAATCAACCGTTTGGATACTTACTTTTTAATTCAGCAAGAACCCTTCTTTCTTCAAGTTCTTTAATATCCTTAGCTTCTTGGGTTGCTGCAGCATCATCTGCTGCAAATAAACCATCAATATCTAATTCGCCCTTATTTTCACTCACTTCATACAAAGTAGCTCTTTGAATGTTATCTCTTCCGAAATATTCAATTTTTTCTCTCACTTTATTTCCAAGCTCTTCTTCAGAAAATGCTTCAAATTCAACAATAGTTTCTCCACACGATATAGTGTAGTCACATCCGTTACCTTGATATAGGTGTAATAATAATTTTGCCATCTTAATCTAATTTTTCTAATTTCTTTAATATCTTAGGATTGAACTCATCGACCCTATCATTTCCAAACCTAATTGAAAGTCCGTCCTCTCTTGTGTTCTTAATGACAAAACCTTTTAGTCCTATAAATGCACCATATTCTACTCGGTCATCTCTATCCATTTTCTTTTCATCAAGCATAACCCAATCATTCCTCTTTACTTCTTCAAGAATATTGTCAGTCTTTACTGTATGCCTGAACTTTCCTTTGAAATACTCCAGCATCACATGAATTCTATCACTATGAAGGTATCCAAGTTCTCCAACCTGCTCAGAATCTGGCATCTCACGACCCCATGGTTCTCCAGTCAACATAACACTCGAACAAACAGAAGTTGTAGGTCTAACGTAATGCCACCCATCTCTATGAGGCATATCATAATACATGCTACCTTGTGATATAATCGTAGAGAATACCTCTGGTTCTTCAAGACCTTCTCCGAATCCTACACCCATTTCATATTCTCCTTCAAGCACATGAATAGCGCTTGGCCAAGGGTGAGGATGAAACAAAGACTCCCCTGCAGCGCAAGGATGAATAAAGTGTAAAAACAATCTATGATTTCCCAGTTGACACCAAAGCCTTTCAACGTGTGGTGGATGGTAATTTACATCTACTGATTTCCATATAGAAGCGTCACACAAAAGGTCATACAATTTAACTCTTTCAATCTGTTGTAGTTTTTCTATAAAAGTCCTTTCCATATCTAATAGCAAAAGTATGGAATGTTTGAATGAATACCAAAAATATAAACCTATTTATAAGAAACTTTTTTATAATGGACAATATTGAACTTGAAAATGAAATAGAACTAAGGATGAATCCTCACGACTTTTCCTTATCTACAGGGGGCTTAATAGATATAATGAATGAATACGATTTATCTGAGCATGATGTAGCCTTTGTTTATAGTAAAATAGTAGAAAGAAAAAGAGAAGAACTTGTAGATACCTCAAAAGATGTTATCAAATATTTTAGAGATAAAGGAAATCACTACCCTTCATTTAATGAGTTCAAAACAGTTTTTAAACAATACGGTCCTACTTTTGTAGACGACAAAATTCTAAGAGATATGCACAGGAGAGAAACACGAGATTCAAACCAAATTTCAATGTTTGAAATCAGAAAAATGATTAGAGAAGGGCTTGGTTCTATGTGGAGCGAGTTTGACCCAGAAGAATTTGAAGGTGATGCAAAAAAAGCTGCAATGCAAGACATTGGAGACGAATTTGAAGAGCTTGGCACTACTAAGTACGAAAAAGGTATGGACAAAGATGAGTTCATAGGAAACCTTGACAGAGTTAAGTTAAATTTACCAAGCGATGAAGAAGAGTTCGAAAGAATCTCCAGCATGATGAAAAAGAAAAAAAGCCATGAGGACCTATTTGGAGCAGGTACATTGAATGAGGAAGGGATTGGTCAACAAGGTTTATTTAAACCACAAGACTCTCAAGGAAATGACATAAACCTTAAAGCTCTTGTCACAAACTTGGAAGGGACAAAGAAAGGTCGTGTGCTTGGATTTGGAGATGATGGACAAGGAAACCAAACTATAAGAGTAAGCTGGGCATGGCCTATGGATATGAAATTCACAGCACCAGAAGAAATGGGAGACAAAGTAGAAATGGCAGCCGACCTTATTGTTCAAGGAATGAACGAGAACAATGGAGAAGCTGGAAGAAACAACTTAAGAGCCGTTGAAGTTACTTATGTTGACGGCACAGTTATACCAACATCAATGGCTGCTCATCTATCAGACGAAGACATTAAAGCCTATTTTGAACCAGGTAAACTATTTAACATCGGAAGTGTTGAAGATAATATGCAAGCAGTACAATCAATAAATATAATAAGAGAAGATATGGACAACTTAAATGAAAATGAAGAAGTGGTTATGGCCACTGGAATGCTAAACAAAGCGCTTATGGACTTTCACAACGCAGGAGGAAGCAAAGAGTCTGCACAACAACAGCTTGATTCTGTTTTTGTTGGCTCAGACAGCGAATGGTCTACTCATGTAGATGCTATGAAATCAAAATACCCCGACATGTACCAAGATGGTATTGAGGAAGCGAGAGGTCTTGGTCATGGAGTTAAAAATTCAGGAGATAGAAATGTTAAAAGAAGTAATGATAATTCTCACGCTCCAGTAACAACTCTTCCAGAAGGTAGAACTCTTGATTCTAAAATCAAAACTTTATCAGAAAGCGCTCCTACAAAGAAGGACCTTTTAAACTTCATTAGCGAACAAGCAACAAAGCTTGCTAAAGATATTAGAGAAGGTAAATAAATTAAATATGAATTTAGTAGAACAGCTGGCTAAAATATTAAAACCAATACTATCTGAAGAATTGGAACCAGAGGGCGCTTCATACAAATCTACTCTTAATAGAATATCTGAATTGTCAGATGAGATTAATGATTTGATTGACGAATCGGATGACCTACCTTCTTGGATTCAAGATAAGATTACAATAGCAAATCACAATATGGATGCTATTCTTGGTTATTTTAAATCTCAAGAACTTGACGAAGAGTCAAAAGGTCTTTGGGCAAATATTCACGCCAAGAGAAAAAGAGGAGAATCTCCTGCTAAAAAAGGAGAAAAAGATTATCCAGATAAAAAATCATGGGACAAAGCTTCTAAGTCAGAATCTCTTTCAGAAGAAGAATATAATGAAGCATGTTCAATAATGGAAAGAGTATCTTTCATGTCTGAAGGAGATAAGTTCGGCTTTAAAGAGATTGATGCTCCAGAATTAAATGAAGCTGAATACCAAGGTAGAAAAGTTGAGCTGGGAAAACCTACAGCAGGTGATGTCAAAAAATTTAAAGTATACGTTAAGAATGATAAAGGAAACGTAGTTAAAGTAAACTTTGGACAAAAGGGTGTTAGAATTAAAAAAAATAACCCAGAAAGAAGAAAGTCATTTAGAGCAAGACACAACTGTGAAAACCCAGGACCAAGATGGAAGCCGAGATATTGGTCTTGTAAAAAATGGTAAAATGAAAAAAGTAATCTGCAAAAATTGTGATTGGAAATGGGATATAGAAAAGGATGACAAAAACCCTTACTTATGTCACAAATGTGGGTACGATAATAAGAAAGATAAATTTGACTACAAAGCTCTTAATAAATGGAAGAGTGATAATGGAATCAAAGAATATATAATAGACATCAGAAAAATAATACAGGAAGAATTTGAAAAAATTTTTAAAATTGATTATCCATACCATAAAATCGAAAAGCTAGTAGATTATTATAAGGAAGAGTTTGATGATTATATGGATAAACAAGGGTGGAATATATTTCAATCCGATTCACCTTCGCTTTTATGATAAATATAATACTGATGGTGATTATTTTTGGCAAATTCAAGTTGTAGATGAGCCATATGGAGAAGCTGGATTCTATGACCAAGATAAAAATGCTGTTATTGGAATTTCTACAGACCAAGAAGCTATAGGGCTTGCTAGAAAAACAGGCCTCATGGTTGATGATGATGGAGTTGTGTTTGGATTTCAAGGACATTCACTTTTATCTGAAGAAATTAACTTGCCGATAGAAATTGGTGATGAAATTTTAACTGGACGATTCAAAAACAAGAAGACTAAAATTAAATCTATTGATAAAAACGATAAGGGCGACTTAACAATTAATGATAAGCCTGCTCTTAAGTTTAGAATACCTAAAAATACAAAATAGAATTAAACAATCCTACCAAAATCTCTTTTACCAACTTTCATTATTTGACTCCGCATGTACCGATGAAGGGTTTCGAACCCTAAGCCTTATCCTTATGAGGGATACGTACTAACCTATTATACGACATCGGCATGTGATGGATTGATAGCTCCATCGGGCATTTTCCTTATGAGAATCCATTGTTCTTCTTCCACTGCTCATGCTTTTGCTCAACACTATACATGAAAGAACCTCCTGGAATTACCTTCGCATCTGGGAATCCGTTTTCTGTTGTCAAAACAGATTCTGATTCTTTTATTGCACCAGTAAACTTTCCAGCACCTTTCTTATTTTCAATATTACCTGTTGAAGGATTGTATTAAAATTAATTTTTACTTTTTTTAGTTTATTTATTAATAAACCAAATATGAAACCTAAATATACAAACGAACAACTTAAACATGCTAAGTCTTTTGATAAATTACCATTAGAATGTTATGAATGTAATAAAGATTTTTTTATAGCAAAGACGCACATCAAAGATGCTAAAAATCCAAATTGCAAAAGAACTGGTGAATTTTGCTCAAAACAATGTTTGTCTTTATCAAAAAAAACAAAAGCTAAATATAATTGTCATAACTGCGGAAAAGAATGTGAAAAAAAGATTTCTCAAATAAAACTATCAAAATCAGGTTATAATTTTTGCTCAAGGAGCTGCACATCATCTTATCATATGAAAAACAAAAAATACGGCACAAATAGGTCTAAATTAGAACAGTGGATTGAAATTCAATTAACAAAATTATACCCAAATCTTAAAATATCTTATAATGACAGGCAAATTTTAAATCCTTTGGAATTAGATATATTTATCCCAGAATTGTCAATAGCATTTGAATTAAACGGCATTTTTCATTATGAACCCATATTTGGACCTGAAAAGCTAAATAAAACTCAAACTAAAGATTTCAACAAACACAAACTTTGCTTTGATAAAAGGGTGGATTTATGTGTAATTGACACATCAAGTCAAAAATATTTTAAAGAACAGACATCTAATAAGTTTTTAAATATAATTATAAAAATTATTCAAGAAAGATTTTAATTCTATGTAACTTATTTGAACAAATAATCCGTTCTAACACCACCCTTAGGCTCAATAAACTCTACCATATAAGACTGTTCAGTTCCATCATTCATATGAACAATCAAGTTACCAGTTTCATCTCGGTTCACTAAAAAATTCTTTCTCACCTCTTCTCTCTTGTCTTTCATGACTTTTGTTTTTAAAATTATATTTTATTTCATTATCGAACAAATGAGCAGGTAGACGGGATTGAACCGTCTCTATTCCAGATTGGAAATCTGGCGCACCACCATTTATGCGTTACCTGCGTTTGTGGACATGGGAGGAATTAAACCCAAGACGTAAATCTCGCTTACTTTGCTCCTGAAATGACTAATGCGCACTTATCAATTCACTCACGTTTCAACCCTTAGCTTTCTTAGCACCAACACCAAAGTTGGGACGGTTCATCTCACCGCAAGCATATCCATATTTGCCTATTTATAGTCGTAGCAAGGACTTTGAGCGAAATGTGGGAATCGAACCCCGTCTTCTCCTTGGAAGGGAGACGCTTTCAGCCATTAAGCTACATCTCGCATATGGAGTCATTTATACACAGCTCCTGAGTGTTTATTTTACTTATTAAGATTTTTTAATTTATCTTTCTTATTGTCCTCTTGGGTAATTCTTAATCTTGCTGCGAAGTCCATTTGTGAAATTAGTTTTTTAATCCTATCAGGGTCTTCATTTTCTTTATTTTTCATAGTTTGGTTTTTAACAATATTATAGCCTTCAACTTTTGTGGGGGTGGTTGGATTCGAACCAACTCAGACCTATGCCAATGGTGTTACAGACCATCCCAACTCTCCAACTTTGGCGCACCCCCAGTTTACGAAATTTCTTTTATTTTCAGTTTGCGGATTTCGTAATCCCATTTCTGCTATTCTTAATTTGTCAGGGAACAAAGCACTGACAAACGTCTTGTCTGAATTGTAAAATTCATTTCCCTTAGTGGAGGTGGTCGAAATCGAATCGACCTCAGGAACATTGCAAATGTTTCTCGCCAGCCTTGGACATGCACCCCCATTGCGCTATGGTGGAAAGTACTTTCCTATGGTTACCATAACTTATTTATCCGCTTTTTGTGGAGAAATAGGGAGTTTAACCCAGTTCAGTCGCTCCGCTAAGCTGTTACACAACATTAACTGAATACTTAAATCTCCATTATTTATTATTTTTCATAATTTCAAAGTACTTCTGATTCCTCAATCTTTTTTTCTTGTCGATTCTATTTCTAAAATCTTTAAGAAGAGGTTCTGGAATCTGGATGCCCCTCTTTTGGAACTCTCCTAATATTTCTTCCTCTGTAAATGTCCAGTCGCAAATTCCATCGCTCCACTGGTCCACCCAAAGACCAAAACTTCTTTTTCCACTCATTACAGCTTTGACGATATTCGGATGTCTTGTCCTTATCACTGTATTCCTCTTGATGTCTCCGTTTTCAACTTGCCTAAAGCAATATTTACCTTCTTCACCATTTGGGTCAAACTCAGTTTCTATTATTGAGCCTGAGAATTCTAATAACCCACTTCTATAGCTCTTAAGAAAAAATATAAACATTTCATTGAAGTTATCAGAATATTTTCTAAGCTTCCTGTTTTTTCTACTTCCTACTTTCTTTTTTTGCTCATCAAGCCTACTTAACTTCTGGCTCCCAAGCGGTGTTCTCCTTGCTCTTTCATTTTTTCTAAATTTATAAATTAATTTAACATTACCCAGCGGTCCCGAACGGATTCGAACCGTCAACCATCTCGCAGACAACGAGCTACACTACCAATTGTGCTACGGGACCTTATTGTCTAAGTGACAGGGGTCGAACCTGCGGCCTGAGCGCCCCAAACGCCCCACTCTACCAAACTGAGCTACACCTAGATATTTTGCGGTCTATACGGTTTTCGAATCCGTCTGATATTCCTCCGTGACAGGGAGGTGGACACCCAAGCATCCCCATAGACCATTTTTTTAAGTCTGATGAGCTGGATTTGAACCAACGTGCTGCAATTTCCAAAATTGCCGAGATAAGCCTGACTCCTCTATCACCAGATATTTTACTTTAATTTCCAAGATGTCAATTTTTTACTTTCGAAAGACTCAGTGACGTTTCACAAAAGTCTATAAACAAAAAAAGCTCGGTCCTTTTTGGAACCGAGCTTTAAACTATTCGTTTAGATATTATATTATCAAACTTTAAGTTTATGCAAAACGATTCCGTCCCTGCTGCAATCATCTGCCGCTGGCGCCCCCATATAGCCCATCGGGTTAATTGAAGTGTTCTCGTTATATGTATAAACTTTTTCCATTTGAATTTGTTTCTCTTTTTTCTAAATAGCAGAAAATTTCTTTTTCCGCTTTCTTCTACGCAAATATATAACATTTGTTCTATTAAATCCAAATCTTTTTTAAAGAAATATTGAAAATAATTTTGAACCTCTTGATTACCAGCAGTTTATCTCACGATAAAATTTTTCGAAATTTTTCATTTCTTGTATTGTGTAGCCGTATCTCTTTCTATTATGCTCTAAAGACTTCTTAATATCACCATCTTTATTCCTTAAAGTTGATGCCTTCCAATCAACAAGCATTTCAATTCTATCAAGTGGTTGCATTTCCTTTAGCAATAAGTACATCAGCAGGAGTCCATACAGCAACCATGTCAACACCTATTTTCTTACGTTTTCCAGTTTTAATAGTCTTACCATCAGAAGTAACTTTCACTACGTCTCTTGTTTCAGTGTATCCAGTATTATACTTAATAGAAGCATCTGTATTCTCGCTTGCAGCGATGAAGTTAATTGCCTCTGGGTTATAAGTTGTTTCATCTGTGTTTACAGGGATTCCATTATCAGCAGCCCATTTTACAACGATATTCCAGTCACCATCTCTAATAACGGTAGCACATGTCATACCTCTTGCATTTTGAGGGTCTTGCTTAACAGATGGTGGAGCCATGAATTGGTCCTCACCTAATGAACGTCCACATGAGTATATAATCTCAGCTGTGTAGTCATTACCTAATCTTGATAACTGTTCGTTAGCTCCTGCAAGCCATGCTGGACCATAATCACCCAATTGTTTATTTAATTAATTATTAGTTTAGCGACTACAAAATAAGCCAAAATTTACAACCTATGCAAATTTTAGCCTATATTTTTTAATACTTCATTGGAAAGTCTTCCAAATCTTGGTATACAATTATTTTACATGAATCATTTTCGATTACAATATCTAAGTGAGTTCTTACTTCAGTAGCATTAATTTCTGCTATATAAACAAGAGTCTTAATGCCATCTTCATCATACATTTTCTTAGGCTTACCAAGTTTGTATCCGAACTGCATTTTTTTATAGTGCTCAAGAATAACATCTTCACCGTGTAGGTCAATGCTCATTTGAGAAGTAAACGCCAGCATAGTTTCATACTCGCCTTGTATATACAAAGTTTGGAAGAAGTTTCCAAAATCGCTTCCATATATCAAAGCAGGATTAGAAAAAGGTTTATTTTCTAACTCAGAAGAGCTATCTTTAGCTGTAACCAATGGACCTGGGCCTGGCTTTATTTCAAGCTCATCACATGACACAGTGATTAAACAGACTAATAATATGTAAATATAGTTTCTCATAATATTATCTTGTACGTATAAAAGTTAAAAAATGTTTCAAATTTTTATAGAAAAATACTAAATGTCTATTAAACTCAACATATTAGAGTCTAAAAAACTATTAACTATCTAATGTCTGATGTTGATTTTAAGGAAGAGTTTGCTGTAGAGTATAGCTCTATATTTGAGAAGCACTTAAGAAAACTATTGAATGACGGGCCTATACTTAAGCAAGCTTGCAAGGATAGGTTTGGTAAGTTACTTGAACCAGATGAAGAGAAAGAGCCTGAGTACCCAGAATCGGGTTCTGGCGAAAACGTTGCTCCAGGACCAATCTTGTCAGACTCTAAAGAAGTAGTTGTGTATACTGGCCCAAAAACAGAAAACAAGGAACCAGCTTTGCTATTGGTGGGAGACCCTGAAAAAGTAAAACACCTATAAAGAAAAATTGTTCAAAAGACACATCCAGACAAAGTGAATAGCGATGCGCTAAATGAACTTTACTATAAAGCTACAAAAGCTAATAAGTCGAAAGACCTTCTAGCTCTATACTCTATTTGTAATGAGCTTGGAATTAAGTTCAATATTACTGATAAAGAAATTGCTATAATTAAGAACAGACTTCTTGCGATAAAACAACAACAAGAAAGGTTTGAGAAAAGCCACTTATGGTTATGGGCAAACATAGAAGATGATAAACAAAAAAGGAAATACTAAAACACTTCCTTCTTAATAACGCTCCTATGGTTAAAGGTTTGTTTTAACATACTCTGTCAAAGCCTCAACATACTTTTCAATATCAGCGTGATAGAACCCTACTGAGTTCATGCATCCACACTCAATGATATAATACCTCATATCACCATCTTCATGTCTTACACTTGCTATATCAATAGCTATGACCTCATGTGGAGCATACTCACTTAGTCTGTCTTCAACAAACTGAATCATATCTGCTGGAATGTCTTCTCCAGACTTTGAAAGTCTAAAGTTCTCTCTGTACCTTGAACTGGTTACTACCTTTCCATCTACACAATAATTTCTCCACTCTTTATGTATGTTGTAAGCTGGGCCAACAAGTATTTTAGAATCTTCATTCAACGGACCTTCGTACTTAATCATGCGCTCAATCATGTCCATGATTTCATATTCATTAGCTGCTGTGCCATCAAACTCTTTTCCATCACCATCTGGTCTAACAAACAAAGTTATACATGGATTGCTTCTGTCATTATCAAGAAATTCTGAAACCTTCATTATCTCAGCTCCAGATGAAAGCATGTGTTCACCCCACTTATTAATATAGTTCTCCATAGAGAAAGTATCTGGATTATAAAACAACCCAACTGGATTCAATTGCTCATGAAGATTATTCATAAAAGTAGTTGAGCCATAATAAATATTCTCATACTCATCATCAACTGGAAACTCTGGTAATTCATCTGAAAAAGGAACTACTATAACTTCTACGTGCTCAATACCCAGTTTATCACAAGCATCTTGAAATTGGTTCCTGTCGTTTTCTGCTATCAGGTTGTCCTGAATAATCCACCTCACTTTCTTCATTATGAATCAAAATTTAAAGGCCTACCCGTTTTGTCACACTCTATTATAAACGGACCAAGCATTGCGTTTTTATATTGCTCTTTTTTGCAGTGACTACACTCATAACTCCAAACACCATTCTCTAATTCATAAGAATAAGATTCTGAATGAGATAATTCATTTCCGCATGAACACCAGTTTAAAGAATGCTTCCACCCTTCTGCTTTCTCAAGCTTTGTTCCTTTTACAAAATCAGTATTTATAATCCATTCGCTATTAACGAAGTAATAAAGATTTCCTGTTAGTTTTCTAAACCAACTCAATTGTCTTAAATATCGTTTCATATTATTTAACTGTCATATGAGTTTCCCAGAACTTGACAGACTTTTCGAAATTGTCTTCAATTTCCTTCATCTCTGTTTGGTACTTCACAACATCACTGTTGTATTTCTTCATTAATTCTGATTCCTCTACAAGATTTGGCTTCACTGGAGGAACTGGAAGTTTCATTCCACTACCACCCATTGATAGGTCCATGTAATTTCTCATCATTGTAATTGGCTTCATTGGCTCCTCTCTCGGAGTCATCTGACCAAGTATTGCAACAACACCCCAATCGGCATCAAAAGGCTCTGACTTCTCAAGACCGATTGCGTCAACTCCACCTCTTGCTAAAGTTTTCTCATAATCAATCAAAGCTTCTTTGTCCATCTGCGCCTTGCTGTAAAGAACAGTGATTGTGTATTTTGCCACTGGCTTGCCAAATGGAAGCTCAAGCCATCTTGATAACACTGGCCATTCACCTTTTCTTCTTGATGAATATCCGCTTCTAACAAAAGGGTAGTGTGCTAACTCAAAAGGAATTGCTCCAGCTTTAGCATCAGTTATGTTTGCCATAACAAGAAGTTTACAGAACGGAGCATATCCATCAAGAATGTTAACACGAACATGCCCATCTGATTTATCAATCATTCTATCTTCTGGTTTGTCAAAGTATAGATTTTTAAAACCATTAAGATGTTGTTCAAAATCTACTGGTTCTAAATTTAGAATTTTTGTTCCACCAAAGTCTTGGTCGAAATGTCTTAAGGCGAAATCACTAATCTTGATTGTGCCCAATCTTTCTGTTTGTTCTTTCATTATTTTTTAATGTTTAAAGTAGTTGGCTCTATTCCCTTTTCGGTCTTAATAAATAGGACTGCATCATTTGTTGCTTTATTGTCTTTTACTAAATAAGCAAGAGTCCCACAACACTCTGTAGAACCTATATGATTTACATATCTGTGATTACACACAAAACACTCAACTGTTATATCATTGTTTTCCATTGCACGAATTTACGAAATAAAAAAAGGGGAACCAAATTAATGATTCCCCTTTTATACGTCATAAAACTTAAATTGTTCCATTTTGGAGCAACTACTTAGTGAATAAAGTAAACTGAGCCTTTTTCTTCATCACACGTTAAATATTGAGGGCTTCTAAATAAATTTGGACCGCAGTGGTGTGTGTTTGCTGAAATATATAGCTCCACTATCTCATTATGAGAGTTTCGCACTTTGCATACCCATCCGTCCTGTATTCTTTTAGCATCCTCCAATGCTTTTAATTGATAATTATATCCTTTTTCACATTCATAAAGGGTCTCGCCCTTCTTGATGTTACTAATTTCTAAGTAGTAATCTACCCAGTTTTCGCCTAAATCGCATTCGCTCGGCTTGATAAAATTTGTGTTTTTCATAACTTTAAATGTTAATTTTTCAAAGAACTCGTATAACTTTTTATACATCTATAAATAGTTACATAAACGAAAAACGGGGTAAAAAACACTAAATGTTAATAAAAAAATGGCACTAATTTTAGTGCCATTTTGTCAGTATTAGTATGTTAGTTTTCAGCCTTTTAAACAGTAGTAATGCTGGCTTGGTTTTTGCTATTAAGCATCTCATTATATAAAATTGTCTGATTTGTCATTACGAATTTAATGTTTTCGTAAATCGGCTCTTGAGAGACATGTGTTCTACGAGCCTCTTTAAGCGTTGGTACAATTTCCTCCATAGTTTCTTTAAGGTATTCTGATTGCTTTTCTGGCTTGAAGCCTCCAACCATTGTCAATAGATTATGAACTCTATCAAAACCTTTTGCAAGAGAGGCGATTGGACAAGTAGCTAAGTTTGCAAAATAAGTAACTGCTGGAATCTTAACCCCATTTATTACCATTTAACCCAGTTTTCTCAGTATAAATTTCATTCCATTCTTCTAAGTTTAAAATATTATACCCACTTGTTAGTAAAGTAACTTTGTAACAATTATCTCCAAAATGTTTTGCATAATCTAAATTAATCGAAAAATAATCAATGGGCTTCTTGGTTTTATCATAAATACCATCAACACAAGTATATACAATAGTTTTACCAAAACCCCTCACCTTTTCTATCATTTCCCTTATTTCCATATTCTTTTTATATATAAATATTCTAAAATTAGACCTCCACTAAACAAACCGTACTTGTGCTAACAGCGTATATAAGAAATGACACATAAACATTCGTACTAAATTTAAACTTTCTGCAAGTGCCACTTCTCATATACGCAAAACGTTACCCACCATTAAGGTAGTTCGGTAACAACATAGTTTATAGCCATATTTATTTCAGTTTCAATCTGAAATTTAAAGCCCTTAAATTCATACACTTTTTTATCCTTTACTTTTTCAAGGCTATATTTTTGCAATAGTTCATATATTTCAGAAAGTGAAATACTGCTTACATTTGCTTTTATATTTAAATTTATTGTCATCATATCTTTCAATTTAACGGTGGGTAACACTACCTAAAAACAAGTTCGTGCCTCACCAATTTTTAGCCTAAACGTTATGTGCCATACTAAAACAACCATATAGCATCACAAAACCCATACTTTATACGAGCCTCTTTCCAAAATTCTGCTTCTGCAAATTCAATACATTGGGTTTTAACTTCAAATTTTTCTAACCAACGTACTTTATCAGTAATTTCACCTCTTGCAATTCCATCACGCTTGTCGATGTAAACAAATGGTTCTACAATAAATTTACGTTTACATAAAAAAGTACGGCACATAACATTGTATAAACCCAATGCCTTTAGTGCTTTTTTGATATGATATTTCATAATTTTAATTTTAGTGTTGTTAATTAAGTTCATTGATAGGCACTGTGTTTATACCTACCGTTACCTGCAAGTTTTAAAAAGAAAAAAGCCCTTCCCATCAACCGACATGCTATACAAACACCCAGCAATGCTATGACTTTCAATAAACTCAATCTTGTGACCAGCAATTTCATAAACTTTAATTTCATCAAGTTCAAACTCATCTTTCTTTCCAAAAAGTCTTTTCCAAAAACCCACTATTTTCTGTTCATAAATTCATATCCATACCACTTATACTTGCTGTAATCAACAAGTTCTGCAGGCTTCCAGGTTTTTGTCCAGTGCTCATCAGTTTTAACGTGACCCTGGCGAACCAGTTTGAACAAATTGTTGAATTCGTTATGATGCACGTCAAGAACTCCAGCGTTTCTACTATCGTATCCTTCAATGTTTCTAATCACAAATCCTTCAGATGAGTCAGCTCCAGTATCAAGGTCGTATCCACCAAGCAACCCTGGAGTATCAACACTTTCAACCCAAGTCATTCCCAGATTCTCTTTTAACCAATTGTCAAGCAAAACATCTTCATCAACATCATCACGATAAAAATCTTTCAATGTTGTTTTAATAGGAATCACTGGAACCGTTGGAAAATCAAACATGGCAGCGTAGAACTGGACTTCCTCCCAAGATAACCACTTGCCATTTTCTCTGGCAGCGAATACATAATAATAAGATTCAAGATTCTTGTAAGCAACAGAGTGAATTCCATACATGTTCTCGCCAAACAATTCAAGCTTACCAAGGTCATTTTTAATCAACTCCCAGCGTTCACGCATTGGCTTATCCCAAGGATGTGCTGTTGGAGTAACATGACTTCTGGCAAATACTCCTTCTTTTTTGAAGTGGTTATTTTGTCCATCAAGCTTTTCTGTCATTACAAGCTCTGGCATTTCAGCAAAAGCCTTGACGTAACCCTTAGGCATGAAGCGGTCATCAGATGTCGTTCCGAGCGAAATCTTTGCATGAAGGCATCTTCCATATTTATCCTAGCTACTCATTATTTTAACTTTTTCTTAATCCTACAAAGTTCGAGATATACCTCTTCAACCTCTTCTATAAATTCATCACTATAATCTCCGCTTCCCCATGTTTCTGGGTCCAGAAATTCTCTTAAATCCTTAACAGCATCACGAACATTAGCTCTGACACTTTCTATTTTCTCATCTGCTGTTGTAGTTGCACTCATCTTCTTATTCCTTTTTTGTATAATTTATAACTATTCTCTACATATAGATAATCGTAGTTGTCAAGGCACCTATAAAGATTCGTTCTCAGAATATTTATATCATACTTGAAGTGTTCTTCGATTCCTCTGGTTATGTCATCAATTATAACAAAATAATCAACATCATTATCGTCAATCCAGTGCTGAATTTCATCAGCTCTTCCATTGTCAAGTTCTGGTGTTAACCCGATTACTTCAGCTTCAATTCCTCTTTTTTTGAATAGGTCTTGAAATACTTCTAAGCTTCTCGTTTTTCTCCAGGTTGATGAAACTACAATCTTACCATCAATGTGATTGGTTATTTTATTTAATGCATCAATTGCTGCAGGTTCAAAAAGGTGACCATCAACATCTCTATTTTCTGTTGAGTTTCCCATCTTTAACCAAGAAGCCAACACTCCGTCTATATCTAAAAATACTATATTCATTATACGCAAATATAATTAAAATGTTCTTTTCGTGAAAGGGTTTATTGATTTTTATTATCCAACCTGGATGCTGGCCTTTTAATATCCCAATGCTTTGGCATATATTTAGGCTTCATTGTGTCAATGAAATGTTTTCTCCACATTTCTACAAATGCCTGAATTGAATCTGGGCCTTCAAGTATTAATTTCTCAACAACAATCTCTCCATGAGATTTCATCTTCTTAGCTTCATCGTAACTAATTTCAATTAAGTTATCAATTACTTTTTGAGTTACATTTTTCCTTCCAGTGTAGATTCTAATCTTTTCTTTATGGTCATCTAATTTATCTTTAGGGATTTGGTCTCCATGATTTTTAATTGCATGCGCAGATTTTATAGCATAAAATAATTCATGATTTATAGTTGAGCTACCTTCAAGAGGAGCATTGTATTTCTTTGCTAATTTTATCTTTAGCTTATCAGCAACTCTCTCGTACTCATAATGCTCATTACTTCTTATCGGAACTATGTCATGAGAATTAGCGCTCTTATATTCTTCTGGAAAATACTTTCTGTAGCAATATGGAGAAATGTGATGTGTTGTCAATGACTCAAGAATTTTACTTCCAGTTACAACACACCTATTTTTCTTTTTAGATAAAGAATACTTATCTCCCTTATTCCCTTCATCTTTAGGTTCAAAGTTAAATTGTATCTTTCTACTTTTCATTTTAACTGAAAAAATAGTAAACAAGAAATTTAAAATAGGATTTATATGCTTTATCTCGAAAGCTAAAGGTTTCTTGGTTTTTTCATCAACACGACTAAGGTACCAGTCAATTTTTTTATCAACACAGAGAAACATTAAATTACCATCTGGAGAATAAACTCTACAATTTACATAGATTTCATTCTTTCTCGAATTACCATTATACTTAAGAAAGTTTTGAGCTTTAGAGTCGTAGGATGTTGTTTTGGATTTTCTCATATGCAATTATACGACAAAAAAAACAATTATGTTCTAAAGTGTTGATAAAAAGTTTAAAAATCTTTTTCTTGTGGGAACTCGTGAGGGCCATCGCTAACGCTAATATTCAAGGAGTGTCCTCCAGTTTTTTCTTTAGGAAACTCTCTTGGTTGACCTGGTTTCAAACCATTGCCTCCAATTGACATATCAATTTCTTCAATATCATCTCTGTTAATACCACCTTCGTTTGCTGCGAGATAATCAGCAGTTCCTTGAAAGGTTTTAATTCCATATCTATTGTCAATTCCATGCTCTTTTATGAACCAACCTTTTGGAACTCTCATGGATGCTTCTGCAGCAAATCCTGGTATTGGATACCAATCTCCTTGAGTTTTGGAGCCCGTACCTTTCATAGAACTGTAAAACAATACAACCGTGCCGTCTGGGTATCCTACTTCAGCAAGAGCTCTTCCACTTCTTTCTCCAGTAGATAAAACTTGCAAACCTGCAATATTGTCTGAATAGTTATTATCAAGCTTTGCGCCTGTTGATTTTAACTCAGCCAACTTATCATATATCTTTATAGGTGGAAAGTCGTAATTCTTGTCGTTAGTCGTGTGTCCTTCATTCATGACTACGAATATAGAACTTTTTTTTAACTCTTCTCTTATTATTTTTCTAATATCCATCATAACAACCAATCTGCATTAGGATTATAACTTATTAAGTCTCCGTTGAAGTACTTCTTAAGCATCTCTTCGTGATTAACCTTAGGAATATCTGGCATTGCCATTTGTTGACCTTGCATTCTAATGTATTCTTCTCTTAATTTTTGGTAACTTGCGCTTCCTGGACCAATCCAAGACTTAGCTTCTTTGCACCAAAAAAGTTTATCATCAGCTATTCCAAAATGCTCAACCATGGTTCTATGACACTTGCTTTTAGTTTCAGAAAGGTCAACATGCTCCGCTATTCTAAAGTTTGTATTAAACAAAGTATTAAAACTCTTAAGTAAATCATTCACTCTTCTATAGGTGTGATTTTCCATATTAAAGCTCTCGCCTTCAAGAAGGACTGACTCTTGGTCTATTTGAATTTGGTTTCTATGATTTAACTTTATATCCTTTGGTTTCACTTCACAAAACAAATACATCATAAGAGATGTGTGAACTGATTCATAAAACTGCTCCTTACCAGAAGGTTTTCCACTCCTATCAAGAAGTCTGTTTTTTTTGATTGCGTAACCCATTGTCTTCTTTTCAAGTTGGGTCATATTGTCTTGCATTGGATATGTGGTCCTACTCGCTCTCACTGGAAGTCTGTCAATATTATCAACTCCTATGTCATGAAGGGTTGCTGCTTTTCCGCCAACTCTAAATGAAGAATCTTCAGCTTGAGAGCTCTCAATCACGCTTTCACTCTTCGGGTCGTATGAATTGTAGGTATTTATAATTGACTTAACATTCATTTCTGGAATGCCGAGAAACTTTGATGCACCTTTGATGTTTGACTCAGTAATAGACTTTGGGTCAACCTCACAAAGTTCTTGTAGGTAATATTTTTGATTTGTGTTAAAATCCCACTTTAAGTGGTTGAAAGTTGTAGGTACAGGAACTGAAGCATAACCCTTATAATAAGATTCGCTCAACACGGTCTTTTGAACCTCTTCCCTTATTAGCTTTCTTATATCCATTATTATTCACCAACACTTATTGTAAATAAGGTTCCAGTTGGAGTATCCATTGTTGGAGTATCTACAATCTTTTCAGCAACCTCATTGATTCCTCCAAGAATATCTAAAAGAGACTGCTTAGCTCTTATGTCGCTTACATACTTTGCAGTACCCATTAAGTCCTGCTTAATTTCGTCATCAATTTCAGCAGCTTCGTAATCACCACTTTCAAAATCATCAAGACCTTTTCCTACTCTTATGTATTTTAGATTGTCGTTAATGTAGTTTTCTATAACATCACCATCAAGTTCCCAATCGCCTAAATCAACATCAGGCATTCCGTCTTCATCATATCCATTAAAAGCCTCCTCTCTATCTGCATATTCTGCATAATCATCATTATCTTCTAACTCAGTGTTGTAGACATAAAGTCTTCCTTTTTTATCTTTTACAATTGCAAAACCAGCATTACCTGCATACCAGATTACTTCAAAGCTTATTTCGCTTGCAGTATTTCCCTTTCTTGTGTTGTCAGTTTGGTTCCATGGTGCAGATGAATCGTACTGAGCTCCTGCTGGATAGTTCTCATTTAGAGCTTTCCTAATTTCTTGTTGTATAATTTTCTTAATATCCATGTTTAATCAATGTTAACTTCCCCAAGTCTTTTAGCCACTTCTGACTTAACTTCTGGAGATGATGTTTTAAAATAACTTTGTACTGCTTCGTTTATGTGCTTCAATGCCTCGCTTAGATGTTTGTCAACTTCTGGGTTTGTTCCAGACAAACCTAATTGCTCTTTAACTTTTTTCGATGAACCCTGAATATCTTGCATGAATGATAGACCAGCTGAAACTTGGGCCTCAAAAGCCTCATAGTCCTGACGGTCATGATACTGCCTTTCTTCTGCAGCATAGTCATAATCCTCACTAATAAATTTAGCTATTTCTTCTGATACTATTTTTCTAAGATTTTTTTCCATAATCAAGCTTTAATATAAATAGGATAAAAAATCCTATTTAGCATCATAAAGCTTGTTATCTTGCGCCAATACTCTGGCTACATTTTCTACTTTTTCTAAAGTATCCTTATACACGAAAGAGTCGTGCTTATATGGGTTATAGTATATTTCTCTAAACTTAGAAACATCCATTCTTTCGTCAAGACACCTATAAGAACAAGGCTCAACATAAGCGTGAACACCTTTTCTCTTGTCTCTAATAACTTTCTGCCTTCCAGCTTCATATATCTTGAAGTTGCAGTTTTCAAGCATCGCAACAGAGACTCTATCGGTCACACGGTAGCCACGCCTCTCCTGGAGATACGATTGAATTGAGAAATTTCCCTTGTGTAGATTTCGATATACCCTAAACGGCTTTATCTTCTTCATAATGCAAATGTATAGTTTTTAATTAAGGAAAATTACCTACTAAACCATGTTTTTTTACATATAAGGCTTGCTGATTATACAAGCCTCCTCCACACTCTTCTTTGCTTTTCCAACTTCTTTTGAAGCTTCGTTTAGAGCTTTGGCCAACCTATTTCGTCCACCCTTCGTATCTTCCATTGAGTCGAGGAATAGTTTTCCAGATAATCTATCTAATAAATGTTCTAAAGATTTATAATGAAGATTACTGATGTCATCAGCAAGCTCATTTATTGTGCCATCGTATTTCTCAACTTCTTTCTTGTGTTTTTGACATGTGTTTCTCATATAATAATATAATAAAAAATATATTTATAATCAAGAACTTCTTTGCGCATATGGCGGTTAAGATTCTTTGATTTTATTAATTAAAATAATTAAATCTTCATCAGAATGTCTATTTTTCATATAGTTAACACCCAAAACAACCCATCTAACATTGTTTTTTATATAGCCTAATTTGTTATCAACCCTATCTAAAGAAGCTGTTTCATAAATCTTAGTATCACTTTCTCTATTAGGCAATTTAATAGATATACCTGTAATTCCACACAACCCATTCTGCTCATCAAATAGTACTTCTAAATATTTACTATCCAAATCACACTCATAACCTTTTTTCTTAGACCTTTGAATTACTCCTTGTAAATAACAAGAAAAAGGATTGAAGGCTAGGGCGCCAAAACACTTACTTGAACAGGTGTTTTTATCTTTAATGTCTTTTTTGCTTTTAAAGTATTCTTTACCACAAATATAACATGATACAGGATGTATTCTATTAGATTTAATGTGATTAATAGTAATGTTTGGATAAATATTCTTTAAAGATTCGTATTTGTTTAAATGACTTTTATTTATAGTATCACTATTTCTATACTCACCAACCTGCTTTAGCACTTTAAGTTTGTTTTCTAAATAATGCTTGTGCCTATATTTTTTATGACAAGACTTGCAAATTGACGATAAGCCGCTTTTCTTGCTTTTGTTTTTAGAAAAATCATCTATAGTTCTTTTAACATTACATTTTGGACATTTCTTTATTTTACACATATCTATATTTTATAATAAATAGTGTTAAAATTTAAAAAGCCTCCAAACACGCTATGTGTTGATATAACGTGTTTGGAGGCTTTTGCGCAGATGTCAGGATTCGAACCCGAACAGAATTAACACGGGGTTGGAATCCGCTTAGCTCACCAATGCATGCACCTGCGTATATTTTGTGACCGAGGGAGGACTCAAACATTAATCAATTATCCCTCCATGTATTTCTCTATGACAATTTGAACATACTAAAATGCATTTATCTAATTCTTTTTTTACAGAATCAGTTAATTTTAAAAGTTTAATTCCACCCAGTTGAAAATCTTTTTCTTTCGGGTCGAGATGATGAAATTCCAATGCTCCACAATATTTATCATATCCGCACTTTTCACAACACCCTCCTTTATATTTAACTGCAATAATTTTAAACCCCCTTTGCCTTTCAACTGTTTGCTCGTTAGTACAAGGCTTGCAATATGATGATGCTCCAGCCTTTCCTTTTCTTTGATAAAATTCTACCAACTTCTTTTCTTTGCTACATCTCGGACACACTCTTTCTGTTTTTTCTCTGCTCTTACTTTTTAATTCATACTTCTTAAGCCAATACCTAATTGTAGTCTGACTTAAATTAAATTCATAACCCATTTGTCTTGTGGTCATTTTTTTATCAACCGACTTTTTTAACAACTCTTTTTCCATACTAATAAATATGAAAAAAAAATATTATTTCATTTTGAGCTATAACTCTGAGGCCTTAGCGAGATTCGAACTCGCAACCTTTTGTTTAGGAAACAAAAACTCTGTCCAGTTGAGCTACAAGGCCAAGTGATGCAAGCAAGCCAGGTTCTGCTCCTGGTTCCGCCTAAGCGGTATGCTCTGATGAACGTTCTTTTACAACATTACTCACATCTTTGGTACACCAGGCGGGATTCCAACCCACATTTTCAGCTGCAATTACGGATAGCAATTTAGAAAAATGCCTCGGCTACTGGTGCTTATTTTTATAACTTTATTTTTCTAAATATCTTTTTTTCTTGCAGAATTTTTATTCTTTGATTTATATGTATCTAACTGTGAATCGCAATTAGGACAAATTAATCGTAAATTATTTCTTAAATTATTACCAGCATCTCCATCTATATGGTCTAAAATAAAAACAATTTCCTTATCATTCCAAGTATTGGAATTATTACATATATCACATCTATTTTCTTGTTCTTTTAATATGTGAGATTTAATAAAATGCATATTTCTAACATAACAAAAATCACTTTGATTATTTAAGTAATTTTCATAAAATTTATTCTTTTTATATTTTTTTTCACATATTTTACCACAAAACTTTTGATTATAATGAGTTGTTAATTTAAACTCTTCATTACAATTAAGACAGTTTACCTCTTTTTTTATTCCTTTATTATGTGGCACATGCTCAGAATTAAACTTCTTTCTTTTTCTCTAACACAATACCTAATTTAATAGCATTTCTCCTTATTGTTGTATCAGAAACTTTATATTTTTTAGCCACTTCAGTATAAGATAATTTTTCAACTATAATTAACTGATATAATTCTTCTTTATTGTATTTCATATTATAATTTTATTATAAATATAAATATTTTTAACAAACCGATTACTAATGATAAATTGTTTTACACCTATGCATAATCGACTTGCAAACATATATGTGACTCCGATAGGATTCGAACCTATAACCGTCAGGGTAGAAACCTGATGCGCTATCCAGTTGCGCCACGGAGCCATTTTGCGGAAGTAATGGGGCTCGAACCCATGCACCCCTTGCGGGGCCTAATAACTTTCCAAGCTATCCTCTTTACCATTTGAGTATACTTCCATTAATATGGCGGAGAGAGAGAGATTCGAACTCTCGATACCAGTTTCCCAGTATAACACCTTAGCAGGGTGCCGCCTTCAACCACTCGGCCACCTCTCCGTATTTTTGTGGATTCAGCAGGATTTGAACCTGCAACCAACCCCTTTGCAAGAGCCGCTCTATCCAGTTGAGCTATGAATCCAAGGGAACCATGTCTTCCCTCTTGGCGGTAGATATGGGGTTCGAACCCATGTTCCCTTTCGGGGCTACCTGTTTAGCAAACAGGCCTCTTTACCATTTGAGTAACCTACCAGTTGCACGGGGGTGAGGATTCGAACCTCACTCATCTTAAGGGAGCGACCCCTCAGATTTCCAGTGTAGCTACACTTCAAACCCCGTGTATATTGCGGAGGCGGCAGGATTCGAACCTGCGGACCCCTTTCAGGGCCACTGCTTTTCAAGAGCAGCGCAATAAACCAGACTCTGCCACGCCTCCGTATTTCAATTTTCTTCTTTATAACGTTTTATAAAGAACTCTCTTAATTCTTCCTTCCTTTTAATTGATGCCTTGATTCTCGCCACCTTTTCTGGAGAAGGGTCTGTATCAACTGTAAATTTGATTCCATTTTTCTCACAATAATCTGTCATTTCTTCAAAACAATTTTCCATCTTTCTATTTTTTGCGGAGGGAGAGGGGGTCAAACCCTCAAGGCCGTTAAGCTCGCTGGGGTTCAAAACCAGTGCAGTCGTCTACTTTCTGCTTGCCCCTCCGTATTTTTTGGCACAAAAAAAACCCTAATTCAAAAAGAACCAGGGTTTCAAATATTTTTATAACAGTATCGTTACATAACATTTTGACATACCAGTGTTCTTTCCGTAGCTCTATTCGAACTCGAACTCCATCTGGACCATCTATTTGTTATTACTGTTTTCATCTTATTTCTAAATATAGGAAAAAAAGTTTATTTCTTCTTTCCTCGTGTTTTATTTTTATTATCGTCTTTACCTTTTTCTTTTTTAAGTTGTTTCATCCAACCTTCTAAGGCTTCTAAATTTGCGTGTGTGCTATTTACTGACATCTAATTGTTTTCTTCTACGCAAATCTATAACAAATGTTTCAATAAATCAAATCTTTTTTTATTTTTTTTCAATCGACCTCATAGTTCCAAACCACTCAGCCCTTGATACTACTATAAAAAACGTAGGATTGTCATCATAAAACTTTTTTATAATTTGACAAATTTCAAACTCTTCTTTATCTTGAAAATAGGAAATAGCCTCATCAACAATAAAAGTTGGAGTTAATTCATTCGCAATTCTTTTACTAATGTCTTTTGCAACACTTGCAACACAATTGTAGAATAATATATCTTCCTTTTTAATATTTGATTTGCCCCTGATTCTCATGAGTTAATATTTAACACCAGAATTTCTTCTTGGCTTCGAAGTTCTTTTTAATTTTTTAACTTTAGTATCTTGATTTAATGTGGCACAAAATAAAGAAGTTGAACCTGGTTGCTGAAGCGGTATTGTTCCACTGTCTTCACAAAGAGGAACGTTCCATGGAACTGTTTTTGTATTATCATAAATAAAAGGCTTAGCATCATCTTGGCTAAACCTGTCTGGAGTCACTTTGTCAAACACTAAGTCAAGATGGTCTTGAATAGTTTTAACCTGCTCAGGAGTCATTCCTTTCTCAAGCATATCTGGATTCATCTCAAGTGCTCCTTGTAGCCAATATGCAAACTCATTACTTCCCATTCTTTTAATTTTTATATTTCCAAATAAATCCACCAGAAGTTTTACTTCTTCCTTTTAAACAATTTACAATACTTGTTTTTTTAATTCCAGTTGAATTAGATGCATCACTAATGCTTTTGAAATCATTAATAAATTCACTGCTATTATCAAACTGAATTACTTCTAAAATATTATGTTTAGGAGGCTCAATATATTTATCAATTTTTATTTTAACTTTTCCATCTTTATATATCCACATAAACTCACTACATCTATAACCATTTCCTTTACAAACTTGAGTTATATTAGAATGACTTAAGTTTAATTTTTCTCCAGCATCAACAGCAGATTCCCATTCTTTAATAAAGTTTCCCTCCAAATTATATTGCAAAATTGGTTTTTTAATAGAATCAAAATGTTTTCTAATAGCCTTTTTCCTATTTCCATTTTTATCGTTTTGATTTATTTTTAAACCAAATCTTGCTTTTTTATTGTTAATATACTGCTGTTTGCTCCATGGTATTCCAATTCTTCCATAGGTTGCACCACCTTCTCCACCTTCTAAATGATTAGTTAAATCAAACAAACCACTATAATATTTAATCCAATATCTTTCTCGCTCCTGCCAATTATTTTTGCCACATTCTTCAATTAACTCTATTTTTGGAACTAATCCTTTTTTTATAACTGAATTAATCCATATAGCTGAATGATACTTGTTATACTTACTCCTATTAATATGAGACCTTAGTCTTTTTTTCATATTAGTAGTTTTTCCAATATATCTAATATCATTAATAATTGGGTCTTTTAAACAATATATAAAAATCTTTCTCATATAAATAAATATGCTAAAAAATTAAATAAATTATTTTGCATTCATAATTATTCTTCTGCGTTCATGTTTCTTTATTATAAATAAATTTAAATTTTAAATTAGAGAGCGTTTTCTTCAAGAAATTTCCATTTATCTTCCTCTTTTACCAACAAAACAAGAGCATGTCTCCATGCTTCAATCTCATCTCCTGACAACCCATGAATGTAAACCTTCTCTCCCCAAAGTGCCTTAGCAAAATCTTCTCTGAAAATAATTGCATAAACATTTGTTCCATTTACTATTCTACCCAATTCATACTCAGCATCAGGACCTTTGTAGCCACCAGCTTTAGCTTTGGCCATTACTTTCTGGAAAATGTCTAATTTATTCACTATCTTTCTTTTTTGATTCAAGCATAACTATGTTCCCTTGCTTATCTCCATACCTTTGTGTTAGAGTTTTTCTTGGACCTCCATTAGCATCTTCTTCTGAAAGAGCATCTGCAATCCTTTGCTTAAATGTGTGATAAGTGTCTTTATCTCTAAGAGCTATTGGTTTACCATATTCATCAATGAATTTTTTAACCTTCTTAGCATCCATTCTTGAGTGGGTTGACAAATATTCACCAATCTTTAATAGAAGATATTTATTATCACTAAGTATTTTCGTACACTCCTCTTCGCACTCTCTGATAAGTTTTCTTGCCGCTTGCTCGGTAGCTTTTACGTTTTCTGTATTGAACATTGTGTTAGTGCTTGAACTCTTGTGTCCGTAAAACATTGGAACCTCGTCAAGCATACCAAAAATCTTAGCCATATTTAAAGCAACTGAAGTTGCACTTTCAAAATCTCCTCCAGTACCAACTCCAAGATTTTCTTCTCCAAAAATCATTTTCTCAGCAACAAACCCGCCAAGAGCTATGATTATATACTTTCTTAAAGTATCTCTCGTGTCAATAGCTGGAAGCTCTGCTGCACAGTACCCTTCAGACATATTAGCTGTTCTACTAAGTATTTCTGTAGGAAGAATTTGAGCTCCATATATTGCTGCAACAGCATGTCCAGCTTCGTGTATTGCTACGTGAGCTTGCATTTCGTCTCCAGTAGATTTTCTTAGACTTTCAATTTTTAATTTAACTGGGAATTGTGATGTAGACAAAATCTCTCTACTACTATTTAGCATCTCTATTTTATGTTTTCCTCTGGTAAATTTCCACGAAACTATTTTGACCGAACCTTTTGTTTCAATTATTTGCTCAATTACTTTTCCAACATGACTTTCTACAAGAGAATTTATAGTTGTAAAAACTGGCCTTGCTCCTTGCGTTGGCAAAACACCTTCTTTGTAAACAATTGTGTTTACTGATTCGTGAAATTCAATATCAATATCATATTCACTACTTATTTTTTCAACAAGCTTTTCTAACTCAAGAGATATAAGTTGCCTATAAACCTTAGAACTGAAGGCAGGATATATTATTTGACTATTTCCAAGCCTGGCAATTTGTTCTGCTCTAAACCTCTTTTGTAAGGCAGCTTTTATTTTTGGCATCGTAATCTTTAGAGAATGCTTATAAAACCTATCAGCATCACTATCTGGGTCAAAGTTGTTTGACATTTGATATGCTTCATCAACATTTCCAATAACAAAAATACAAGACTTAGAATAATCGAACTCCATTGGCTTAAACGCTCTATGCATTGTTTCATCAAGAAAAGTAAGAGACTCATTGTGGTCCATCGTCTTAAGGAACTCCTTCAACTCTCTCTCTGATAAAAATCTCGTTTCCCAAATTGACTGTATGTACCAATAGAAAACTGAAGGAACAAATAGGTCTTCCTTTTTTTCTTCTTCTTTTTCTTTCTTGTTTTTTGAATCCGTGCCATCTTCTTTGAAGTACTTTTCGTGATAACTCTTGTTTGATGATATAATTCCCATCTTAGACTCAACTTTTCCGCTGTCTACACAGTCTTTTAACTTCAAGTAAAGATGATACACTCTACTTCCATAATAAGAACTCTGAAGGATTGAAATCTTTCCAGAATCTAATAAATCCCACATAGCTCTAAGTCCTGATTTATCAAGTTCTTCACCATTTTCGTTTATAGTTCTTCCAAGTTGGAATTCGTCAAACACAATTCCTATCTGGTGGCCTTCTCTGTTTTTTAACTCTTCTGAAAATGAATGAGCTAATTTTGTGTTATCTTGTGAAGCATAATCTCCAACATCAAACTTATAAAGACTGTCTTCCAAGCCAATGTGAAAGAAAAGTCTTTTTACCAACCTTGTCTTTCCTACTCCAGTCATTCCCCAGAGATTAATAATTGTTGGTCTAATCTGCCCATTAGGAAAAAGATACCAAGGCCTCATTAAATCGACCACCTCATCAATGATGTCATCAAGCCCAACGAACTCCTTTTTCAATTCCACTTTGGCACTTTCTAATACCTCTTTTCTTCTAAGAAACCCCTTTTTATCTTCAGCTGAAATTTTCATTGTCTTTTTTTTATGTAAAGATAGTCAATTCAATTCTATAAACAAAAAGAATCCTGAACAATTTGCTCAGGACTCTTTTTTACTTTAAAACCCACTGATAGTATCCAGGTTTTTTGTTGTTATCCAATCTTTCAAATAAACCAGACTTATAAACACCATGTGTGTTATGCAGATTTGAGCCTTGCTCTTTTTCGTCTTTATCATACACCTTCCATGTATAATAATGATGCATATTTGGTTTTAACTCTTTGTTGTCAACCTCTTTGTTTTGAAACCAGGTCCAACCATCTTTTGCATTGTCTGAATTTCTTTTTATGTTTTCATCAAAAAATCTCTTTTCCATTTCATACTCTTCATCCCAAGCTTCTTTTGCAATCTTCAAGATTCTATCCTCTCTTTCTTTTCTTTGCTCTGGGAATGAATATGTAAGTTCAAACTTAAACATCTTCTTAATGTTATCCCAATTATCTGGGTCATGTAAATCAAAGTGATGTTCAACAAAGCCATCAATATCTCTGCAATGCAAATCTATCTTAGAACCTTTTGTTGAATATACGTAGTTTCCATCTTCATCAATGTATGAGTATGGGCCATCCCAGTATCCAGCTTTGTGTTCTGCGAAAACTGGGATTCCACCCTCCATTCTTATATGAGCATTACCTTCTGGGTCTGCCTCTTGAAGCATTTTTATAAATTCTGATGTTGTCATTACTGTAAGATTTTTTTGATTTCTAACTTCAATGTTTCCGAATCAGAACTTGCGTCAATAAACCTTTTGACAATATCCCACTTAACTTTCATCTCTGCAGATGGTTTAACTGACTTATGCTTCATCTCCTGACGGAACACATTGTTCTTAAGCATTCCAAGATGATTCTTTGTTGTAACCCAACTTGTGTCAGCCACCTTGACATTAACCTTTCCACCTTCAATCGTAACCGCTACATAGTGTAGTTTACCATCAAATGTTGTTGAGAATACTTTGCAGTAATCTTCTTTAAAATCCTTGTCCCACACGTATTTCGTTTGGAAATAATGCTTCTCTGAAGCTTTTAGGTAATCCGATACCATCTTGTCTAATTGTTCTTGCGTAGGTATTACCTTCACTGATTTTTCTTTTTTCATAACTTTTGTTTTTACTGTTTCTAACGTTTTCATAATTTTTGTTTTTAAATTTTTAATTGATTTCATTGTTTTTGATTTTTTATTGTTCACTGCATGGTGGGTGACCAAACTTGTGAAAGTACTTCAAGGGTCTTTTAAATTTACCATCAACCCAGAATCCCCACTTCCTTTTACTTCTTCCAGAGAATACGAGTGTCCAACACCCTCCTTCTGGTACATCCACATAATGAGCATGAGTTGCTTTTCTGTATCTGATAGAACCTGCTTTCATCAAGTCTCTTCCATCATTTGATACATCTGTATAACTCCCTTTCAATACACATGTTAGGAATGACCATCCGTGGTCGTGCATGTACCTCTTGTCATCGCTTCTAATGAAATGATGAATTCTGATGGCGAAGAAGTGAAAATTAAATATCCATCTATACGCATAAGGGCACTCTTTTTCTCCAAGAGCCTCATTCCACCTTACTTGAATTGGTCTGTATTTCTTAAACTTTTTCATTTTTCTAAATTTATAAGAATTGTGGGTACAGTTTTTCCATCCTCCATATAAGAATTATCTGGGAGGACTGTGATTGTGTAACTCTTATCTTCGAGCCACTTACGAAATTTAATTTGAAGTTCCGAATTTCCAGTCATCCAATAAGGAGACATGATAGAAATGATTTTTCCACCCTCTTTAACGCAATCATACATCTTCATGACATGTTCGCAGTCGATGTTGTCTTTGAAGTTTGGTGCGCCAATTACTCGGTCATATAAATACTTTGGTTTGAAGTCAAGAAAATTGCTCCAAATAACATTGAACCCCTTATCTCTCAATACCTCTTTGCATTGCGAGTTAAGTTCAATACAATCCAAATCAATGTTTGGATTATGTTTAAGAATGCCTTCGGCTAATAAGCCAACTCCTGCAGATGGTTCAAGGACTTTGTGCCCATCTTGTATATCAGCCACCTACATGAAGTGGTCAATAACTGACTGTGTTGTTTCTCTTTTTGTTTTCATTTTTACTTATATTTAGTGGCACAGGGTGGGCTCGAACCAACGACCTCTGGGTTACGGTGAGTGAATCTTTTTCACTTTACACATACTACTCGCCTTATTACGTAATTCACGCTTTTGCTCGGTAACCTTATCTCCAGCGCTCTAACCAACTGAGCTACTACGCCTGGTGCCGCAGGGAGGAATGACCCTCCACTTTATAGCCTGATGGCTGCAGCGTGTTGTGGGAGAACCAGGATTCGAACCTGAGATTGATACCTTACATATCTTTCTCCCATTTGTGCCCGTGAGTGGATTCGAACCAAAGAACTCTTTTCCCACTTTGTTGCAACGTTTCGGAATCGAGTGCAAGAATATACCAACTGTTACTCCTCACAATTAAACGTTATCATTGCGTCTTGTAATCTTGCATCACGGGCGTTTGTGGCGAATGAAGGGTTCGAACCTCCGACCTCTGCCATCCGAAGATGATAGCGCTCTACCAACTGAGCTAATTCGCCTGGTGCAGTGGGGAAGTTTGACCTCCCGCTTTATAACCGAGTCACTGCGTATGTTTTGTGGTCCATATCGGGCTCGAACCGACAACCTGCGGGGTTAGAATCCGCTGCTCTACCATTGAGCTAATAGACCTTGTTGTCCTTGGGGCTGGGATTTGAAAATTGTTTCTATTTATATAAAAACAAAATATGAAACCACTATTCACCGACAAGGAATATAATTCTGCTAAATCAATGGACAAATTATCATGCGAGTGTTATTATTGCGAAGAAGCTTTTTATGAAATCAAGAAAAGAATCACAGAATTCAAAAAAGGAAACTCTACCAGAACATTGAAGTCTTGTTCTAAAAAAGAATGCAAAGCTAAGCAGCAATCAAAAACACACAATAAACAAAAGTTAGTAACATGTGAAAACTGCGATAAAGAGTTCTCCAAAACAAGAAGTCAAATTAAAAAATCTAATAATAACTTCTGCTCTCGCTCCTGCAGCGCAACCCACAACAATAAAAACAAGACTCATGGTACTCGTAGGTCAAAACTTGAAGTATGGCTGGAGGAGCAACTTGCCTATCTGTATCCAGAGCTTAAAATTCATTATAATCAAAAAGATGCAATAAATTCAGAGTTAGATATATACATACCAAGTTTTAACCTTGCAATTGAAATAAATGGTATTTTTCACTACAAACCTATATTCGGAGAAGATAAGTTTAATAATATTATAAAAAATGACCAAAATAAATTACAAGCATGTATTGATGAAGGTATCGAAATAATATCAATTGATGTTTCTCAAATGAATTATTTCAAGCCAAAAAAGGCTCAAAAATACCTTGACATCATTTGTCAATTAATTAGCAATAAGTCAAAGAACATGTTAAAATCTTAGTCACTCCATTGAGTGTGCAGCAACCACTACGTGCAAGTGTTTTAACTTTGGTTACCTCCTGGCGGCTGAGATTCGAACTCACGACCTCTATCAAATATCAGGATAGCGCTCTAACCAACTGAGCTACGCCAGGTTGTTTTTATATTTCATCACATCATTATGATGCTGTTTTTTTAATGTTATTAATATGAAAATTACTAACAGGGTCTTCTTTTATTCCTTGAGAATCAACCCACTGTTCGTAGTATTCTTTTTGAGCAAGACGTAAGCTACCTGTTAACCTACGAGCTTGGTCGCATGCTTCAATAGCCATAGATGTTGCTTTATGATTTAAGTCTGGTTCACGAAATACAGAAACACACACTCCTCTTTGTCGAAGTTTTTCAACAAGAGACAATAAAGACTCTTCGTCTTCAATTGATAAACATGCTACGTATTGTGAATTTTCGTACCATTCCTTAAATTGGTCTGGATACTCGACTGCAAATTGAGACATTGCATGAGCCGATTGCGCAATTTGAGCTCCAGGATGCAAATCTCTTGTAACAACTATTCTAAGTTTTTCATTATTTTTTACCTATTTCATATCTAAGTTATTTTTAATTATTTTGGTGTTTATTTTTATACGTAAAAATTTATAAAATGTTTCTATAATTATAAACTTTCTATTAATTGACTCATTTTCTTTAACAAATCTTCATTATATGCAATTCTTAATAATTTAATTTCACTTTTACTACAGTAATCAGTTTTAATGCTATCGTTTATTTGCGTTAATTCCAATGCTTTTTCTCCCCCAAAATAATCAATAGACTTAAAATGTTGCCTACCATCAAATTCAATACAAATATTGTAATCAGGCAAGTAAAAATCAAATGGTAACTCCATTATATTCCTACATTCTTTAAATTTCTTCTGCCTTTCAAATTTTATTAAATTTTCTTTTAATAATTTTGAAATCCTTTTTTCTCCCTTTGACTCATTGCAATGTGGACAACCAATACCTCTAATGTGATGTGTTGGCACCTGCTCAAATTCATCGTGAACTGGGCAAATTATTTTTATTTTTGTTTTAGAGTTAATATATTTAACAAAAGAATAATCATATTTATTCTCATGAATCAAATGTGACTCCATTATAAAATATTCTTGTGATTTTTTAAGCTTATCAGCACGCTCTATTATAGCGCATTTATTACAACCACGCCCAGATAAATGGTCATGAGGAGTTTGTTGAAATTGTCCATGATTTGGACAAATTATTACAATTGGTTTTTTTGAATTGTTATATTCCGTAAAAGAGTAATCATATTTATTTGAATGGACACTTTGAGCTCTTACTTTGAAATCTTCGAGAGTTAACTTCATTCTATCATTCCCACACGATGGACAACCCCTATTAGATAGGTGATTCAAAGGCATTTGATTAAATTCTCCATGATTTTGACAAATTATTGTAACTGGAGTTTTATAATTCTTATAATTTACTTTGCTATAATTGTAGCAATCACCATGAATTGATATTGCTTTTTTTACAAATTCTTCTTTTGATAAGGATTGTTTGTATGATTTTTTTAAGTTTCCACAACCTGGACAACCAACCCCATTAGCGTGATGAAAAGGCAATTGATTAAACACTCCATGAACTGGACATTTTATATCTATTTTAGTTCTTGCATTTTTATATTCTACAAGACTATAATCGTAAAAATTATTATGAATTTTTTGCGCCTTTTTAATGAAGATGTTTTTGTTTTTTTCTTTCATACTAATAAGTAGTAAAAAATTTTCAACAAGTTGTGCGCCAGGATGAATATCACGTATTGTGACTATTCTTAATTTTGAATTATTAATCTATAAGTTTTTCATAACTTGTTTTTATAATTTGTTTCTTTCAATTATATATACGCAAATATAAGACAAAATGTTCTATAAATGCAAATCTTTTTTAATCTTTTTTTACAAATCCCTTATTTTACTGGGACTGTAGAGTAAAATTTTTTTAGTCTTCACTGCTCCCGTTTGCAATCATTTTGATGATGAACGCAATTATATGAGCAATCAACCATCCAATTCCAAGGTCTGCATAAACAATATAATACATTATAAGCAGCCTTGGAAACACTAACGAACCCAATACATCAAAAAACAAAGGGACATTGTTATGCGGAATTCCTCCAGCAAGATAAGCTATAAATAAACTTATCCTTGGAAAGAACAAACTGAATAATAGTAATAACGTCATTAAAGCAATCTTTTTAGTACCGCATCCCAATCTGGATACTCCTCATTTCCAAACATTATGTGCTCACCAATGAACTCTCCAGCTCCATACTTAACTCTGTCATCAATTAAATAATGCCCCATGTAGTGACCTTTATGGAAGGATAGGTCCATTTTCTTATAGAAGGTAGGGAAATGTTCTTCAACCCACTTTCTCTTATCAGAGAAACAACTTATATTCCCCCAAGATGGTGCAGACACAAAACATAACTCATATTTACCTGAGTTTTCAAGTATCTCAATCGCCTCTTTTGCTCCTGGATATAGAGGCAGGTCTTTATAAAAACCTTTAATATGCCTGTATTCACTCCTGTCAGCAAACTCTCTAAATGTAAGTCCCATTTTTTTAGCCTCTTCTGTTGCTTTAGGAACAAAATCTGCAACAACACCATCCATATCAATCCATACCATCTCTTTTCCACCATGCACTTTTGTTAGTGCATCCATGATTTCTTCAACAGTCTCTTTACTTAAATAACTTTTAATCATATCTTATATATTACAATCTTCACACATCTCTGAAATAAACTCCGTTCTGTGCAATAAATCAGTTCCGCATGATTTGCAATAACCAAGCCCGTTCTTACCATTACTTTTAACTCCAGCTTTTTCAAGCAAATACTCTGTTACTTGCTTCCAGGTTTTAAATTTCCCTTGATGTCCGAACCTCATGAATTCTCCTCTAAACTTTGTTTGTCCATGAATGTCCCAGTCATCAATAAGGTAATCACCTTCTTCTCCAATTCTCTCTTTCTTTGGAACCAAGTTTAAATTCTCAAGAGCCTCAAAGCCAACGTTATCCCTAACCCAGACCGCTTTTTCTGTATAAGAACCAAGATTGTAAACAGAAGGCCTTGTGCAGAACGCCATATCATAATGCTCTCCAAGAACTTTCCAAGCTTCTAAAAAACCTGGCATTGGCTCCATACTTGAGAAGAAGCCTATAATTGATTGAGGGTATTGATAATCTGGATACTTAGCTTTATATTTATTCAACTGCTTACTGAATTGGACCGCTGTATCATCCATGTCTATGTATACTGTTGGTTTTCCGTCTACCATATCTATTCTCTTTTTTATAAATTATCACATTCCAATCTCCACCAGCAAATATAATAAAAAATTTTAACTATTTATAATAAAAAACAAATTAAATTATGGGAAATATAGGGATTTACAAAATTACAAACAAATTAAATAAAAAAATATACATAGGAAGTTCTATGAATATAAAAGCAAGAATATCTAAACACAAATCGCAATTAAGAAATAACAAACACAAAAACAGTCATCTACAAAACTCATGGAATAAATACGGAGAAGATAATTTTAAATTTGAAGTCGTAGAAACTGTTGATAGTTTTGAGTTACTATTAGAAAGAGAGCAATTCTATTTAGATAACACAAAAAACAAATATAACATACTTAGCAAAGCATACGCAAGTTATGGCTACAAGCACTCTGAAAAAACAAAAAAACTTTTAAGCGAGCTTGGAAAGATGAAAACTGGAGATAAAAACCCATTTTATGGCAAAACTCCTTCAAAAGAATCAATAGAAATAATTAGAAATATAGGAAAATCTCAAACTGGAGATAAAAACCCATTTTATGGCAAGCACCACACCAAGGAGTCTAAAGAAAAAATGTCAAATTCTCTTAAAGGAAGAAAAATGCCTGAATCATTTTTAGATAAACAAAAAGGAAACACAAGGGGAGCTAAAGAATTTTCAGTCACAACACCAAGCGGTACTATGTTTACTATTGTAAATTTAACAAAATTTTGCAAAGAAAACGACCTTAACCCAAGAAACGCAATTGCAGCTGTAGCTGCTGATAGAAAATACAAGGGATATTATTTTAAGAGAATTTAGATTTATATTTTTCTATATTTTTAAAGTCATTTTCCCACACCACAATAGTCACATCTTCATTAAGTAGTTCTTCTGATATTATTTTTTCTATAACATAAAAATCACCACCCGCAAGCCCAGAGCCTATAAGAGGTAAGCCAATTTTCTTTCCAGAAAATTCAGACTTCATCGCTTTCATACACCCTCTAATTGCATCATAATCAGCATTTATGTTTCTACCTTTGTAGTCCCACTGAGTGTACATGTTTAGAATTGTGATATTATCATTAGACCATTGAGTATAAGTTCCAAGCTTACCTTTATCTGCAAAAGCAGAAGCTTTATCTGCAGAATAAGCCTGTGGATACTTTCGCTTGACTGTAAGGGCGATACCCGCTCCAAAAACACAATAACAATTACAGCCATGTGCTATTACGTCAAAATCTCTTTCCGCATCTCTTACAAGGTCTCCTTTTGTATATTTAATTTCATGCTCCATAAGCACAAATGTAAACAAAAAAAAGCGAATCATCTAATAATTCGCTTTCTAATTTTAAAACAACCTACGCTGCTTGTGTTTAATTGTTATCTCTCCATAAAGTAGAGCATCACTCTTATCTCCGCAATCTCCATAATCAAAATCTCTAAAGGCTTTAATTTCAGTCACCTCACACTCTGGTATTAATATAGTCTTAACTGTAACTCCAGTTGGGTCAAGAATATGAATTTTAACTTCTCCAACTTTAGGAGACCCTTCGAGTTCTTTAAGTTTTTCACAAATATCAATTTCAGCATTAGGAAACAGCATCAAAACTCTAAAAGAAGAATAATCATCTTTTATAATCTTTTTTGAATGGGCTAATTTTTTTTCAGAGTGAACATCTGTTCCAACATATTTATACGACTGAAAGAAATAAGGTGGTATGCCTGGAAATTCTACTTTAAATCTATTTTTTCTATAAGGCTCATACTCAGGCACTGGCTCAAATAATCTTGTTCCCTTTTTTTTATCATCTTCAAACTTAAAGTATTTTACTTCTGGCTCTTCATCTGGACCTTCTGTGAAAGGTTTTTTCCCTTTAGTCCAATTTATTTTACCAGTATCTGAACTTTGATGTATTCTTCTAAATTCCCCTTCTTTTCCTTCTTCTGGTTTCATAAATGTTTTATTAAACCACTCTTTTACTTTATCTACTCTTTTCATAATATGATGTTTTTTAATTATAAGCATGTTGTACCGCTTTTTTAATAACTATTTATTAAAAAAAATAGTAGACTTATGAAAAACAAAAAAGACTTTTTAGACGGAGACCATTCTTTCAAGAAATGGTTTTCAATAATGTGGAAAAACGGTTACATATTCTTGTTTTTTTGCTTTTTAGCAATAACAATAGTGGGAGCATTTTTCTCTGAACGATTTGAATTTGACCCAGAAGAAAATTGGAACTGGTTTATGGCTGGATTTGGCGTTCTTGGCATGAGCCTTATTGCTTATAAGGGATTTTGGCAATTCTGGAACGACCTTAAAAACGGAAGAAGCAGATAACAAAACAAATAACAAAACATAATATGAAAAGACAACAAAACATCATATATAGAATGCTTGCTTACATAGGCGAATCTGTATATGACAAGAAAGGTGGAAAGGTTTCATCTACAAGAATGGCATCTTATTTTATACTTGGAGGTATATTGACATCAATGCTTCTCCTTGTTGGAATAGAGCTCATTAATGCTATTATTATGTGGAAGCAAGGGCTTGGGTATGTTATACCAGGAGAACACATAACAATATTTGGTATGGTCCTGGCTCATCACCTTACTCTTCTTGGTATTAACAAATATGCAGAAAGAAAAGTGGATGTTGCTACACAAGACAAACTTAGGTCTCATAACCAAATTAACCCAAGAGACATACCCACAGAAGTTCCTGACTCTCCAAAAGATATAGAGGAAGGTCCAAGCGACTCTAATATGGAATAAATTAAAAAGACTCGAATTATCGAGTCTTTTTTTTGTCTTGTAGGTAAGTGTTGTTTTCTAAAATTAGAAACATGTTTTCGGTATTCTGACAATGCTCTAAAAACATCTTCCTGTCATCAAAAGATAGTGAAAAAAACTCTCCCTGAAGCTCTCTTCCATCTTCGTCCTCTTGTGATATTGTAAATATGAAACAAAAATACAAAATCATAATTGATAAATCAAATTTATTTTAAAGTTTTTTATTTTTTTTTAAAAACCCAGACAGCCAGGGCGTTTGCGGCAATATAGGATTTGTTAAAAAAATTTTAACCAAATTGGAAAGCTCCAGAAAAATGCTTACTATTTATAATAAGAATCTAAAAAAACAATATATGTCAGAAGAAGAAAAAAACTCAGAAAACTCAGAAAACGAAGAGTTAATGCAAGAGCGAGAGTCAGATGGTGGAAGCGCTATGGAATTAGGTTATTTAACAACCGCAATTCTTGACTATTATGAAACAACAGCAACTGAAGGATTTGATGAAGGAGAAGGTTGGAAGGCTGGAAGCGAGCATGACAAAAGAAAAAAAGGAGTAGAAATTCCTGCTGATTTAAACGCAGAAATAAAAAAAGCCTTTATAGTTCAAATTAAAAAATTTCAAAAGTAAAATATGTTTGAGGACAATAACCTATGGTTTTTCTTATTCGCTGTAGTACCAGCAATATTATACTCTCTGTTCATTTATCACAGAGCGCCAAAGGGTGTTGTTAAAAAAAGACCAATGTGGAGTTACATAATTATTGGACTCTTGTCTATTCAAATACTCAAAACTATTCATTTCTTATTCCCTCACATTCACAAACACATTGAATACCACGCAGTCGCACACGACCTTGGTGGGGGTAGACTTATATTATCAGAAGAACCTACTATATGGGCAATATTTGTATTTGCATTCTTCCAGGTTGCATTCTTTGAAGAAATATCTAAGTGGTTTGCATTCAGAGTAGGTAATGCAGTAAGAGGAGATACCAGAGATGGTAGAGATTCAGCATTTGCTGTAATGTTCTATTCTGTTATGATTGCAGTAGGATTCGCAGTATTCGAAAACATTCACTACGTTAGCAGAGTTCTTTGGGGTGACCTTCAAGGAGTTGACCCGAACGAGATGTTAATGATTAGGTCAATCAACTCAGTTGTGGTACACATGCTTAGCGGTCTATTTATGGGATACTTCATCGCTCTTGGTAGAAGATGTAAGAATATATTCAAACATGCAGGATATACGATGCTGGGACTATTAGCGGCCACTCTATTTCATGGACTCTATGACTTCAATCTTATGAAAGGGGTTACTGATGCAGATTTTGTAAGCATCTTAGGTCTTGACTTCCATATTGTTAACAACATTATGATTATAGGAGCTCTTATTGTTTCTTGGTTCATGGGAAAACATCTTCTAAAAGTTGACTACAACAACAAAGGTTTATTGAGGTAACAATAGAGCGCCACTCTTAATCAAAGCTGGCAATTCATCAAACAAACAATTTAGCAAATCAAACAAGCTTAATTTAGCGTTTGATTTTATTGATGCGCCTTCGCTAATAAATTCTATGCTTTCATCAATATAAACAGGAAGTCCTGAAATGTTTTTGATGCCATCTCCAGCTGCAGTTTTAACAAACTCAATCTCTGGAGTCATATACACAAACTCTTTATCGTCTTCTAACTCAATTCTAAATTTCTTATAGACTCTAATTGCTTTATACTCTATTGGTAACTGTGTTGCTGATACAAGCGCTCTAACAACTTCGTATTCTTCAGAAAAAACGCTCCTAACCAAACCTTTGGCATCATAGAAAAAGTGAATTAAATCAGCGCAAGTTATACTCTCTCCAAGCTCTACATCCAACATAAGTATGCTTGAAAGAAATTCTGACTTGTCTTCTAATTTAGACAAGTCAGCAAGTTCTCCTCCAATAGATACTCTGCCTCCAGAATCTATTTTTAACATTCTCATGATTTAGCTACTATTTTATTATTCTTCTTATCGAATGATAACTTAATTTTAGTTCCCTCAGGAAGATTGTCGTTAAGAATAGCTTTTGCAATCACATTCTCCACGTTTTGAGTAATAGCTCTCTTAAGAGGTCTTGCTCCATATTCTCTATCGTAACCTATCTCTACCAAATAATCCTTAGCAGCTTTAGCGATAGTGATTTCGTAACCTTTTTCTGAGATTCTATCAATTGTTTTCTTGATTTCAAGCTCTACGATTTTAGCAATATCTTCTTCGCTAAGAGGGTTGAATACAATTTTTTCATCAATTCTATTTATCAACTCTGGTCTAAGGTGTTTTTTAAGTTCAATACCAACTATTTCAGCAATATTTGCATGCTCATCATTGTTAACTCCAAAACCAAGAGTTTTCTTGCCCATTATCTTATCAGTACCAATATTTGATGTCATGATGATAATAGTGTTCTTAAAATTAATTTCTCTTCCTGTAGCATCAGTTAAAATACCATCATCAAGAATTTGAAGGAAGATGTTAAAAATATCTGGATGCGCCTTTTCAATCTCATCAAAAAGCAAAATAGAGTATGGCTTGTTTTTAACAGCCTCAGTAAGTATACCTCTATCTTCGTGACCTACATATCCTGGAGGTGAACCAATAAGTTTAGTTACATTGAATTTCTCCATGTACTCACTCATATCAAATCTAATAAACGCATCTTCGCTGTCAAACATAAAATTAGACAATTGCTTCGCTAAGTGTGTTTTACCAACACCTGTTGAACCTAATAATAAAAATGATGCAATTGGCTTATTAGGGTCTTGAATACCCAACCTCGAACGTTGTATTGCTTCGCAAACTTTTTCAACTGCTTCATTTTGACCAATAACTGTTTTTTCAAGATAGCTCTTCATGTTGATTAATCTCTCGTTTTCATTATCTGTCATCTTTGTAATAGGAACTCCAACGTGATTAGCGATTACTTCTGCGACATCCTGAACGGTTACAACCACTCTTGTTTCTCTAAGCTTTTCTTCCCACTTAATAGTTTCTTCTTCTATCTTCACGAGCATTGCTCTCTCTTTGTCTCTAAACTTTGCTGCATCTTCGTATTTTTGACTCTTTGCAGCATCGCTCTTCTTTTCCTGGATTCCTTCAAGCTCTTTTTCAAGTTTCTTGATTCCTTCTGGAACTGGCGTGTTATTCAACTTAACTCTTGAACCTACTTCGTCCAATGCGTCAATAGCTTTATCTGGAAAGTTTCTGTAATTAACATACCTATCAGTAAATTCAACACACTTCTCAAGAACTTCATCAGAATAAATCACATTGTGATAATTCTCATACCTTTCTCTAAGCTGCTTTAGAATCTGTAAAGTCTCTTCTGGCGAAGGGATGTCTACATAAATTTTTTGAAATCTTCTTTCAAGAGCGGAATCGCTCTCAATAATCTTCTTGTACTCATCAACCGTTGTAGCACCGATTACCTTAATCTCACCTCTGGCAAGCGCTGGCTTGATGATGTTTGATGCATCCATAGAGCCAGATGCTCCACCTGCTCCAACTACATTATGAAGCTCATCAATGAATATAATTACATCTGGACTTCCTTTTACTTCTTTTAAAAGGTCTTCCATGCGTTGCTCAAATTCGCCTCTATATTTAGTTCCAGATACAAGTGAGGTAAAATTAATCTCAACTATTCTTTTGTTAAAAAGCCATCTATCAACTTGCTTGTTAGCGATTCTTAAAGCAAGACCTTCTGCGATAGCAGTTTTACCAACTCCAGCCTCTCCTACAAGTACAGGGTTATTTTTCTTTCTCTTATTGAGGATTTGAACTAACTTGTCAACCTCTGCATCTCTACCAACAACAGGGTCAAGTCCACCTTTAGTGGCCAACGCTGTTAAATCCTTTCCATAATGGTCAAGGATTGGAGTTTTGCTCTTACTATTCTTTTTGATTCTATCTGTATTAGAATCATCGTCTTCTGGTCCAAAAGCTCTTCTGTCCATAATTATCTCTTTAAATGTTTGTAAAATTTAAGAATTTTAATCCAAAAAACCAAGAGAAAACAAAAGGTTCTGTATATTTTTTAAATTACTCCTTTAACCTTTTATATACCAGCTCTATAAAGATTATCTTTTCATTATCTTTTAGAGCACCTATAGATTGTACATCGTATTTTTCTGTTGGATATGTTCTTCTGATTTTGTCCCAAAAGAATTCGAAACCTTTTTTCTCTATCTCATTTGTAGTAATTGAGATTACCACCTTTTCCATCGTTTTTAATACTAAATCCATAATTTCTAAGTTTCCTATAAATAATCAGAAGAAACCAATAAATCACTGTATAAGCAAACTAAAAAATGGCTAAACTCCTAAATTTGAATAAAATTGATGATTTTCTTTCAAATTGTTGATAACTATTTCTGCTATGTCGAGAATATTAAAGAGACTTCTCTTTGCTTTTTCCACATAAATACCTTTAACAAATTCCTCCATTGGAAATCCGTATAGGTCATTGTTTTCAGAAACTTCATCCCAATTCATCAAATAATCTTCTTTAGTGTCTATTTCCTCTGGAAGCCTTACGATGTCATCTTTCTTGTGATAAGGAAAACTATTGTGACCACCAACTACCGAATGAGATGGGTGTTCCTGCTGCATCGCCTCATGCAACGCTCGCCTTATTTCTTCTCTTATTTCTTTTTCTTCCATTACCTATATAAATATGGCAAAAAAAAAAGGTAGACACATTGCCTACCTTTAATATTTTTAAACTAAAACTATTTCTTATTTTGACACCAAGGAAACAACGTTCTTAGCTTGCTCATAGCTCATTGTAATTTTTACATTATCCTTGTCATTCATGTCAGTAATTGATAATAGATTACAAACGGTAAGGAAATTATCTACAACCCTCTTATCATATACGATATTTCTTGACTCAATATCTTTAATCAAACCTTTTATTGGAGGTATAGTATCTCCAATAACTCTTTTACCATCTAAGAACAAAGTATCCAATAAGCTCATGTAAATAGGATTTGACTCTATACCCTGAAGTATTGCTGCAAAACTTTTCTTTGGTTCATCTTTTTTTTCGAATTCACCATTTTCACCTTCAACATACTCAGCTACTTCTTCGCTTTTTTCTTCTGGGAAATCATGACCAAAATCAAGAATTTCAGAGTCAGCATCCACGCTATTAATTGCATCAACAATTTTTTTCTGCCTTTCATCAGAGTTTTCTATTGCCTCATCTAAATCGGTTTCTTCAACCAATTCTTCTATCACCTCTTCTGGTTCATGTTTTTTGAATCTGTCTCTTAGACGGCCTAAAAACCTTTTTTTATCATCTTCTGGCAGCCTGTTTCCTTCATTGTTAGCATCATATATGTTGCTGGCAAATATAACCAACAACACAGCCAATGGGTCAAATACAAATATAAGCATTAATATGAACCAGTTTATAATATCATCCATAGGCCTATCAAGAACTGTTGACATATATTTAAGTGGCCCTATTTCTGTAGCTATGTCTGAATTTTGAAGGTCGAGTATTTCGATGTCTAAATCTCCAATCTCTTGATTTATCACATTTACTTTTAAAGCAATAGTATCCAGTTCAGCTTGAAGCTTTTGAATCTCCTCTGTTGACTGCTCTATAAGAATTTGTGTTTTTTTAGCACTACTGCTCCAGCCTTTATTATAAAGCGAATCAAGACGAGCCTCCTGCTGAACCCTTGTGTCATTAAGTAAAGTAACTCTATCAGATTTTGATGTCTTGATTTCGTCAATACCAGCGATTTGAGTTTGCTTCTGCTCTTGTTGCTTCTCTATCAACTCTATTTTACCTTGAATTTTGTCTAATTGAATTGACGTTTCAGAGTAAGCTCCTGCCAGGAACCCATAAATACCTGAACTGGTAATAAGCATTACAGCCAACACCATAGCTGTTAGCGTGTATTTCATCCACCACTTTGTCTTGGTCCAATATCTGTGAAGCGCTGCTGTAGTAGCAAGCTTACCAAACTCTATAAAGGATGCCATAATGATAACCTCAAGAGCGGCACCACCAAATAATTTAGACAATCCTGAAATAGAAAAGTACGCTGCAGAACCAGCGAGACCAAGAGCCGCCAACACTATAAGTAGCGTCCAAAAGTACTTATTAAAGAATTTTTTCATATGCAAATTTAAGATTTTTAAACATAAAAATCAAATAAAAATAACTTATTTTTCCCCTGGAGCAAGGTCAGTGTGAGAGTTGTCTCCTATCCCGTGCTTGCGCTTGAAGTTGCTAAGTATTTTTATAAGAAATGATGTTGGCCTACCTTGAGTTTCGCCATTAGGCCTAAGGTTATCTAAGTGTTTCATTGTCCACTTATTCGGTCTTCCATCTGGAAGTATGTATTGTTCATTATTATGATACCATCTTTGACCATCCCATACATACAAAGGATGTTGTTCTCCATAAGAATACGCTGCATACATTTGACCAAGGTCTCCCAAATCTTCACCATAAGTGTGTGAGCCAACGAAGTTTTGTCTATTCGCAACTTCCTCTGCAGCATCTTTATTGGAAATTCTTTCTTCCTTATAAAGTTCTTCTTTGAAAACTTTCGAAAACTCTTCGTTTACTATGTCTGTAAGCTTTTTCATACAAAAATCATTTAATATAAATAGTCTAAAAAAAAGGTGTCATAAGCCGTTATTCTATAAAAAAGGCAACATTATTTTTAAATTTACGTATATAATATATACCTTTAAAGTAATATGGGACTAAAATACAAACTTAGAAAACTACGAGTAAGGCTCAAAAAATCTAAAGATAAAGACTTAGCTTTGGATGACGTTCAAGAAAAAGCTATTGCAGTTGTTATTCAAATGATTAACAGTAGCAGTAGCGAATTAATCATGGACCCCAAAAATTCAAGAAAAGGCGTTAAAAATAAAGACTCATTCATCTGCATTAGAAGACATAAATTAACTATTATTAATGGAGGATACCCTTATGATGTACCTATTGATGACAGGATTCATGACCATATTACAGAAAAATTCTACGAAAAACTAACAAGAAGATTTAATGCAATTGATTGCCAAATTGATTCTATGGTAAAAGAGAATTTAGACACCATAAAAGATAATCTAAAAAATAAAGAATCTTAAATTTTCCAAACATTTTCTTTTTGTTTACGTATAACTTAATTGAACCAATAGAACATTAAGTTATGCTATACTATTTTGATAAAGAAAAACTTGAATATAGATTTGCTAAAAAATCATTAGCAATAATTGTCACATCAACTCTATTGCTAATTGCAGTTGCTGTACTCTTTATAAGCTCGCTAATGGCTAATAAAAGAGTTGAGAAGAAAATTAATGAAAATCCGAACATTATCAACCTATCCTCAATGGAGCCAGAGGAAATTATAGTCGTTGTCAATAACGCTGATGAATTCTCTGAAGAAAAACTTAAAAACTATATTCTTGAGTTAAATATTAAATTTCCAGACATTGCGTTTGCACAAGCGAGATATGAAAGCGGAAACTGGGGGACCAATCCTGGCGCTAATATGTTTGAGAAAAACAATAACCTTTTTGGAATGAAGTGTGCGACCTCAAGAACAACAACTCACAAGGGAGAGCAAAATGGTCACGCTTATTATAGTCACTGGAGAGAAAGTGTTATTGACTATGCTATGTGGCAGGATGCCTACGCAAGAGATTTGAAGACCAGAGAAGATTATGTCGCTTACCTCAAGAGGGTGTATGCCGAGGGAACATATGTTTCTATCATGCAAATCGTCAAAGAGGTTAGAAAAAAATACCCAGAACTTTACGTCAAGTCTTATCCAAAATTAGATAAATAAAAAAACCCTCCAGCATTGCTGAAAGGTTCTTTTAATTTAATAAACAAAACTTAATTTAGAATGGTAAATCATCCTGTGCTTTTGCGTTAGCAAAATCATTTGTTGCAACATACTCCTTAGTTTGCGCTTGAGCCTCTGCAACTGGTGCATTAGCTTTTTGTGCTGGAGCAGAGTTTTGTGCTGGAGCAGAGTTTTGTGCTGGAGCAGCGTCAGTACCGTTAGCTTTTGTTCCAGTGAACAAAATTTTGTCAGCAACTACTTTAGTAGAATAAAAAGTAACCTCTTGACCATTAACTTCTTTTACGTAGCTATCAGTCTTTAATTTACCTTTTACGATAAACCCAGTTCCTTTTTTTCCATAACTTCCTAAGAAATTAGCAAGACCATTCCAAGCCTCAACCTTAACCCATTCAGTAGTTTGAACTCTATCTCCACCAGCTTTAGGCGCATAAGAGTCGTTAATTGCGATAGACATGTTTGCAACAGCCTTATCACCATCTAATTGTTTTACTTCTGCATCAGCACCTAAAGTACCCATGATAGTAACATCGTTTAATCCATTCATGATTTTTAATTTTAAATTATTATTTGTTTCACTTAATTAGACTACAAATCTATGTCACTTTTAGTTAACATCCAAATTTATTTTGACTTTTTTGATGTATTTATTAGAAACAACTCATTAACATTACCAAACAATGAACAAAGACGTTAAAAAAATAATTTCAGAAGCATTCAATGAACTATATAAAGATTTGATTTCTGAAGCAGAAGCTGGTATGAATCCTGCAGACAAAGCAGCAGCAGATAAAATGATTGCAAGAGTTAAAACTTATGGAGATGCAAGTGGGTTCTCAAACAATGGAGCAAACACAAAGCAGAATGATGTTTTTAACTACATATTAGATGCGCTTATTTCTGAATACAAAAGTACAGAAGACCAAAATACTAAGCAAAAAATTAAAAATGGTATCCAGGGAGCTTTTTTCCCAGCAATGAATGCAGATGGAAGACCCAACAAGACATTAAATGTACTTATGGGAAAATGGCCAGGAAAAGATAGAGATGCAGTTCAAGATGCTGCAGCTTCAGCGTATGAATCATTCATGAAAAACTTTGATGGGTTTATAGACAAATACACACCTGGAGCTGGAAGTAGTTTTGGTGGAATTGTTTTAAACAACTTGAATTCTAAAATGTATGATGTAATTCAAAAAGGATTTAGAGGAAAAGGCCTTGGTGGAACTCAGGATACTTATTCAAGAGCTGGAAACAGCATGGGCTCTATGGATGACCCTTATGGAGACGATAGCACACTTGGAGCGACAATGGCTGACCCAAACTCATTAGGAGCAGACAATGACACTGAAGCATCAATATCGGAAGACCAAGATTTATTGGCAATCGTTAATGGATGGCTTAAGAATAATGTTTCAGAAAAACAATACATCGCCTTTAGAGAACTTACAAAAGGATTTACTCCAAATGAAGTTGCTGAAGATTTCCCAGAGCATTTTGGAATTGGTAAAGATGTTTCAAGAAATTTCGCACAATTACTTTCGAGAAAAGAAAAAGATGAAGATGGAAACACTGCCCTTACGCTTGACAGACTTAGCGACATGCTTTCTTATGCAAAGAAAAGAGATATTGACTTGAAAAACATAGTTCTTAAAAATCTTAGACAAACTATCTCTCAAGACCCAAGCTTCTCTGGGGATGGAAAACGTTCTTACGTATCTTCTCCTGAAACAAAAGCGGCTCTTAAAGATTTGAGCGATTCAATGTATGAACTTGGTCCAGATGTTTTAAGCAAACTTGGAGTTAAAGATAAAATTGATTTCCAAAATGGAGCTCAAATTTCAAAAATTATAAACAAACTTACTGTCCTTGGATTGGAAAGTGAGGTTCGTGATATTGAAGATGCTTGGGCTGATGTTAAAAGAACAAGAGATGCCTCAGCTGATTATGGTAAAGTAACTAACTATGCCGACAAAGTAGATGAAAGCGGTATCGCAGGAATGTTTGAAGGACTTGATGTCTATGATGGTTTCGATATAGAAATTCTTATGAACAGAGTTATGCAAAGATTATCAAAATAAACTTAATTTTATAAAATTAGAAAAGACACCTCATTGGGTGTCTTTTTTTGTTATAACAACAATGCTTTAAAGTTTTGATTGTCTATCTGCTGAGGAACCCCATCGACAAGTTTATAAATATTAAGGTCTGAATCAAATAGAACTAAATCATAATTCATATCTTCTTCTGTAAGAATTTTGTCATTCTCCATATCCTTAATTCTCACGATGTGCCTCTTGAGTCTTGACGCAAACATTTTATCAACTTTATCGTGAAATTCTTTATTCATAAGTTAATGTACTAAATTTATTTATTATCGTATTTTGATTTTTTAGCTTTTGCGTAAATACCAATCGGTAAAATTATAATACCAATAATCAATGGTAAAGTACAGATGCCTAAAATTAACCACGCATTAGCGACATATCTTTGTGCATACCAAGGTTTTGATGCATCCATCTCATCTTCTTTAATTTTTTGCATATTCTGTGCATATTTAACCTCAAATTCAACATCGGATAATTTAACAATTTCAGATAAGTATTTTGTTAAATCTTGGAGATGATAATTCGCATTTTGGACCTCAATTGAGTTATCAAAAGAGCCAAGCTTACGTCTAATCTCAATTGTAATTTTCGTGCTTATATCTGAAATTTTAGTCATATTAAAGTCAATATAGACACCTAATGATAAACCCTCAAAGCATTCAAGAATAACTTGGTTAAGAATGTCATTCTCATCATGAATTCTATATTTACCATCGGATGTGATATAAATTTTAGAAATAGATGATTTTACTTTTTCTATTGGGAAATCAATTGTGATTTCTTTCTTTGGATTTAGAATGCTAATCATTTTTACTTTTTTGTTTTTAAATTATTATTACTTATTTATACGTTAAATTTAAAGAAATGTTTCATGATTTCTAAAAAATCAGTTTACAAAGATAATAAATTTTTAATTAAACGAATAATTCAAAATTTATTATCTTTAGTTTTAGTATTGACATGCACAACATTAGAATAATCATACCCATCATTCCTATCATTCCTATCATTCCTATTATTCCAGTTACCAGAGTCTTTCAGTTTCTGTAAAAATTCTTTAGTCTTGTCTGTCATATATTAAGTCAATTAAATTATTCATAAATCATAAAATATAGTTTATGCTTTGAGCGACTAACAGCTACGTAATGAATATTCTTAGACTCTTCATCTTTTTCAGTAAAAGAAACTCTCTCCAGGCGTTTTTTTCCAAGCTTGTCGTAAATTCCGCACTCCTGAAGAACTTCTGGAGAAACAGAATTAACAACAACACACTCATCAAACTCACGCCCTTTACTCTTGTGTATTGTAGTAATAAATTTCTTAGACTTTTTGAACTGCTCTATGAACGTCATTAATTGGGCATCATTTTCGAAGTGACCCTTGAAGTTATTCATTTTACCTCTAAGGTGAGAATCTACATCTCCTCCTTTGTATTTCTTAATATCAGCATCGTTGATGAAATTGAAGTACTTCATTGGAACCTTCCTCTTTAGCAGTTCTTTCTCAAGTTTTCTAATTGTAGCATTTGTCCTAACCAGCACAACAACTTCTCCTGGTTGTTTCAACAATTCAACAAGCTCATCTAACCTAAGCATCACTTTCCTGTCAACATCACCTTTGTCTGCGCTATTTGCAGTCGCTGTAAGAGACGAATACTTATTTGAGTTCTCTACAATCAACTCATCACTTCTAAAGTTGACAGAGAGGCTCATTTCGGTAACATCACGCCTTTTCTTTAGCATTGACTCAAGTTTGCTACAGTTTGCTCCAGAGTATCCATAAATACTTTGATTACGGTCACCAATTAAATAGTAATACTTAGCATTTAACGAAAGAAGTGTTTGAAGCTGTATAGTACTCGTATCTTGATACTCATCTACAAATATGTAATCATACTTATCTCTAAACATCTTAAGCCACTTATTCTCTCTTAATAAATCACGAACCTCAATAAGCATGTCAGAAAAATCTCTTTTCTTTGTTACTCTTAAGAATTTTCTGTAATCATTATAAAACTGAGGAACTGGAGCCTTTACATTATCAGCAGACTGCAACTTAAATGAACCTATAGCTGAAGACAGCTGTTCAGCATCTTCATACATGTTTGCAATAAGTTCAAAGTGAGCCTCTTTTTGTTCTTTAGTAGCGTGACTACTTGGTTTATGCTCTTGTCTGAACCAGTTTAAAAACTCATAAAATGACGCTATCGCTTTATACTTTTTCATACTGGCAAGCAAACTATTAGAGAATGCATGTATAGTAGTAATCGTACAACCCTGTCCATGAGAACTTACTTTCTCACGAACTTGAATCCCTGCAGACGCAACCCTTTCTCTAAGCTCATCAGTGGCAGCTTTTGTGAAACTGAAAAATATAATCTTGTTTGGGTCAACACCTCTATCAACAAGAGACTTTAACCTTTGAACACAACTGAATGACTTTCCTGAACCAGCTGTTGCCGCAAGTATTAAAGAATCTTTTTCTGAATAATTTATAAATGCACTCTGCTCATCTGTATATTGAATCTCTGATTTTTTTGCGTGCGATGTACCTTCGAATAAATCAACTTGACCTCTGTCTATTGTAATTTCTTTCTTTTTTCCCATTTTAAAATTTCTTTTTCTAAAATCGCTTCAATATTTTTCTTATCATAATATGGTATTCTTAAAAGCTTTTTATTTGTTTTTTTGCAAAATTCATTTTTTATAGAATCATTTTCTTTAATCTTTTTAAAGTTCGAATCACTCTTTTTTGAAATTGTGAATCTGGGCTCAAAATGCTGCTCTCCATCATATTCAATGCACATATCATAATTTGGAAGGTAAAAGTCAAATGGAAGGTAGTTAATATTCTTACATTCATCAAATTTCTTTTGAGATTCATATAAAACCCTTTTGTTATCCAAGAATCTTTTGACCTCCCTTTCTCCGTGAGACAATCTACACCTTGGACACCCTTGTCCAGCTTTATGTTTCCCTGGAGACTGTTCAAAAACGCCATGATTTTCACAAATTATTTTAACTTTAGTTTTATCACCAACATATTCAACTAATGAATAATTATAATTATCTCCATGTACTTCTGCAAACCTTTTTATAGCATCAGATTTATCGTCTGTTTTCTCTTCTTTTGCACAACAAGGACATCCTATACCTTTTAAATGATTCCATATACATTGCTCAAAAACTCCATGTTTTTTACAAATTATCTTAGCCTTATCTTTAACTTTTTCATACCAAACCAAAGAATAGTCATATCTGCCGCTATGGACTTCAATGGCTTTGTTTATATTTTTCTCAACCCTATCTTTTTTTGATTTTTCGTAACATATCTTACATCTGGTTCCATTGTTTGGGATAATTATCCTACCTCCATCTGGATGTAGTTTACACTTTCTTGTTCTAACTTTTTTCATCTTTATCCTTTTCTATAAATAGGATAAAAGATTTTAAAAGAGCCGAAAAAACTTTTTAGTGCGCAACTATGAAGGTTAATTTATAGGGTCAACCACTAAGTTTATCTTTTTCTTGGCCATAATATATTAAACGTTTTGAGCCTGAGCTTGTTTTGCTTTTTCTGTGATTTTTCTAAGCAACAACTTAGTGTCTCCAGGCATATCTGAAGCATTAACACACCAATCATAGTAACTTGCATCAGCAAGCATCATATCGCCAATAAGATTGTTTTTGTACTTACCAAAATTAAACACTGGTCTTCCGTCATTATTTAAAATGATATTACCACGTACATCAAGAGCTTTTTTGTTTCTATTGAAGTTGTCATGAAGAGTGTTTGGGTTTGTATTTATAAACCTTGCATCCTCAGGATAAGCGGCAACCATTCCATTAAAAATGTTTACAGACTCAATATTTGCTTGCTCTGATTTAATTGGAGTATCCTCAAGAGTTTTTCCAGTATATCTTTCGATAGCTGCTCTGAAATCTCTTCTCTCCATATTGTGATATATTGAACTTAAGTCAATAATGTTTCTACCAACAATTGTAAATTCTATACCAGCATTATTAAACTCTTCTGTTAAGAATTTAAGGTCAAAATTTGTAAGGCTAAATCCAGCAAAATCAGCATCTCCTATAAACGAATATAAAGCTGCCGCAATTTCTTTGAAAGATTGGGCACCTGCAACATCTGCATCTGTCAAACCATTCAACAATGAAGCTTCGTCTGGAATTGACATTCCTGGATTCACCAACTTAGTAGCAATTTGAACTTGCCTTTCAGTGTCAACTTTAATTATAGAAATTTCTATGATTCTATCAGCTGGTTTGTCGCTGTCTCTTTTTTGAACTGGTTCTAATCCAGTTGTAGCAACCTTTAAAAATACCAAAGGTTTCTTAAGGTTTAATTTTAAATCTAAACTCATCTCTTCTAAATTTTTGTTATTTATAAAGCGAATATAGTGAAAATATTACACAAACTCACCATTGATGTAATTATTTCTTTCTTTTATTTTTTCATCACTCCAATTTTCTTGTACAGATTTGACAAAATTAACCTCCGTTTTTGAGGTCCAAAACAACTTTTTATAATCACTATTATATGTTTCAAAAAAAAGAAGACCGTCCTCGTCTTCTTTTATTAAGATGAGCTCTTGGCTATGTGGAATAACTTCGCCATCACCCATCTCTTTGTTTTTAACTAATATATAATAATCTACATTAACTTCTTTCATTATCTAATTTCACAATTTAAAAACTCTTTTAGTTTTGAACTATTATTAAACGTTCTTAACTTTTTAAGAGCAAATTCTTTAATCTGTCTAACTCTTTCGTTTGTTAGACCAATTTTATTTCCTATTTCAGCAAGAGTCATCTCTTCTCCTCCATCAAGTCCAAAATACATCTTTAAGATAACACCTTCTCTTTCTGTCAACTCATCTAAAACGTCTTCTATTTCAGTCTGAAGAGCATGTTTATTCATTCCGTTTTCCATCTCTCTTAATCCATCTCCAGCCATTGACTCGTGAAGTTCTGTAGCAGACTCATCTGACACAGTTGTGTTAAGAGAAATCTCTATGCCATTATCGGTATAAGCATTCCTAACCTCTTTTTCAGACAAAGTTGACTTCCCTTCTTCTTCATTGTAATAAAAATTACTAATCTCTTTTATAGTCGGCTCCCTACTAAGCTCTTTAGAAAGCGCTTCCGTAGCCTTTATCACCTTATTGATTGCATTGATTCTATTCACTGGCAATCTAACTGAACTTCCATTTTCGTATGCTGATTGCAATATAGATTGTCTAATCCACCAAACCGCATAAGAAATAAACATAAACCCCTTAGTGTCATCAAAACGCTCTACGGCTTTTATTAAACCTAAGTTACCTTCTTGAATTAAATCTTCCAGCGGCATCCCAGTATATGTGTATTCTTTTGCAACTGATAGAACAAATCTTAAATTACTCTCAATCAATTCTTTTAAAGCCCTTTGGTCTCCGTCTCTGGCTTTTATAGCTAATTTTACTTGCTCCTTTCCATCAACCTGGTCATACCTTCTAACTTCTTTGTAATAGCACTTAAGCGACAAGTTGTCTCTTTGCATTGTTTCATCTCCTTTCAACATATTCATCCTATTATTTATTAATCATTCCAGTTAAGCTGGGAAATGAATTTTTTGAACTTATTAAAGTCCTCTTCGTTGTCAATGTTTATAGCAGTTGTGCTTTCATTACCTTCTGAGTCAGCTCCAGTGGTATGTACTTGAAGGAACCTGCTTTCTTGCCCTCTTTCTCTAAAGCTAATCAAATCAACTTCTATAATACCAGAAATTTGCCCTTCAGGGTTTTTTGTTTCAAGTCTTATAAAAGTATTACTACCTTCCTCTGTGAGAACGTTGTCCGCAGATTCATGATGTGATAAATTAGTAGCAGGTGCCGTAGGTGCCGTAGGTGCCACTGCAGGTATTGCTGTAATCTTTTGTTCTTCTTGTACTTCTTGTACTGGAGGCCCCGTTTGTATGCTTCCCTGCGATGGGATTGCATTGCCAGGAAACACTCCTCTGTTGTTGTTATTATTTTCCATTATTCCACAATTTTTTATTATAAACAAATATAGTCAAAAAAAGAGCGGATTCCAAATTGGAACGCTCTAATCTCTTATTTTTTATAAAATTATAAATTTATTTTTTCTACACTGCACTTTGAACCGTTACAGCGTCAATGACTTGTTCTAATATTTCTTCTTTTAAGTCATCAAAAGATAATCTCTTTTTTGTATTCTTTGCATATATCAACTCCTCATTTGGTTCGTCAATATACCATTTTGCATTACCAATCTCAACAGTTGGAAAATCGAGCTTCACCTTCTTTCTCTGACCCTTACCTTGTCTGTGAGATTTTTTTTCTAAAGTATCAAAATCAACAGTCCCATCAGCATTTTTATCTGCTGTATCGTAAAATTTCTTTAATTGAGAAATTGACATTTGATGGTCGGTCCTGGTATCTTGCTGCAATTGGTTTGAGTTTCTAAAAAATATTGTCGTAATAACATTATCTCTCACAACTGCCCAAAGCTCATCCCCAACAGAAACATGCCCAGTCTCTGGGTCTTTAGATGAATATACAACTGGATATTTCTTTATCTGTATTGATGCTGATTCATATTCAGGAAAATTAACTCTCTTAATCAAATCTACAGCACCTTTTATTTCATCGTAATTAAACTTAGGTCTTGTATACATAGTGCTTGAAAGCCTGTCATGAACTCTATCTTTAAAGTGAGTTGATGGCGCTGCTTCATTAAACACTTCCATTATTATGTTTCTTATTTCTTGTTGAATGTCCATTAAAAAGTGTCTTTATATTTTAAGATTTGCTGCATTTTAACAGCATCCAATACAGTACCTCCTTTAAGAGTCATTGTGTATTCTTTAGATATTGCATTTTGAATCTCTTCGAAACTCAATCTGGTGTCATCAACCAAGAAACCTCTCTCTGAAAATGTGATAACATATTCAGATTCTGTGCCGCCATTAAACCTGACTGCTTTTGGCTTCATCTTAACCTTTGGTGCTGGAGCTTGCATAGGAGGAAACTCCTCGCTCAATAATGCGCCTTTTAAAATGCTTGAAATCTCTTCTCTTAATTCGTCCATTGCAGAAATACTTTCTAATAAATAGTCCAAAAAAAAAGGTGTTTAACTATTTTAAACACCTTTTTTTAACAATTTTATTAGAAATTCTAATTTTAGAATTCACCTTTTAACCTGGCCTCCATCATCTTCTTCATGAATTCTTCGTACTTTTTCTTTTCAGCACGTCTCTTGTTGATTACAGCTTCTCTTGCTTTAGCAACTTTGATACGAGACTCTCTTAAACGCTTATTTCTTTTTAAGCCTCTTTTTGCCTCTGCCTGTCTTTTTACTCTACTCTTAGGTTTTTTCATCTTTTCTATTTTTATAAAATATAAGAAACTCATTTTAATAAATCAAATTTTCTCATAATGTTCTTTAAGAAACTTTACTATTTCTCTCGATGGCACCTGAACCGCTCCGTTATCAATAGCTCTCTTAATCACATCTCCTTTGACATCATAATGAGGCCTATTCTTACCTCGCTTATTTTTCAAACCAGCATCTATTTAACCCTATCTCTTCTGCAAACTCATGCAAAGAAGAGATAGTATCAGCAACTAAGTGACACCACCCCTTCCTTGGAAAGTCTATTAAAAAAAACTGGTTGATTAGCTTCCACACATCAAACAATCATCTGGATTATCCAGGCTGCAGTTTAAGCCTTTTAAAGCCTCTTCTTCTGCGTCTGATAAGTCAACAGTGGGTTTTTCTATAACTGCAACTTGAGAAACCTGAGGCACCACTGGAGCCATTACTTCAGGAATTACTACAACCTCTTCTAATTTTTCAGAAGATTCTGTGTCAACTCCAAGAGATTTTCTTGCTTCAGCTTTAGCATTGCTTCTTAAGTAGTACATACCAGTTTTAAGCCCTTTTTTCCAACCATAGAACAATGCTTTGTTTAGTTTTCCAGCATTTGCATCACGAATAAATAAATTCATTGATTGTGATTGACAGATAAAAGCACCTCTATCAGCCGACATATCAATCAAATTGCTTGCTTTCATTTCCCAAACAGTTTTGTAAACAGACTTAATTTGGTCTGGAATGTTGCTTATAGTTTGAATTGAGCCGCTATTTTGTATCAACTTAACTCTCATCTCATCACCCCAAAGGCCAAGGTTTATTAAGTCCTCAACCAAATGTCTGTTTACAACAACAAATTCTCCAGACAAGGTATTTCTCTTGTATAAATTGTTTGTGTAAGGTTCAAAACACTCATTGTTTCCAAGTATCTGAGCAGTAGAGGCAGTTGGCATAGGAGCAAGTAAAAGTGAATTACGAACACCATATTTCATTACTGACTTTCTAAGTTTAGACCAATCCCACATTCCAGAAAGCGTTTCCTCATTCACGCCCCATAGGTTAAATTGAAATTGACCCTCAGAAAGAGGAGAGCCACTAAATGTTTTATATGCTCCATATGCATCTTCAAACTCTTCAGAATCTTGAAGAGTTAATTTCATTGCTTCTTTTCTAACTTTCTTAGATATATCGTTAGATGCTGTCATAGATGCAAAGTAAATGGTCTCAAAAATATCTTTATTTAACTTTTTAGCTTCATCTGATTCAAAAGGAATACCCATAAGAGCAAACGTATCCGCAAGACCCTGCACTCCAATACCAATTGGCCTGTGTCTCATATTCGATTTCTTAGTTTCCTTAGTTGGATACCAATTAACATCAATAACCTGATTAAGGTTTAGTGTAGTTTGATATGCGACATCATAAAGTTTTTCAAAATCATATTCTCTCAAATCCTTTTCTTTCGATTTAACTCTACCACTTGGTATTGTAACCATTTTTGGAAGCGCTATTGAAGCCAGGTTACATACAGCGGATTCATCTGGAGTCGAAACCTCTAAAATTTCTGTACACAAGTTAGAAGATTTGATTGTACCTATGTTTTTTTGATTTGACTTGTTGTTGGCCGCATCTTTATATAGAATGTAAGGAGTTCCAGTTTCAATCTGAGCCTCAAGTATTTTTGCCCACAATTCCCTTGCTGGCATTGTTTTTCTAACTTTACCTTCTGATTCATATTTCTCATACAAAGCTGTAAACGCTTTATTGTCATGTGAATCAAAAACATCAGAAAGCCCTTGGCATTCATTTGGACACATTAAAGACCAGCTTTTATCTTCTTCAACTCTCTGCATAAACAAATCAGGAACCCAAAGTGCTAAAAATAAGTCTCTCGCCCTAAGCTCTTCTTTACCATGATTTTTTCTAAGGTCAATAAACTGTTCAACATCAGCATGCCATGGTTCAAGATAAATAGCAAAAGAGCCTTTTCTTTTACCACCTTGATTTATCCACTTAGCAACTTCATTGTATGTTTTAAGCATTGGAAGTATACCATCAGCATATCCTCCAGTACCTTTTATGTAAGAACCTTTTGCTCTAACATTATGGATATGAAGACCTATTCCTCCAGCCCACTTAGAAATGTTTGCAACATCCTTAACAGTATCAAACAAAGAATTAATATCGTCACCTTTGTTTGCAACCAAGAAACATGAAGACAATTGAGGCTTCGGAGTTCCAGAGTTAAACAAAGTAGGTGTTGCGTGCGTAAATTGACCAGTTGACAATAACTCATATGTATTTTGAACTTGTTCAAAGTTATCTCCCCAGATACCCAACGCAACCCTCATATACATGTGTTGAGGTGTTTCAGCTATGTTACCAGCTATCTTCAATAAATAGGACCTCTCAAGAGTCTTAAATCCGAAATATTCGAAATCAAGGTCTCTATCATGAACAATCATTGATTCAATTTTTTTACCATTATTTTGAACCAGGTTATATAACTCTTCTGAAACAAGAGGCGCTGCCTCTCCAGTCTCTGGACTTATATAGTTATACAAATCTTCAACAGTCTCTTTGAAACTCTTCTTAGTTTCTTTTTTCAAAGAAGTCAATGCTATTCTCGCTGCTAATATAGAATAGTCTGGATGGACTCTTGTCATTGCCGCTGCAGTTTCTGCTGCAAGCTCATCAAGCTCTTTAGATGTTACTCCATCATAAACACCAGAAATAACCTTCTTGGCTATTTCCATATAATCAACATGCTCAGAATCTAATCCGTATGTTTGCTTTTTTATTCTTGCTGAAATTTTATCAAACTTCACCGTCTCTTCTGAGCCGTCTCTTTTTATTACTTTCATATTTTAACTTATTATTTTTTAAAAATCATCTTCGTCACCATCGAATGATAATGAGTTATCTTCAGCTGAATTACCAACACCAGATTTTGCGTAGTCACCAACTCTTTTTTCAAAAAAGTTAGTCTTATTTTCTAATGCAATATTAGACATAAAGTCAAATGGATTCTTAGTTCCATAAACTACAGGACACTTTAAATCTAACAACAATCTATCAGTAACATACTCAAGGTACTCAGACATAAGAGCTGAATTCATACCAATCAAACTAACTGGTAATGACTCTAAAATAAATTCTTTTTCAATATCAAGAGCAGATTCTATAATCTCTCTAATTCTTTCTTTAGGCACCTTATCAACAACGTGGTGATTGTGAAGGTGGACTGCAAAATCACAATGAAGAGCTTCGTCTCTTGAAATCAATTCATTAGAAAAACTAAGTCCAGGCATTAAATTTCTTTTCTTCAACCAAAATATAGAACAGAATGAACCTGAGAAAAATATTCCCTCAACCGCAGCAAATGCAATAAGTCTTTCAGCAAAACTATCTGAATCAATCCACTTCAAAGCCCACTCAGCTTTTTTCTTAACTGCATCAATAGTATCAATCGCATTAAACAACCTCTTTTGTTCAGCGCTATCTTTAACATAAGTATCTATCAATAAAGAGTAAGTTTCAGAGTGAACGTTCTCCATCATAATTTGAAATCCGTAGAAGAACTTTGCTTCTGTATACTGAACTTCGTTTACAAAATTCTCAGCAAGATTTTCATTTACTATACCATCTGATGCTGCAAAAAATGCTAACACATTTTTAATGAAATACTTTTCATTTTCACTAAGCGTTTCCCAATCTTTTATATCCTGCTCAAGGTCTATCTCTTCTGCTGTCCAAATGCTTGCTTGAGACTTTTTGTAAAACTCCCAAATGTCATCATGCTCAATAGGAAACAGAACAAATCTACCATCATTCTCTCTTAATATTGGCTCCATAAATTCACTTCCTTTTTCTTCTTTTTTTTCTTTCATTTTTTGTTTTTTTTTAATTTTTTAGGTGACAATTCCCTGCAGCATAACAATGGGTTACACTGAATAAATAAATGGTTTCAGCAAAAAACTAATTACTTTTACTAAAATCTTCCTTTTTGTTTAAGAAAATTGATTTGTAAATTAAAAGATGTAGTGATTGACTTTTTGAAATTGGCTCTTGAACGGGTCTGGCTCTTTTTTCTAAAATCTTTTTCATAAACTACAATCTTTATAATAAATAAATAACAAAATTCTTTATCCAAGAAAGATGTCAAATTAGTTTTTAACACCTCCTATACTTAAGAGGTTTAGCCAGAATTTGACGCTCCGTTATCTAAAAATAACGCAATCTCATCGAGAGATTGTTCGTTTTCTGCTGGCCTACTTGCAACAACCCCTTCTTCGTTTTCGTTTGCCATTTCAATCAAAACTCTGCTCGTATCAAACAACAGTAGTTTATAAAGCCCATCTTGACCGTTTCTGTTCTTAATTATCCCAAGCATAGCTCTACTTATCTCTTTCATTTCATCTGGCCTACCAAGCCCAAAAGCAAGGTCAACCGTTGCAATAATACCCAACGACTCCCCAATGTGTCCAGTATTAATTTTCTCCTCCTGAATCGCAGAACGATTTGTTTGGTGAGCTGTCCAAACTGGTATTCTGTAATTATTAGCAATATTCCTTAACCCCTCTGCAACATCTGTTAAAGCATGTCTCATTTCAGCATAAGAACCAAGAGGTTTCATAAGACCAAGGTAATCTACAAATATAATATCTGGAACGAAACCTTCAAGTTCAAGAGTTTTAAGATGCGCCTTAATTGTATTAACTGTAACACCGCCTTCAAGAAACTCTTTAATCTTTAATCCACCACCAAGCTTTGCAACATCTTCAAGCTTTTCTGTAATGTATTCTGGATACTCCCAAACATGCTTTAACTTAATGTCATTAATACACGCATCAAACCTCTGCCCTACCACGTCTTCTGATAACTCCATAGAATAGTAGACAACATTCTTACCTTCAAGAAGAGCTGTTGCAGCCCCTTTTACAAGCATCATCGACTTACCCCCTCCTGGAGGCGCAATCACAACTCCAAGCTCTCCTGGGGACAATCCGCCCCCAATATATTCATCAAGGTCTCTCATGAATGGAATCGGCATTCTAAAGTCTTTACTAAGCCTTTTGTTTACATCCTTAAAATAATCGTGACCAGAGTCTTTTGGCTGACCAGCCTTTAATGCTTCTTCAAAATCTTTTAAGATGCTATCCCACTTATTTTTCTTCCAATTTTCTGCTGCCCTAAGAATTACTTCTCTAACATTTCTTTTTACAAAAAACTCCCTCGATGACTCTTGAACTTCTACTTTGTCTTCAACTTTTAAGGCTTCTATTTTATCAATAAGACCAAGAATATGCTCTCTTGGAATACCTCTTTCTTTGAAGGATACTCTATCTCTCAGAGTTCCAAATCTGATAATAGTTCCTCTATCGTTGTAGTATTGTATACAGTAATCAACAAGAATTTTTTGGTAGCCGTCAAAATAACTACTTTCGAGAATGTCAACAATAGTCTCAGAAAAACCAGTCCTATCTTCACAAAAAACGTGAATAAATTTGTTCTGATAATTTGAGTTTAGGGCGCTATCCCCTTCGTCCTCTTGTGCAAAGGAATTGAATACATTGCTGTTCATATTACTCATAAGTTGTCTTTCTCTCTCCGTGCAAATATAGCACTTATTTTTCTAAAGTAAGCAAAGAAGTTTTAAATTATTTCAAACTTTCTTCGTACTCTTTCTCTTTGGCCATCAGATTATAGAATGGTCCAAAGAAATTATCTGTTCCAAAAAATTGATTGAATCCGTCTTTTGCAAACATCTTCATAGCATTTTCAATAGAACCTTCATCATTGAATGTACTGACTCTGATTTTATCTACTTCATCAATAGCTTCTTGGTTTAAGAAAGGTTTTTTAAGGTTCATTAACTCTGCGTTTCTATACAAAGTATCTTGAGCTTGAATTATTTTCTCATAAGTTTTTAACTTCTTCTTTTTCTGCTTCTCATAACATTCTTCTACCAATCTACCATAAGTATACTTTTCAGTAATCATATCTGGAAAATGCTTAAGAAGAGTTGGCACACCGACTCCGTGAACTCCAGAAATACCATCTGAACTATCTCCTGAAAAACATTTTAAAAGCAAAGCATTGTCAACAACGTAGCCATACTTTTCTTTAAAGTTGGTCTTTGTGATTATATCCATACTGTCTGGATTAACCATTGACACATTATCTGATATAAGTTGAAAGAAATCTTGGTCTCTACTGTAGATGTAGATATGTTCGTCAGGATTTTTGCAACCAAGTATATAATAAGCGATAAGGTCATCGGCCTCAATATAATCTAACTCCGCCTGCCTTACAAATAGTTCTTCCAGATAAACTTGAACGTCTATCTTTTGAGATAATAATTGAAAGTCTTCAGCATCTTTTTCATTGGTTATACCATGACCCTCAGTTGCAATGACTCTCGTCTCGTTCTCCCAATTCTTTTTTCTATTAGCCTTGTATGGCTTGTAGATGTTGTACCTTAGTTTTCCTGCGTGAAATCCGTCCCAAAAAACTATAACCCTGTCTGGCATCAATCTGTTTATAACAGATTTGGTACTATCTAAAAAACCAAAGGTGCCACCACAAAGCTTGCGATTGGCACCCATTAGGTCTTTTCTTTTATAAAAGTTCCTTTTAAGATTCCATTGCCCATCTATCAAAAGAGTTCTAAAATTTTTATTATTATCCATTTTTTTAATTATTTAAAAAATTTATTTATCCAACCATTACTTAAAGAGGCTTTATAAGCACTTTCGCTATTTTTTTGAAACTCTCCTTTTGTTTCAAATTTTTCAGCTTCAACAAAACATCTTTCTATGGTCCAATATCCATTTGGTTTTTTTGTCTTCATGTGAGGACAAAGCTCATCAAGCCAATTATTTTTAAACATTGACATATATGCTCCTGGGCTTTTTTTGTACAACTCTTTCTTTGCTTTATACTTCAAGGCCTCTTTTTTGCACTTATCTTTCGTCCAATAACCTTTGTGTTTTTTGATGATTTTATTCATATGAACACAAACATCATCGAGCCATCCATTTTTTCTTGCAGAATTATATGCGCTACCGCTCTCTTTTGCGAATATAGTTCTTTTTTTATAATTTATAGACTCTTCTATACACTTTTCTTTTGTCCACTTCAAATTTCCTCCACCAATAGCTCCAGCATCTGCTAAATTTAAAACATTATATCCATTTTTTTTATAAAACTCGATTTTATCTCCCTCCAAAATTTTAGCATCTTCAACGTCTATATAATCTGAATAAGATAATATTGGATTCATTCCAGTTTTTTTTATGTACTTAAAAACCCTACTTCTACCATCTCTCCTGTGTTTGTTGTCTCTTTCTTCAATATTATAAGTTAACCCTACATATACAGATTTATCGCCAAATTCATATACATAAACAAGTCTTCTGTATTTATTGCCAACAACTGACATGTGAGAACAAATTTCATTCAACCAACCATTTTTATTAGAAGCGTTATAAGCTCCTCCTGAGTTTGTTTTAAATTTAGACCTTAATTTATACTTCAACGCCTCTTTTTCACATTTTTCTTTTGTCCAATAATTTCTGTTTTTTCTATTCATTTTATCTTTTTATTATAAATACCAATAAAAAATTTACAAAATATATAATAAACGTTTTCATATATTTAAGCAAAAAAAAGCCAAGTGTTAATACTTGGCTTTTTCTTTTTACATTTCTTCTGTTTCTTCAGATATATCTTCAACTTCCATTCCCCACTCATGTGCGTGAGCAGCTTTATAAGCATCTTTATCTGCCTTTTCGTTTAAAATGAACCCATCGTCAGTACAAACAATTTTACCTTTTGTAGGCGTGGCGTTTGTAATATGGTTTTTCATAACAATCAAATCTGTTAAAAGACCAAATCCATATTCAACCTTCTTGCTGACAGCTTTAATCTTACTTGACCTTCCAAGTATTCCTCCAGTTCTAAACACAAGAGTAGATACATAATAAACACCATCTCCACCATAAGGAACCAAAGACGACTGTCCACCTGGAAATGTTGGAGGCGCAGTGTAAGCGTGATTAATTACAATCAAAGTAGACGTATAAGGAAAACTTGCATTCCTTGTAGCATTTATTCTTGGCCCAAGGTATCTTGTTATTTCCTCACGAAGAACTCTGGCAGTAACCATCATACCTCCACCACCTGAACCATCTTCCATTTTTCCAAGTTCTTTTTCAGAAGGCGTACCTCCGATAGAATCCCAAAGAAATAAAACATCATATGGTAGGTCTCCTTTTTCCTGCGCATCAAGAATTTCTTTCACATACTTACAACCTTCCTCAATAGTTGCAACGCCATTATGCACAATAGCTTCGTCAAAATTAACACCCATCTTTTCGCCTCTTTCAAAGCTAAATTTATTTTCAGTGATAATAAATACTGGAACTATACCTTGTTTCTGAGCGAATGCAGCAGCTTCCAGAGCCATTGTACTCTTACCTGTATCTGATTTCCCATAGTTCATTATTACGTGACCAGTTGGAATTCCAGGCAATTTTGTAACCTCTTTAAAAGCAGAGCTCATCCCAATCCACTCTTGAGGTTTATACTCAACAGATTTATGATTAACTTTCTTTTTGTAGTCACTTAATTTTGGAAACTTTTTCTTTAGTTTAGGAGCTTCTTCTTTGGTTTTTTTAACCTCTTCAAATACTTCTCCAGTAGAGATGCAGATTAAATCATCTCCTTCTTTTGTGTACTCTTCCTTAGAAGAGGAGTGGATGATTTTACCATCCACGTCCTCGAACCCCTCAGGAAGAGAGTTCTTCTTTTTTGCCATGCTTATAAAATGTTAACTGATTATTGACCTTGCTGACCGTTGTTCGGTTGTTGGGTATAGTTTTGTGCTTGTTGTTGAGCAACTTGTTGAGGAGCTTGTTCTGAAGCAGGAGCTGCATTCCATTCAATTTCCTTACCAGAGTTATCAGCCTTATTTCTTGTTCTAAGGTAAAATACGTCTGGATTTTCTTGTTGTTGCCCAAAGTTAACAGAAGCTTTACATCCATTACACTTAACTGTAGTGTATTTGAATTTCCCCTGAGCTACGTGCGCATCTAACACAAGGTCATCGCTACCGCAACATCCACATTTGTGAACATCATAGAATGACAACTTTTTTGATTCCATTACCGCTTCATGAAGATTGCCACCTTCAACAGTAAATTCATAGGTTCTCTTACCTACTTTTTTTTCTATTTTCATTTTGAAATTTCCCATAATTTCCCATAATTTCTATTATTTTCTTTAAATTATTATAATATAATATAGAAAATTAGATTACTAAAATCAAGTAAAAAATGAAAAAAAAGTAAAGTTTTTTATAAGTAATTAGAAATAAACCCCTTCTGATGATAAATCTTTATAATTTACACCAGATTTGTAGTCAATTGAGAACATCATGCCTCTATGAAATGAAAGAATTTTAGCTATTTCTTCGACAAGAAATTTTTCATCTGGATGCATGTCAAAAACAAGAGAATCATGAACTTGAAACAGAAAGCTGCTTGAATAGCCTTTTAGTAATTCTTTTATCTCACAAACTTTATCAATTACTATTTCAGAAGCTGTAGATTGAATGTAATTGTTAAATCCAGCATAAGATTTTTCTGGATTTATTATTGAACCCCATTTGTTGATTATATACCCGTCAGCTTCCGCTTGAAGCATTAACTCCTTAGATTTGGAGAATAATGGGCTCAAGAATTCTTTGACCCTTAGCATCTTCTCAATTGGATATTCTTCTCCTTTAAGCTTTTTTAATACAGTAGCCTCGCTTGCTCCATAAAGTATAGAGTGATTTACGAGTTTTGCAACATCTCTTTGCTCTGGCGTAAACTCCATTGATTCAAAAATAATCCTGGCAGTCTCAGAGTGCAAATCTTTATCATAAAACCTTTGAATAAACTCCTCGTCTTCACTAAGGTACAACGCAATTCTCACCTCAAAAGAAGTGTAGTCAAATTGATATATCCTACCATTTCTAAATTTAGAAATTATCTTTGTTCTTTCTTCGTTGCTTTTTGAAAGGTTTTGAGGATTATACCTGTCCTTGCTTGTTATCCTTCCTGTAATTGTTCTTTTGTTTGAATAGTTTATTTTGGCAAGCTTTGCGTTTTCACGATAAATGAAATCAAGATTTTTATCAAAATCATACACAAAAGGTATGTATCTTGTAGACATCCATCTTGTTATTTTGTCTCTAACGCACATTCTTTTAAAAAAGACTTCTTCATCATCATCAAGACTTAAATCATCAAGAGGTATTTTGCTCATTAGAAACGGGACATATTTACTGATGTTTACATTTGTAATTATTTGAAAATATTTCAAAGGAGTCTCTACTCCAAATTTAATCCACCTGATAATATCAAGAGTTCTGATGTCTCCAAGAGAATCAAGGTCAACATAATCCTCTATTCCATCATGAGAATAAATTAAACAATTCATGCTATTAAAAACCTTTGATAGCTCTAATCTATAATTACCTTCTGTAAGAAACATATTTTTTACATTTACAATGTAATTTTTGTTTCCATTCCGCATGTATAAAGCTCCTTCATTGAAGTGTATGTAAGTTATAATTTTCTCATCTATAACATCATCAACAAACTTACTAAAGCTACCATGAACAAGTGAATCAAACAAATCATAATCCGATGGAAGCCATGCGTATAAGTTTTTGTTTACAAATTCTTCAATATTTCTATGAAAGTTTTGACCTTGTATTTCTGAAGCTTCAACAGAATTATAGGTCCAATATAGATTTTCAGAAACTTCACTGTCACTTATTTTCTGATTAGGAAAATTACTCTTCATAAAATTCCACCCCACCATTAGTGTAGCAACTTCATAATATCCATCATCTGGTATTTTTGTGGTAATTTCAACAGGATAACCGCCTAAGAACTGTTTTAAGTCATTAGCTGATTCTATCGTGTCTACTATAATTTTGCAAATCCTAAACATATTTGCAAATATAGTAAAAATTATCTCTTTTTTATAACTACTATGTAATTATTTGGATTTTTAGGATATGAACCATCTGTATTAAGATTTATACGAATATCAACTTTATTTGTATTTTCTAAGTTTCCACCAGCAAGCTTTGCTACATTTCCAATTACTTCATAAACCACATCGCTGTGAGTGTCTGTATATGAACCGCTTCTTGGTTTTCCAAGAATATCTCCAATCTGAGATAATATAGGCTCCCTCTCTCTTGAGAGTGAATAAGCTTTATATGATAATGAGCCGTTTTTATTCCTATTTTCTTTTGCTTTTAAAAAATACTCTCTGTGCGCAGAGGATTTTGGGAAAGTAGAATCAACTCTCGTCATAACATAAGATATGTAAGCAGCTGACCATGGCCACTTATTTTGAGTGGCAGTATCACTCATCTGCTCTTCTGACATGTTAAGACCCAAATTATCCCAATAATTTTTCAACATTGGGTACGCCTCTGGAACTTTTTCGTTTAAATTGCCGTTTTTCCATTTTAACGCTTCTTGTTTTATAATTGTAGTTAATTTAGAAAAGTTTACTTCACTTTTAATCATAATAAAATTTTTTTATATATCTAATCCAGATTCAATGTCAATCATTACATTAGTTCCTTGAGCCACTGCTGCACCTGCCGCAACTGATGCTGCCGTAGGTTTATCAATAGGTATTCCAAGCTTATCTGGAAGCCCGTACCACTTAGAGCCTTTTCTGCTATCATATTGAAATTGCGCTTTCCCTGGTCTATATTCCCAGTGCCATTCTTCAGAAGTCACAGTTCTTACGAACCCAAACTTATAAGCATTTAAAACAAGCCATTCATAAATAGGCATTATAACACCTCCAAATTTAGCACCCTTACAGTTGAGGTCAATTGCAAGTCCTGAATTGTGATTAGAATATCCTGGACGTGCTGTTGCTGGGTCGAAATTACCAGAACTTGCAGTTCTTAGATAATTATCATCATTCTTTTTGTTTTTATTTATTACGTTCTGTTTTCTTAAATTATACTGAGCAGTAGATATAAACCTTCCATTACCATCTATAACATTATTAAAAGGGTCTCTATACCCACTACTAAGATGTAAGTCAATTCCATCTGCTACCGCAGCTATTTGCATAGCTTTATATGCAGACAATATCTGAGCGGTTAATGGATATTTGTCAAAAATATATAATTGTTCAGAACCGATAACAGCACCACCCGACCATAGGTCTCTAACCCCAAGAGAAGTATCATAAGAAGATGTCAATTCATTCAATGGTAATTTTGGCACAGAAAGAGCCACTGGTCCTCCTGAATTTCCATTTACAAATTCTTGACCAAGATAATCTGCTGCATTTGCAGAGAAACTACCAGTCACAGCAACAAGAGCTTCTGTAAAGTTCTTTAAAGCATCTCTTGCAGCTTGGTCAAACCCTTGAGGAATAGCAAGAGGAGCTTCTGATTCTCCAAGCGCCCTAAATGTATCAAGCGTTACTGGCTTAATAGAACCATATCCACTACCAGGAGAGAATCTCATTCTAATCCCCTCTAAAGATGTGTCCATATTATTTGGTGATATAGAGTGCTTAACTTTCATAACTTGATAAAGGCCTCCAAACAATGGAGAATTTTCAAGGAAGAAAAATTGCATTGGATAAACTTGAGAATTACCAAGAACATCAATAGTCGCTTTGTATGAACGACCAGCAAGAACAGGAAGCATTGAACAGTCTGTTGTTACTTTTTTGTTCTGATTTTCATTGTCAACCAACCTTTGAAGGTTGACGATGCTTTCGGCAGTAACTTTATTATCTTCAGTTCCAACTGATATGTTTTTTACGATTTGATTATCTGGATGACCATACTTAATAACATATGAACCAACATTGTAGGCTTTTTGCTTATCACTAAAAGCAATTGAAGTTCCGTCAGCATTCTTTGTCTTAGTCCTTGATTCTGGGGTTGGAGTAAATAATACGTGAAAGAAATTTCTAACCTGAAGATTTGCAAGTTTTGAGCTTGGGCTCCAAATGTTAGCAACATCCAAGTATCCTGGATTTCCAGGAATTGGAATAAATAAAAAGTTATTCTTGGAACACACCTGTTGTATTATATTCAAAATACTTGTATTAGCATTTGGCTTATAAAGCGGTTCTAAATTTATAATAGAATCTCTTACAACAATTGGCTCCCCTGGATTGTTAATCCTTTGCATAGGATAATCATATACAAAAGTTCCGTTTGGAACTCCTTGAGCGCTTTGTGAACTTCCTATGTTTACAGAAACCTGGTCTGTTCCTGGTGGAAATAGTTCAACTAAATCTTCTGCAGTAGCATCTGTACCCTCAGCATATTCTTCTTTAGTTACCCAAACTTTTTCATCCCTTAAAAGGTCTACGTGATTATCTCCAAACCTTGCCTCAAGAGCTTCAGCTACATTAAACACCTTAGCTTTGGCATCATCCCCTTCTGCCCCCTTGTGTTCATCAACATCTCCACATAAAGCTCCGTTGCTATCTATGTTATCGCTATAGGATAGCGACTGCCATTGATGGAACAATACGTGCATTTGCTTATAAATAGCAGCCTCGCTATCTCCAGCCTTACCTAATACTTCTCCAATAATTTGATTTCTCTTATCAATAATGTCATCCAACTTCTGAAGAAGAACGTCACACGCCTTTCTAACAAAAGCTCTATGATTTCTCCCACTTTGACTTGGGCTAAAAATTCCAAATACAAGACCAGAATCTGGGTCAGTACCACTATGTGCCGCAATTGTATACCCTATGTTTCCAGTGTAATCAACACCGTCTTGATTTGTTGTTTGGTTTGGGTTATCTTGCGGATTTTCTTTAATAGAATTATTCCATTTAATATTTGTTGCCGCAAAAAGCGTAACCAAAGGGTCTTTAGAGCCGAAAAAACCTGGAGCTGGGTCTTTCATCTCATCAAAATCAACTACATTTCCAGCTCTACTTTGAGTCGTACCATCTCTATATCCCACAAGAGACCCTATTCTGTTAAGTATAAACTTAGGAGAGTTATCTAAAGCAGTAGTTTTATCTCCCTCATCTCCGTATTTAGCATTAATAGGGACATATCCAAGCGGTTCATTTTGACCAGCATCAGTAATGTCTTTATCTGAATTTTTAAACTCACCATCTGTTGGTGCAGAATTAGCCTCTTGAGCTCTTTTGTTGTCTTCTCCTCTAAAAAACACAGCCATGTATTCATTGCCATTTGATGTCGGGAATGTATAGCCAATTCTATTATTTACTATTCTTGTTGCTGTATATTTACTGTCAACAAAAGATAGTGGATTTTGAGCATTTCTAATTCCAGAAGGAGAAAGACTTTTAGCGTCAGACAGCGAATTACTTTGATTGTTTGCTAAATTTTGAGCTTCGTTTTGAACTGCCTGTATTTGGTCTTCTCTTTTAGACTCTTCTTCCTCATAAGTATTAAATACAAGATTTCCATTTACAAGAGTCACATTATCTCCTAAAAAAACCTCAGGAACAGCAAGCTCTCCCCATATCTGCTTGAATGTGAGTGTCTCATATCCAAGAGCTGCATTCTCTTCTTTTGTTCTTAATTGTATCTCATCATCTTCGCTGGCTTCAAAAGCGTCTAAAACATTAGGAAACCCATCATCTCCAGCAGGGTCTGAAGGGCTTTGTAAAACTACTTGCCAATCATCTGGGCTTTGGTTTCCAAAATAACTCATTCCAGACCCAAGAAATGCTGTTGTAGCTGCTGCATCTGCAAACCCAAATCCTCCTGGAACTATTTGAAGGCCTGAATCCCCATTTGGATGCGCCATTGATGCTGCGTCTTGAGTAAATGCGTTGGACATAAAAAGGCAATACCTTCTTAATAATAAAAAATCAACATCAGAAAGGTTTCCAAGTATTGAATCAGTTATGTTCTGAATATCCCTCTCTGCAAGCTCTTCAATTGACGAAACATCATCTCTATCAACTTTCCAAATATCTCCACCAAAATCTCCTGGTAAATTTGGGTCACTACTTCTTGTCATATAAGCAACAATGCCACCCCTAACAAGTATGTTTGATGCTATGTTTGGATAATATGATTTATAAGGATTTGAGGATGACATTTCAATGTTATTAATCCTTTGCTTGAGTGCTGCATCATCTTGTCCAGACTGAGCGTTATTTACAAGCAAATCTTTTGCAATACCCTCACTAATAGCAATGATAAAATTTTTTACAAACTCCATTTCGTGTTCGTCAACACCAATTTCAACACCGTCAGCACCTTGTGCTCCTTCTAAATTCTTCTTTGTTGCTGGAAGTTCATCTCCATCATCATTCAAAACCAAAGGAAATGATTCTCCAATAAGAATTTGCTTATTTACTAACAACTCATCTCTGGCCGCTTGTCTGTCACTACTCCCTCTGTATCCATCAAGTCCAGCATCAAGAATACTTCCCATTAAAAAGGCAGAATCTTTTGCTATTTGTGAAAATATTTCTCCTATAGTAATTTTCTCAAGCTTCTTTTCTGATGAAGCAAAAACTCTCCTTTTTATTTCATCATCAATCTTTTGAAGATTGTCTGATATAAGACCGAGAGTTTGAGTCTTAGCTGAATCAATTGGAATTCTAAGCGTAGGATTATTAAACGCCTTATTAAATGAAGCGAAATTACTTGTTACAACACCAAACCTCGTAAATCCATTAACATTTACTCCGTTTGCATTTATCTTAAGAGATAATAACAAATAAGTATTTAATGCATTTAAGGTTGTTGCCTCTTTAAGCTTGCTCTCAATAAGTGGTATTGAATTTACGTCATCTCCAAAATCAGCTATATTAGGAATTGTAATAGTTTGAAATCCTACTACCGACTGATTGTTTACAGAGCCAATAACTTCTTCTCCAGGTTCTAAAATATTTGTAACAGTAAGAGCTCTACCTAAGTTAGACTTCATGCTACCCAGTTTCTTAACCAGGTCATCAAACTCTTTTGTTGTATCCTGTGTTTTAACCTCAACCTGCTTACCTATTTTAATAAGGTCAAAGATGCTTGTTACAGCATCATCATTTCCTGGTCCAAGCCTATCTTTTCTTAATCTTTTTGCTGCAAGCAAATATAAGAAAGGTAAATCAGCAAAGAATCCCCATTGATTTGGTACAAACTCGCATTTAACGTCATAAGAGCCATCGCTTCCATTAAATGAAGTAGATGTCCTCTTTAGGTTAAGTAACCACGTAGACGGCTCCCCAAGGTATCCCTTGTAGGAAAATAAGAACTTTGGTGGTGGCCAGTTGAATAATACAGAATAGTCAATAGAAACATTGCTATCTGTTGGATGCCTGTCTTGACCTCCGAAAATAGTTTGACCATACAAATCTTTAAACACAATTGTTACAAGAGGTTGTAGTGAAGTGTTAATCTCAATATCAATTGATGTGATACCAAAACCAACGCTTTGTCTGAAGAATTCTGCACTAAACAGTTTTCTTCCAAGAAAATCAAACGTACTCCCTCCAACGCAAGCTTCAAGCCTAACGTCAATAAAGAGGTCTTTCATACGAAAACCATCTGGCTGTGGATTTACTGGTGCTCTTCCCATATTTATCCTCTATCTCTTGTTGCAACAATTTTTATATTCACTTCATTCAATACATCCTGAAGCGGGAACGGAACCCTAATCGCAGTATTGTCTGGAATATCAAACTCCATAAAGTATTCTGGATTGGCCCAAAGTATTAACCTCCAAAACGTTTCATCTCTATATATATCTCCAGCAATAGTATCTAACCTATTTTTTTGTTGATTGTATATAATGACTCTATCGGTATGTCTCTTTTTTATTAAAACAGGAGGCATATCTTTTAATTTGTCGTTTGACTTTAATAGACTGTAGAAATTGAATGGCATAATTATTTACTTTTCTATAAATAATAAGAATAAAAAAAGTGAAAACAAAGCCTATTACAGATTATAATCCACGAAGTGGACTATACATACCTCCAGCATCAGTTGCAAGAGGCGGAGCTGCATTGAATGACTTGTATGGCCCAATCATATTGAAGTTAAGAGAAACAAGAACCCACATAGGCTGAACTCTTCCACCCTCAAGTGTCCATGGAGCATCTGCATAATCAAAACTAACGCTGTTTACAACAATATCATGGTTCCACCAATCACCAAGGTGAATGTGACAAATAGGAGGAGTAGTAAATGAGAATCCAGTTTCTGAACCATTATCATTTGCAGCTGGCCTTGTAAGTTTAGACAAGAACTCAACTTTTCTTACGAAGTCAATCTTATCTCCAGAGAAATAGGCAGGCTGGAACATCAGATTCTTTTTCATCGTATTTATTCTCTTTATAGTATCTTCAGGCTTACAAGCTGTCTCTCCATTAATAAACTCTTTCTTTATTACATCTATATTATAAACGTTTCCAGCATTCGTGTTACTCTCAGAATAATCTGTAAGACCATTAAATTTATTATCAGCTTCCCCTATTGCATCATTAACTTTTCCAGCTTCTGTCTTAAGTTCTTGAGCTCTTTTATCCAGAATACCAGACTCAACCTCATTATTTTTCTTCTGCTCTTTATTAAAAATTGCATCTTGAGCATTTTTGGCCTTATTCTTAGCAGCAATAGTCTTTGTTTGAAACCATCCGAAAAAATCGTCTTGTTCTGTAGATTGCTCTATTTCTTCTTGTTTTGATTCAATAGCTGCTCCTTCATTTTGATTTTCGTCAATTTTTTTAGAAAGCTCTATAGCATCATCTTTTTGCTTATTTTGTTCAGCCTTAAGAGCTTCAATTTGATTTATTATATTTGTGTTTTGAGCCTTATCGCTATCAGTAAAGTGTTTATCGAAAGTTGCAGCAACCTTTTCCATACCTTCACTGTCCCAATCTCTACCAACATCAACACTTTGAGCGTAATCTGTTAATACGAAAAAAGAAATAGACGCATCTCTACTTGAATTGTTGTATGTATACACAGCCTCTGGTCTACCAAGGAAATTAACTGAATTCCAGTTGGCGTTCTCAGTATTTTGCATACTCATAATATAAGGAGGAAAATGAAACTGTTCCTCACTTGCATAATTTTTTATAAAGAAAACAAGCTTACCAGCATCTGAAGGCGCATAAGGATTCGCTACTGTATATCTTTGTCTTGAGATTCTTGGGCTACCATCTCTCTTAACACCTGTTATGTAAGCTCTATTGTTTTGTGGGTCAAAGTTTGGAGCAAGAGGTTCGTTACTTGCCTTAATAGTGTTCACAATATGTTTTACACCTCTTTTTCCAAGGAAGAAATCTTCATCCTCATAAGGGTTTCCAATAGATGTCTTAGCCATCATTGATTGCGCACTACCAAGTACTGCATCGTTTGCAGTTGGTCTCAATAAATCCATATTACCACCACCACCTTGATAGTAGGCGCCTCCATTTGCTTGTATTACTGAAGCTGGAGTTGTATTTGTTCTCAATTGAGACAACCCTCTAAATGAACCAATTGTATTTGAAATCAACTCCTGGAAACCATCTTGATTGAATGATTCTAACTCTCCAAGAGAAGAAGGGTCTCCCGCTTGAAGTCTGTATAAATTAAACGCACTTCTTTCTAAACTATAATTTCTAATAGTTGAAGTTACTTGACCCTCTTTAAATGGTACGTATGTTTGTCTCTTAAAGAATGAATCTTCAAATTGACCACCTTTTTCTCCTATTGGATTAACAGAATAAAGAGCATCACTAATCACTCTTGGCCTTCTTCCAGTTGGAAAATCTACTTTTTGACTGGTTCCATATAAACCTTGAATTTCGTTACCTTTCGTGACGATATAATCGTCAGTTGAGAAAATAGCCTTTGCTGTAGGCGTGTAGTATGGGTCAAGACGTGTATAATCAACTTTGTTAGTGTTTATACTACCTTGAGTAATTCTTCCTAAAGTCCAGTTTTCATTGCTCGATGTATATTCATTATTTGAAACTTGCCATCTATTTGAAATCTTATTGTTATCTCTAAATACTTCTGAGTCTGTTTCTAAATTTGTGTTCTTAGAAACATTCTTAGAAAGCAATAATTGTCTTAAAATTATACCTTGAGTAAATACTCTTGATATACCCAAGAATGCGCTGGTCCCAGCTCCATTAACATTTACTCCAAGCAATCCATATCCAGCATTTTTTGCAATAGCATCTGTTCTATATGTTGACGAATCTGTAAGAAGATTTTGAGCCAACGGAACATTAGAAGAAACAGCGTTATCTCTAAATGCAACAGAATCAGCAAGTATACTTGAATTATTTGGAACGTTAGCCGCAAGGTCTGTAGCTCTATGAATAGCAGAATCAACACCAAGGTCACTTGTACTTGGGACGTTAGCTGATAAATCATCATCTCTAAAATCTTCTGAGTCAGTTAAAAGATTTGAACTATTAGGAACATTAGCAGAAAGGTCATCAGTTCTAAAAGGAGCTGAGTCATCTAAAAGGTCACTAAAGTTTGGTACATTTGTCGCTAAGTCATCATTTCTAAACGGAACTGAATCTACCTCCAGGTCACTAAAATTTGGCGAGTTAGCAGAAAGGTCATCAGCTCTAAATGGAACTGAGTCTACTTCTAAATCCGTATCAATTGGTGAATTAGCAGAAAGGTCATCTAATCTAAAGTTTGCTGAATCTATCTCAAGGTCGCTTAAATTTGGAGTGTTCAACGACAAGTCATCATCTCTGAAGACAACTGAGTCTGTTTCTAAATCTGTAAAACTTGGAGTATTAAAAGAAAGGTCATCGCTTCTAAATGGAATTGAATCTGTTTCTAAACTACTTTGAACTGGTTTATTTAACGACAAGTCATCAGCTCTAAATTGAGTTGAGTCTTTTTCAAGGTCTGATTGAATTGGTTTGTTTACAGACAGGTCATCAGCTCTAAATTGAACTGAGTCTGTTTCTAAACTACTTTCGCTCGGCTTGTTTGCAGAAAGGTCGTCAGCTCTAAATTGAACTGAGTCTGTTTCTAAATCGCTTAAATTAACTTTATTTGCTGACAGGTCGCTATCTCTAAATGGAACTGAGTCAAATTCTAAATTGCTTGTATTTGGTTTGTTTGCCGAAAGGTCATCGCTTCTAAATCTCTCAGAATCTTTTTCAAGGTCTGAATTTTTGTTAGGATTTAAAGCCAGGTCATCTTCTCTAAACTGAGCTGAGTCTGTTTCTAAATTTGTAGGATTAGGTCCGTTTTTAGAAAGTAGTTCAATTCTTTTTTCATCACCAATTTCATCTAATCCAATAGAGCCTTCTCCGCCTTTTGAAAGATTATTGTTTCTATATATTTCAGAATCAGCTTTAAGGTCAGAATCGTTTGGAACATTCTTATGAATATTATCTCTTCTGTAAAGTTCGTTATCTCTTTCTATATCAGTTTTGTTTGGAACATTTCTGTTCAAATCTTTCTCTCTATACTGATTTCTAATATCTTCAGTATCTCTAAGAAGGTCTTGGTCCTTTGGTGGATTCTTACTTAAATCACCTTTTCTAAATGCACCAGAGTCTTTTTCAAGGTCTGAATCATTAGGAGTATTCTTTGCAATAGATTGGTCTCTCTTAGCTTTAGAAATATCGTCTATATCTTGCTTCTTAATACCTTCAACATTTTTATGAAGGTTTCTTAACCTAAATGATTCAGAGTCCTTCTCAAGGTCTGTATCTATAGGTACGTTCTTATGAACATCATTCTTTCTATATTGATTTCTAAATGATTCAGAATCTTGAAGTAAATCTTGGTCCTTTGGTGAATTTTTTGCAATAGCATTCTCTCTAAAAGCTTGGCTATTTTTATCAATATCATCGTTGAATGATAAATTAGGGTTGTTCTTCGCTAAATTGGTTCTTCTTAATTGTTCTGAATCTTTTTCAATATCAGATTTCTTAGGAGAGTTTTTTGCAATAAGATTATTTCTATAAGCCTCTCCAGACCTCATTAGATTATTTTTGTCATCTTGTATTTTTGCTCTTGCAAGCATTGAGTTTCTAAAATCTTCAGAAATTTTTGCAAGGTCAGTTTCATCAGTAACCAACTTAGCAATCAATTTATCTCTTATAATTTTTGCATCCTCTTCAAGATTTGACTTAAATGGAGTATTTTTAGACAATAGAGTTTCCCTTGTTCTTGGATAAAGAACATCATAAACGCTGGATGGTCTGACAATAGTTTTAGCAAGAAGTCTTTGTCTTGCGTTAGCCGAAAATTCTTCATAGTATTCTCTTAGCTTCTCCTCTTGTCTGGCAGCATCATCGTTTGGGTCAAATAAAGGGAATCCGTCTTCCATTAATTAGTGTTTCTTATAAATAATAAAAGAAAAAAATTCAGGCATTAAATTAAAGCCTTTTATGTAACAATCGTTGTATCATCAACAATAATACTCTGAAGGTCTCTACCATTAAGCTTAAGGTCAATTTGAATCTTTTGAGTTCCACCGCTCTTTCCGCCACCTTCTCCAACTTTACTAAGTTTAGCAAGAGCTTCAGCGATTTTATTAATTGAGTCTCCCATAAGACCTCCTCCTATAGCGCCAATTGCCATAGACCAAGAAAGATTTCTAAGCATCTCAAGTTTTTCAAGGTCAAGACTGCTTGTTGCAGACATCAACCTTTCAAGACCTTCAGCCATCCTATCCAACCCATCTGCAGCAGCAGGAAGCGTTTCTCCAAGCGGAGCCATTACAGCGGCAAGACCAGAAAGGGTTCCAATCATCATAAGCATACCAAGAAGTAATATTGGATTAAGGAACATAAGCCCAGCAAATCCAAATCCAATTAAACCTGGAACTATGCCGAGAAGAGCGTCTCCCATTTTTGAGAAAGCTGTCCAATCCACAGCAGAAACCATAGTAGCCGCAACAGCAATGCCCATAAGCCCTAAAGAACCAAGCATCAACGCTGGAGCTGCCATCATAAGAGCAAGCCCACCAAGCAATAAACCTGGCGCTGCTAATAATAAATTCCAACCAAGGTCACCAAGCCACCCGAACTCCATTCCCTGCATTGCTGCAGCTGCAGCAGAAAATACCATAAGAGAAGCTCCAAACGCCATCAAAGCAATACCAACAGCGACTAAACCAAGAGCTCCAATTAATAAAAACATTCCAGCTGGAGTTGATAATAATAGACCAAGACCTATCAAGGTGACAACTGTTCCTAATAACATTAACACCGCCATACCAACAGCACTCCAGTTAACTTCTGTAAATAACCCAAGAGCAAATGCAAACGGAATCAAAGACGCTCCAATTAAGACCATCATAAGTGCCCCTTTCATAATACCCTTAGCCCTACCAAGCGTTGATATACCTCTTGCGAGAGATTGAAATCCGAATACCACCAATTTACCTAACGCTCCAACAGCAGCCATAAGAAAAAGAGTTGGCATACCTGGAAGCATCATTAACAATGCTGGCCCAGCAAGCGCTGTAGCAAGCACACCTTTCATTACAGTTCCAAAATCTGTACCCATTGCTTTAAGACCTTTAGCAAGCCTTTCTAATCCTGTCTCACCTTTTCCTTGTGGTGCAGAATCTGTAGCGCCAGCGCCAGGAACCTCAGGAGCCGCACTTTGCGCCATCTCTTTTCCTTTTCCGATTCCCAATTTACCCATAAGACTTTTTCCGCCAGATGCCATAGCTTTAAATCCATCAAGAGATTTTCCAAGCATAGGAGCTGCGGCTACAAACGCAAGAAGAGCTGCGGCCACATACTTAAGAGGCCCTGGCATTCCCATAATACCTTGAATGAACGATGTCAAAACGTCCAGCACTGGCTGAAACAAAGTAAACATATTCATTATAGTATTTTTAAACGCATCTATACTCTCTTGGAACGATTGATTTGCTTTAGCTTGCTCTTCAAGCGTTTTGGTGTCATCCATTTTTTTCTGAATAAGCTGTTGTGCCTGGTCTGCTGTCAAATCTTCAAGACTTGCTATTCCCATTTCATCAAGCATACCGCCTTCAAGAGCTTTACCATTAACATCTACAGAATCAAGAAGCATATTATTCATCATATCTTGGTCAAGAGGCTTTCCGTCTGGACCCATAACTTCTTCCAGCTGCATATCTGGTAAGAAATCCATTTTCTTATTATCTTCCGCATTCTTTTGAATCATCTTCTGAATAGAATCCATTGACTGACCTGTTGCGTCAGCAACTATTTGAAGACGGTCAACATCAATTGCATCAAAAGAGAATGTTCCATCTTCTGCAAACGAACCTATGTCATCACCCATTGTAGTAAGAATCTTTTGAAGCTCTTCTGGGCCTTTACGAGCTGCAGAAAGCAAATCCATTGGATTAATAGCCGCAAACGAACCACCAGCAAGCTGAAGTTGTGATGCCATATCCATGGCTCCTTCTATATTTCTTGCCTTAGCTGCAACATCAAATATCTCATCAACATTCATACGAAGCCTTTCAGCAGTTGCAACCATTCTTGTCAAAGACTCTTCGCCACCCTGGAATCCCATCTGACGCATTTTATCAATATTTCTTGCAACACCTTGCAGGACTTTTTTGGTATTAACTCCAAACAACTTAGCCATCTTATTTGAACCTTCCATATATTCTTCCACTTCTCCTGCAGACTGCCCAGCTCTCATCATCTCTCCTGCAATCTTAGAAACCTCTTCAGAAGAAATTCCAGTAGCCTTTTGAATTGCTACAAAGTGCTCAGTTGCCGAAGCTAAATATTGAGTATCAATTGTTCTAAGTTCTTCACCAAGAGCTCCCATTAATGCGACTGTATCTTTAGTTGACATATTAAACTCAGCAGCCTTACTGGTAAGCTCTGTCATCTGAACTACATTGGAACTATCGAATACAAGACCAAAATCCTTTTGAGCATCCTTAAATGCTTGATTGGTTTGTTTCATGTGGTCAAATATAGACTTAAACGCATTTCCAGAGTTTTTTTCGACCATGCTCCACATGTTCTTTCTAATGCTTGTTTCGGTCTTCATTTGATTTGCAGACTCAGCTTGTAAATTATTTAACACAGCTTGTCCGTCAGACATTTGTTGAGTCAATCCAAGCAATTCTTGTTTTGCCTTAGCATCAAGAGAGTCGGTTGCAAGTATTTGCTCTACAGCATCAAGCTCTCCGTTTCTAAGACTTTCTATCATAGACATCTTATCTGCAATAGAACTAAGAGGTAATTCGTCTAATATATCGCTTATTTCTTTGTTTGCATCAAGCCAATCGTTAAAATGGGTTTCATTTTTACTATTAAAATCCTCTTTGTTTTTATGAAAATCATCATGAAGTTTTACCAGCTGTTCGAATTCATCCTTTTGGTCTCCTTGTAATTTGTTTATATCACCCCCAAGAGTTTTCATTCTATCTTGAACTTCTGATATATTAGTAAACTCTTGAGAAAGTTTTGATGCGTCAATAGAATTAAGAGATGCGGCAAATAAATCAGAAGATGATTTAACAGTCTTAAATGCGCCTTCTAAATTTAGAATTTGATTTGCCGCTTCAGATATGGCAGCTTTTTGACCTTCTATTGACTTCTTAGCGTCATTGATTAATTTAATTTCTTTTAATCTTTCTTCTTGAGTCTTTTTGGTTTGAGTCATGAAACCGCTAAAAGCAATACCCATTTCATTAGCAAGACTCGAAGCGGCCTGCTCTTGAGATTGAATTCTTTTGTTTATTGCATCGAGTGAATCTTGATAGGCTTTTGCCTTTTTCAGATTATCGTCCATATTGTCAGCCATGCTCTTCTTTTATTATAAATAAATAATAAAAAAAAAGCTGCCCAAATTAAAGGGCAGCTGACTATATTATATTTATATTTTTTAAGAATTCATAAAACCTTTATACACTTTAGCTGGGTTGCTGTTTCCAACTGTGGCGTTAAAACCTGTTACCGCTTTTTTAAACACTGGACTTCCAGACTTAGCGCCATCCCTCATAACGTCAAGGTTAGCTGTTTTTTGGTAAATATTAAAAGCTTCCTTGTCGTCTTTGTGAGACATGATATTGTCTCTATGAGCAATAACTCTATCTAAAGAATTAGTGTCTGCTCTATTTTCTGAATCTCCAAACATTCTGAAGAAAGAAATAAAGTAAGGAATTCCAAATGGCAAAAGAAAACCTAAAGTCATGCCAATACCATTATCTTCAAGTACTGATTGGATAACCTTTGGGTCAATAGCTCCGAATATAAAATAAATCATTAAATTATATCCAATAAAAGCAATTATTGTAAGATTAAAAGGAATTACATAAAACCAGTACATAAGCACTTTAGCAATTGTAAGTAATATATTTTTAATAGTATTCATAACATTTTTAATTATTGGTTCTATATTCTTATACGATAAAACTTTAAAAATGTTCTAAATTTTGTGAAATAATTTCACGAACAGCCTCTTGAAGGGTTCTTGCTTTCTTTTTTACTGGGTTTGTTTTATTTGACGCAGCAGAGCTTGCGCCTGGTACAACAGGTTGATTTTCATCTTCAATTCCTAAAAACCTCTTAATTCCAGACTTAGCCATATTTTTCACCTCATCATTAGAAACATCATGAATTCCATCCTTCTTCCTAACCTTAAGAACCATAGTGTCTACGAAGTTTTTAAGCATAGATTCAATACGAAACATTGAGCCGTCAAGATTTTGGTCTAATACAGACTTTTCTTTTTCTTTTGATGCTGGTCCTATTAAATTTGAAAGATATGGATATTTAGCTGGAGCGCCATCTAACACGTTATTTTTAAGAGCAGACTTAAGAGTTGTAAGGTCTGCTCTTAATATTTTATTCTCAAGATTTTTTACAGTATCCTTATACCCTTTTAGTTGGTCATTGTTTGTAAAGTTAAAAAATACTTTACCTAAATTATTTTTATATTGACCTCTCTTTCCTTTTATGGCAATAGGTTGTCCTGGAATATCTTTGATTCCGAACAAAGGAGCTTTAATCAGCTCAAAACTCTCTTGGTGAGCAGCAAGCTCTTCTGGAGACATTTCTTTTTCTCCACCAGCCGTAACAACCTCTGGCTCATAAGAAGTGTTTTCATCAACCACAACTTTTATTACAGAAGATGTAAAATCAAGCTTAAACTTTTCTTTAAATAAAACTGGTATCTGTGTGTTACTAAAAACAGTATTGCTTACAAACTCTCCTTTTGTATTACCTCTCAAATAAGGCCACTTAACAGCAAGCTTAAACACCTCTTTTGTTATTCCATTTTTAACTTGGAATTGGAAAATAGAATTTTTATCATCCAACCTCTTTATGACAGCTATTTCATGAACAGTTCCATCTTTTAATTGAATGGTGATTTTACTGCCTGGCAGCACTCTAATAATGTTAAATTCGAACTTATTCTGATTGAATATTTTCATGTTTTTTTGCCCAAGAATTGTTTCAGACTCCTTAGTTGTCCCGTCTACAAAAGCAAATGGCGTAGTTAACCACTCAGCTCCTGGTCCAAATTGACCAACAAACGAATCTCCAGCAAACTTACCTCTAATGAATTTTCCACCTCTAAAGTTTCCAGATTCAAAAAGACAATTCTTAACAGAAGTTATTGCTCTACTACTTCCTTTTCCCTCTATTTGGATTGCGTCCGCCTTAAAAGTAGAATTAGATAACCAATTTATGTTTTTGTTTGACCAGTCCAACTTAGTCCATGCACCATAATTAGGCAAAGGGTTGGCAATCATACTTTTTGTATTAGGGAAAATAATTTTATGGTCAGGAGATATTACAATCACATCATCATGATATAAAGCCTCAGATGAACCCGTTTCTTTTTTCTTAAAAGGGTTACTAAAAACCTCTTCAAACGCTTGATTTGCGCTCTCTCTTAAATTTTGTAGTTTATTTGATTGTTCTTCCATTTCAAAGAATAGTTTAATAATAAATAGGTTATTTTTTTAAATAAACACCTAATCATTATCTACTCTTTGACTTTGATTTAGCTGCTCTGTGCGCTTTTTCTTCAGCTTCTTTTTTCTTAGTAAGCTCTTCGTTAATTCTATTTAGCAACCATCGCCTTTCTGTAACTGGCATTTTCTTTGCACTCTCATGACTAATTCCTTTTCCATAATATGAAACAAGAAAACACTCTTCTTGAACGTTTTCTCTAAATGTTGGCGGAAATGCAAGGAAGCTATGTGTTCCCCCAAAGTTTATCGCATTCTCTTTACCGCAAGAACCACACCTATGCTTAATAACAGTGTCTACTCCTGGAGTTGCTTTTTCAACAAACTTCTTAACTCTCCTTATTTGAGGAATAGTAAGCTTTCTGCACACTTGAGATATAACCATTTTGTCTTCGCAGTCATTTATTGAATGTGTCATGTAAATTAACTTATCCAAACTACTTAGATTTGCTTTTTCCATCCCAACTTCTTCAAAGTAAGTAAGCGGCTTAAACATAAATATAAGCTCAGTGTCAGCCAGCAACATTGGTATTAGACCATTCTCTGGAGGAGCGACTATATCTTTCATCTGAAATGATGACAACCTAATTGGAACTTCCTCTTCAAAGCTGCAGTGATGACAATTAAGTTCAAGCTCAAGAGTGTCGCCATAAGCATATGAACGCAAGAACAACCCAATAGCTTGAACGTCTCCAGCTAATAAATCTTTTGGGTCTATATTTTGCTCCACAAGAATATTCTTAAGAACAAACTCCATTGCCTTTCCAGACTCCACAAGGAACTCGCTGGTGAGAAGATTTTCCTCAACGTAAGTCAATTGATTTAAAAGAAGGTGGTTTTCTTTGCTTGGATAAAAAAGGCCTCTTGAGGGTATGAATAACATCTCAAAAGGCCTCTCTATATTTTTGTCTTTTTTCTCTTGTTGAATTAGAGCTGAAAGATTTCTTACTTCATCTGTGTTCTCACTAAACTTTTGCTTCAGTTCATCAAGAGAAACTAAAATGTTAGTATCCTTATTTTTTTCTACAACCTCTTTTAAATCATCAATTGACTTTATTACCTTATCTTGATGATTCTCTGACATATTAATCTAAGTCTGGGTAGAACAATTTAGGAGTAATTGGAATATCTTTAATATCTAATTCTCCGCACACTGGACACTCGAACTCATAAGAAAGGTCTAATCCTGGCTCAATTCTTCTTACGTATTCTCTAAAGAATCCAGAATCCTTCATTGGCATTGCAGCGATAAACTTTTTAATATAAAGCTTATCTCTATTTCCATTTACTTCCATTATTTGCATAATGTACTTTTCAGTTACAAGCTTAGAAACTCTAATTCCACCACTTTTTCCACCTTTTACTTCAGAAAGTTTTGCTAACCTTTTTTCATCAGTTCCAGTAAGCAATCTAAATCTTATTCTCATTTTCATAAGAGGAAGTTCTACTTCGTATTCTCCATCTGAGTCTGGCATAATCTCAAGAGGCTTTGATTTAAGCTTAGAAAGATTAATTGTTGGCTCATGCACTTGTCCACAAGAAGGGCAAGTAATTTCTCCTGGAACATAATCGTTTCCAAGTCCAGTCTTTCTTATTTCAACAAGAAGAAAGTTTCTGTCACCAGAAAGCATGCTTTCAGGTCTAAGGTCTTTATCCATAACAGCTTTGTCAAGAAGTACATCTAATACTTTTCCTGACTTAATAAGGTCTGGAGAATAAAGAATATCATCTTCCTCTGCTGTAAGATACTTAATTGTAACTGTTTTTTTACCATTTGCATAGAATGCTCCACCTGATGGTAATTCTACCTCTTCGGTTGGAACTTGAAATTCCATGTCAAGATATTCATCTGGGATATTGTGCTCCTTAGCAACTTCTTGCTTTTTTTCAATTGGAGCTTGCTCGTTTTGATTTGTTGGAATGTTTGTTCCAGCAGTTTCTCTTCCTGGAATTTCTTTCCCTGAAGGTTGTGTGTTGGAGTTAGTTCCTCCTAATCTTATTTGGTCATCGGCCATTACTTATCAGTTTTATGATTTCTAATAAATAATAAGCAATAAAAAAGTTAAACTAAATAAAAAATTATTTTTTGTTTCTCTTAGATTTGAGGGCTCGTTTGTGACTGACCATCAGTTTGAGTTTGTATCTGACTTTGCATTTGAGAAAACTTGACAGCATTTATTTCTGACTGCTTAGACATATCAAGCTCTTTCTTTTTCATTTCAAGCCTATCTTTTACAACTTTAGCCTGAGCAACTCTCGCATCTCTCTCGTCTCTTGGTAATCCAGAAACTCTTGAGTCAGCTTCTCTATATTTAAGTTCAATCTCAAGGTCTTTAATATATTCCTCATCAGATTTAATCATATCCTGACTTAGTTGCATTGGGTCTTCTTCCCCTATTTCCATCATAACCTTGTAGACTTCCTCTTTGATTATTTCTCTTAGTTGCTTATTCATCTTTCAATAATTTTTTAAATCTCTTCCTTTGTGTTTTGTAATCATTATTAAGGTCATGCTCCCACACTCTCTCAATACTAAAACCATTTCCCTTTGCAAGTACGTCTTTAAACTTGTCGTTCTTTACGTTTCTAATTTGCATTTTATTCAAATCCTTTGACTCGTATATTAATGGGTTTGCGTGATAATAATCCCCATCAACCTCAACCATCATATTCTTTGATGGTATGTAAAAGTCATATATCTTGTTTCCAAGAACTTTTTGTGTTTCAAATTTAATGTCAAGCTCTTCCATCATATCAGAAAAAATTCTCTCAGGAGCCGTCATTTTATTTGCCATTTTCTTGGCTTGTGACTCCAGTTTCTTTTTTTTCATCAACTTAGCAGCTTCAGGGCTTGCTTCCCTTCTGGCTTTTGCCATCGCCTTCTTGACCATTTGAGCATATGTCAACTTCTTTCTTTTCTTAGCCATTAAGCAAATCCTAATTTAGGAAGTATATTGCCTATATTTGCAAGACTAAACTCTCCAAGCTCTGCGCCTTTTGCTCCTGTTAAAATACCTGGGTGCGCCAATCCGCCTGCGAACATAATAGCAACTCCTCCCATGAAAATACCATTTGCAGCCTTGTGAATTTGCGCCTTGTCAGCATTAGGCATAAATGGAGCAATAGCCTTTTCTATAATAGCAATATACTTGTGATGTATTTTTTCTCCAGCCTTTGCTGTTTTTCCACCCCACTTCTGAAGCCACTGTGAATTCATTTTCTTCCCTGTCCATTCTGCAGCTTTTCCGCCATACTTTAAGATAGCTGGAACTGCCATAGCTAAACCAAGAATACCACCTTCATTTAGGTCTTCTTCATTTAACCCTTCTCCTATTGCTCCCATGAACATAGACTCATTGAATGTTATTTCACTAATCATTCCTTCTTGAATTGGTTGAGCCCCAGTTTGTGCTGGCTGCGCTTGAGCATTGTTGTCATAAACGCCTGGAGCATCCAATGCACCATCCTTATCTCCTCCAGATTTTGCAAACTTAGCAAGAACAGAAGGAAGACCTTGTACTAACTTAGCCATTGCCTGGTCCATAGTTGCATCAATGTTTTGACCTATCTTTTGGTCTCTCTGTGGGTCTACAGCAGGTTTTTGAGCTTGCGCAGGCGCAGCGGGTGCTGCAGGAGCAACCTGTGCTTCATTAATTTTTGATTCTAATAAAGTTTTCATTTTATTAAAAGATTCCTCTACTATTTTCTTTTTATTATTCATGCGTATAACTTTATTATAAATATGAAATAAAAAGGTGTTCAATTACTAAAAAACGTATTTTATGCAAAAAAAAACCATATTTACATAAAAGGAACAAAACTCTTTAAACACAACAGCACAATGGAAATAATGGACACAGATTTTGATGATAATGCAAAATTAATCATAAAAGAATTGACTGAGGCTAACGAAAACTTTGAAAAAGTTATCAAAAAATTACAACAGGCCAGAAACAAATTTATAAAAAAACACGAACCCATAGAAGCCTTAAAAACAAGTATTAAAAACAAAAGCTAATGAATTCTGATGAAAATAAAGACATAAAAGGAAAATTAGACAGCGGACTAAATAGCCCAAAAAGCCTGAAAGCTTTAACTGAAAAACTAAACAACAGAGATAAAGATTTAGAAGAAGAAAGAGAAGTTTATAAATTCTTAGCAGAAAATTCTAACGATGGCTATTGGGACTGGAAAATGGATAAAGACATACCTTTTGAAGAGCAATATGAATATATGTCTCCAAGATTTTGGGAAATATTTGGATACTCGCCAGAAGAAAAAGAACACAAAGTTAAAGCGTGGATGGACATGATTAACAAAGAAGATGGAGAGGCTGCTGTAGAAAATCTTAATAAGCACATAAAATCAAAAGGAAAAACGCCTTATAAACAAACAGTAAGGTACACACATAAAGACGGAAGTACGGTTTGGGTACTTTGCAAGGGAGCGGTTGTAAAATGGAACGAAGATGGTAGTGCATCAAGAATGATTGGCACTCACACTGACGTTACTGAAATAATGAATTCAAAAAACAATAAGTAATGGCAGAAAAAGATGAAAACCAAGGGTGGAAAGAATGGTCTAACCACGTCCTTAAAGAACTTGAGCGTTTGAATAGCAACTATGAAAACCTTAAAGATGAAGTTATTAAAACAAATCAAGAATTAGTTAAGACTTCTGGAATGAGGTACGCTCTTAATGAACTTAAAGAATGGAAGAAGGATGTCGAAAAAGTTGTTAATGAGACAGACCTCAAGGAAATGAAAAAAAGTGTTGCAGAAATTAAGACAAACACAGAAAATATTGAGAAAAATAAAGGCAAAATAACAGAAGTTGACAAAGAAAAAGATGCCAACAAAAAAGACATTGATGACCTTAGAACTTTTAAAACAAAAGTAGTTACGGCTGGAGTCATTTCTTTTTTCATTCTAACTACAGCAATTACTATTCTTGGTTGGTATCTGTCTTAGAAGCTTTTTTAGCCATACCATCAACCATTCTTATGAATTTTGTAGTATTGCGTTTTACATGAAAGAAATTGACTGTATGGTTTTCAACCACTTCAATTAATCTTTCCCAAGCCTGTTGATTTTCTACAGGTTTTTTTTTGTTGTTAAGCCACCCGTTAGCTACCCATTTATCATACCACCTATCCTTCAGGCAATTTATAACATAAGCACTGTCTGAGTAAAGATTTATCATTTCACTGCCTTTTCCATTCAGAGCCTCAAACGCTTGAGCTACAGCAATTATTTCCATTTCTTGATTTGTTGTTCCTGCAACGTGCCCAGAACCTTGAAGTGTTATCTCCATATTTTTGCCTGGTTCATTTTCTAAAATTAGAAAAGCCCATCCACCTTTTCCTTCTGCAGTTCCATCTTCTTGCCTGTTATTGTCTTTGCAGGCTCCATCTGTGTATATATTCATTTTCTGTATTTTTCAAAAGGTTTAACTGGTTTTAAATCTTCTCCTATCGTTTTCGCCTTTACATTCTTAACAGCTGGCAATTTTATTTCTGACCAATCAATTGGCTTATGCTCCAATTTAGGCATCTCTACAAAAACACCATCTTTAAGCTCATAATCGTTTCCGCCAATTACCCAACAGCTTTCATAATCAGTTGCCTGAACCCCGCTCTTAGTTACATATTTTAAAAACCAACCATGAACAAAATCATGACCTGAGCCAATTTCATACAAATCCTCTCCTTTAAATTTAAAGTCAGATTTTTTGTCTTCTGTAAGATTTGAAATTGTTTCTTCTAACTCTTTTTTTAAATCTTCTCCTGTTACATGAACAAGTTCGAACAAACCCTTTTTTTACTCATCTTATTTATCTATTTGATGGTACATAATTTTCATTTATAGTACCATCGTCATTTAACTTACAATGCACTACTCCGTGGCAATTTGAACAAAGTAAAATACATTTATTTAATTCAGGCAATAAATTAATCCAAGATTTTTTTCTCATCTTATTCCAATTCATTTCTTTTTCTTCTGGCTTTTCGTGGTGAAATTCAAAACTTGCATAATGTCCTTTAAACCCACAATCTACACAACGCCCACCCAAATGCTCTATTGCCCTTTTTTTAAAAACCCTTGCTCTTTCAATATCGTGCTTTCCACTACAGTCTCTACATCTACCATAGACTTTCAAACTATTGGGTGAAAAATCATCCTTTATTCTATATGTCTCACAATCATAACACCATTGATGCTCATCTGGACATTCTCCTCTTTTTTCTAAATTTTCTCTATACTCTAAAATCTTCTTAGCGTGCTCTGGATTTTCCTTTTTAATTCTATTTAATCTCCTCTCTTTCTCTGCTAATCTAAAACACACTTTACAATCCAACCTCCAACTTCTATTATGCTTATGATACTCTTCTAAATCCTTTACCTCATTACAAGTTCTGCATTTTCTTTCTTCCATTTTTTATTTATAAATAGAAAGAAATATGTTTTACCATAGTTTGTTTGATAACAGGCTTATTCACCCTTTTCTAAAAATGATATATCAAGAGTCCATTTTTTCTTACTTCTTTCTTCCCAAATATTAAACACTTCCTCAATATAATCATCTGCCTGCTTATCAGTTAAACAATTTATTTTCATCATATGTGCTTTAATTTCTTTTTCTTTTCCAGAAATTCTTGCATATCCAAAATGCTTTGTAGAATGACAATTTGGACAAAGCGCAATTAATCCCTTAAGAGTCTGCTCACAAGACTCATCATCATAATTCCAAATTTCGTGACACTCCACGGGATGCTTCGGGCCCTTACCGCTGCAAACTTCACATTTATATTCTGCTTTCTTATAGCAGTCTTTTCTAAGGACATCCCACTCTGCTTGTGATACATTGGAGCGCACGTTATTATAAAAAGAAGATGCAGGCACAAGTTCTATAGTTAAAATCATAATCAATTAAATTTATCCCATTTATGTGTACAAATAAACTTATTTTCCTTAATAAATCCAATTAAATAATCAATAACAATTGGATTATATATTCTAAGTCTAAAATAGGAATCTTTTTGTTTTAAAGCTTTTTTACTCAAAGTTACATTAAAAATATCTTCTAAGCGTTTTATCCAATATTTTAATATTAACTTCCAATTTTCATGAGAAGTAATAGTTATACATCTCGAATTTTTCTTGCTTAAATATAAACTACCATCTCCATCAATGAATCCTATTAAAAAACTTAAAAAATTTTCATCTGACATTTTATTAAAAACACTCAAAGAAGGCGGGAAATATGTTTTAGTTTTTTCTCCCTTTTTATAATTTATATCATACTTTTTATTTATCAAAGGAATTACTTTTGAATCTTTTAAATAACATATAGCGCTCCCATTACTAACTGTATCAACTCCTAATATATTTACTTTTTTCACTTCATCGTATAGTTTAATATTTTTACAACCAATATAATTAGCAAAACCAATAACAACTTCCTTATTTTTCATACACTGATTCAGTTGTATCTTTTTATTTGTAAAATATCCATCAGCAAATAATAGACCTATGTAATAATATGTTTTAACACTCTCATTCAATAGAATTTCAACATTAGAGTCTCTCATTGTTGAATATTGGTATTCTGCTCTTTTTAATTTTAATTTTTTAGCTTTTGCTAAAATAGAGCTCCAACTTCTGTTTTCCAAAAGTTTCAATAATTTTTCAGAAGAAGAGTTTGAATAGTATTTTATTATAATATTCTCTTCCATTTCTGACCATAAATTTTCTTCTGTTATTCCAAGTGCTTTTTTTCTATTTTTTACAGAGGGAATTGTTCTTCCAACTAATTCAGCTAAATACTTAATTGGAGATTCTATATTGTTTTTTAAAATAAAATCCTCCTGCTCTGTCCATCTTTTGTTTTTCATATTACATGTATTTTATTATAAATACATGAAAATTTTTAAACCAAGCCGTCTGTGGTACTAATTCAATTGTTAGCTTCATCTTCTTTTTTACTTAAATCTTTATCAACTCGAACGATTCTCGTTCCTCTCTTAAAATTAACATAACCTTTTTCGTTCTTTTCAAACTCAGCAACATAAATGCCATTGGCAGCAAGGAGTGGTTGTAGAGATTTCGCAACTGGGTCGAAAGCTCTAAGTGTTGTGAAACTAATTCCATCACCAACTCTCATTGTTAAATATTCTTTTCCATTCTTACTCATAGAAACCTTAAAGGTATCTACCACAAAAATGTAGAAATCATTATCATCAAAATTAATAATTGTCTCAACAAGCTTATCTCTCTTAGCTCTCTTGTTTACATCAGCCTTTATGTCCTGAATGTACTTTATTTTTTCAAGGTCAAAATTACACACCTCAAGGAAATCTGTTCTTTTCGATGCCCAGTTTGTTGGAGGATATTTGTTCTCTTCTTTTTTAACTGGAATGTCAAAAGCTTCGTCATTCATATCAAACAAAACAGTTTGATTTGCGTTTACTTTCTTTTTCTTTTTTGTCTTAGACTTAAGGTCAGCAAGCTGTTCTCTTGAATCGCTCCAATCATCAAATACGCCAGCTTTAAGGCAAGCTTCAAAAGCACTTTTATTAAACTTGCTAAACGGCAATCTAAAGAACAAACTCATACTCACAGTCTCAAGGGTTTTTTTCTCCTGACCTTCTTTGACTTTTATTTCTTTAATCAAATCAAGCATCTCTTCGTATGCAATTGGGCCCAATCCGTTAATACCAGAGAATCCCATAGAAATTTCGTGCTCACCAGTCATTGTCCATCTCCATCCAGACTTTCTTGATGGCATCTTTATCTCAATCCCTTTTGACATCGCAGAAGCAATTGCAGAACCAATCCAAGCTTGCTGTTTTTCTTTGTTACCAGACTTAGGGTGATTTAGAAGGGCGGTATAAAACTCGGTTGGGTAGTAGTGTTTTAAATACAAAGTTTGCATCGCCAAATAACTATATGAAAGTGCATGAGACTTATTGAATGAGTATCCAAGGTATTGAATTACCCAATCTTTAATTTTATCTACATCACCTTTGTCATAACCTTGAGCTGCAGCCCCATCTAAGAACATGTTCCAATACTGCTGGAAACCTTTCCAGTTCTTGTCGTTTTTCTCTGTATCAGTTAGCGTCTCTCCCGCTGAATTTCTTGCAATAATTTTAGATGCCTTATCCATATACCTTCTAAGCATATCTCCTTTACCAAGACCCATTCCACCAATCTTATCAGCAATAAACATAAGTTGTTCCTGAAACACAAGTACTCCATTCGTTTCTCCAAGAATCGGCTTCAACGCAGGGTGGATATATTTAATCTTCTCTGGGTTGAATTTGTTTACGATAAACTCTTCGTGTGCGCCAATTCCCATTGGGCCTGGACGATACAGTGCGTTGGCAGCAACAAGTTCTTCAAATTTATCAACTGCAATACCTCTAATAAGATTGTTCATACCATGACTCTCAAACTGAAATATCCCATGATTAAGACCAAGCCTTAATTCTGTAAATAACTTTGGGTCTTCAAGGTCAACGTAATCAACTTTTTGAGAAATATCTTCTCCCGTTGTTCTTTTTACAATGTCAACAGTTTCCTTAATTACATTTAAGGTTTCTAATTTTAATCTATCCAATTTTAGAATCCCAAGTGCTGAAAGGTCTTTTCCAGACTTATCCGCCTCCTGAAACGCTGTAACAACACTTCCGTTGGATGTGATTACATTGGTTGGAATATAATCCCAAGATAACCCTGGTGTAATTACAACTCCTGCAGCATGCTGTCCAATACCTCTAATGTTTCCATGAAGCTGGAGAGCAGTCTCAATCATCTCCTTATTTTTTGGCTCTCTAATCCAATTTCTAACTTCTGGACTACACTCTGGTTTATCTGGCCAAGTTTCAAACCAATGCCTAAGAGTGTCGTTGTAATTTAAGAAGTTCGGCATCTCCTTTGTTAATTTAAACACTCCAGAATCAAACCCAGTAGCATCGCTTCCACGATATGCACGAACAACATCCTTAATTGTATTCTTCTCAGAAAATGTAGAAAAAGTAGCAACAGACATAACACGTTCTTTTCCATACTTGTCTTGTAGGAATTGATTTGTTACATCATCTGTACCTGTCATAAAATCAATATCAATATCGGGAGGAGAATTGTGAATTAAAACACTTGAAATCAATGAGTTATAGCAATCATCTAAAGTTTTACTTGAACTGTAAAAAAGATTATCTTTATCAAAAGATAAATCATAAACCTTATTTTTATAATCAATTTTATTTATTGATTTTATTTTTGATAATCTCATAATTTACTTGCTTCTATTTGACTTTTTATATATACTAAAACATTTTCTTTATTATCCTTCCAGTCTTTTTCCCAAATTTCTATATAACTACAATTAATAACACTTATAATTTCATTCTTTCTTTTTCTATCATCTCTCCAAATCTCAGATGCCAATCTTTTTTTGTTTTTATGATAAAAATCATGACTATAAATCATTGGATTACAATGCCAATAATCACCCATAATTTCAATAGCTATATTGTGTTCATTATTATAATAATCAAGTTTATAAAATTTACTTTTGTTTACAATTAAAACTTTTTGACCAAATTCAGAATTATAATGATAAGAATCGTTTAATCCTAAATTTTGTAATTCTAAAATAATTTCCCTCTCCAAGTTAGAGGATTCTCCTAAGTTTTTATTTGTTTTTTTAGCATTTTCCATTTGCCACTCTTTATCCATAAACAAATTATCTACTCCAAACTTATCCTGCATAGTCATTGTTACAGCTGAATAATGACAACCACGCTCCAAGAACCAACTCACACCATACCTATCATCCATGGTCTTAGAAATCTTATCCTTAATCTTCTTATATTGAATTGGTGCCTTAAGACCAGTTGTTCCAAGATTTTTATTCAAAGACTTTTCATATTGACTTCTATACTCTTTAGTCTTATAATAAAGTGATTTATAATCTTTCTCAGATAATACGTGTCCATTAGACCAGAATTTAATACCCTTTCTTGATGGGTGTAGGTCTATTAGCTCATCTTTCTCGGAAAACTTATTGTACATTTTAACCTTTGACTCAGTTAATGAATAATCCTGGTTTCCACACTTAATAAGAACAGCACTGTGTCCTCTTGGTCCTTTTCCAAAATAGCAATCTTCAACAATTCCGATAAAACTTTCTTTATTGTACAATTCTTTTCCAATTAAATTTTCAATAGAAACCGATAATTTACTTTTATATGGCCATATTTCTATTTCGTTATTATCAGCTTTTTTAAAGTCAAAAAACTCACACAACCCAGCAACTAAATCACTCTGACCATCGAACTCAATATTTAACAACTCTTCTTTTTTCATAATTATAAAATCTGTATCTATAAATATAGATAAAAACTTCAAACGATATTTGTATTTTTAAAACACAAACAATTGGTCGCTCTCCATAATACCATCTACACGAACTTCAATTCTCTCGCCATCCCTAAAAACAGGAACAATATGGCACCCAGTCAACTCAACTATAGCTCCATCTTCAGTTTCAATTTCATAAACATTCTCGTTTTCCTTAAGCTCTCTCTCGTGCTTTTGAACCAAGGTTCCAAGTCCGTGTTCTGTCTGAACTGGGTCTCCAACCTCTACTTCAACGATGTTCTTATAAGAGCCATCTTTCATCATGACATTGCAGTTTGATGTTAAACAGTTTCTTTCTGGATTTAGGAAACGCTCAAAATAAAGATTAAACCTTATTGGGTCAATCTTTGTAATATCAAGACACCACGACAATAGACTTCCTGCTGCAGAACCTCTGGCTGGGCCAATGTCATGACCTTCGTTTCTGTAGAAATTAATAATCTCCCAGTTTACAAGAAAGTAATCAAGCATCTTCTTTGATTCAATAATACTAATCTCATAATTAAGACGGTCAACATACTCATTAACCTTTTCATCGGTCATCTCAACGATTCCATTTTTCTTATATATCTCAACTTTTTGCTTTAACTTAATAAACGCAAGTTTTACAATAATCTCCTCTGGCTTATCTGTGCCAAAATATTCTATTATTTTTTCAGTTGGCTCATATCTTGGATATTTCTCAGTACCAGTATCAAATTCAAAATTACACCTATCAGCTATAATGTTTGTATTTTTCATACAAAGTTCAAGAAACTTTTCAGGATACTTAAATCCATACTTTTCGTTCATTTCTCTATAGTCATCGCTATTGAAGTAGTATAACTCTCTGTTTTCTTTCAGAGAACAATAGGCAAGCATACGATGTTGCTTAATAGATGTAACTACATCTTGAAGCTTTGAATCCTCTCTTCTTGGATAGTAGGTGTCATTGCTCATTACTGGAAGCAATTTATACTTACTCATCATTTTAATCAAGAAGTTGTTATACTGCTTCTGAGTGGCGAACTTACTAAACTTAAACTCCACTATCAAATCTTCTCCAAACTCGCTCCTAAGCATGTTAAGATAGTTCTCTGCGTCAATAACCTTTCCTTTAAGAACCAGGTTTGCTAATTTACTATCAAGACCTGAGGTAGATATTATTAAACCCTCTTTATATTTCAAAAGCCACTCTGTAGTTATTCTTGATTCTTTCTTAAATAACCCCTCTGTGTTTGCGAGGTATATCAAATGATTCAGATTTCTATATCCAATTTCATTTTTTATGAAAATCTTTATTTTATAATTATCTCCCTCAAGCTCTCTGTCTTCAAATTTTCCAATATTGTCATTCAAGAAAGACTCGACACCAAAAACTGGTTTAATCCCTTTTGACTTACATTTATTGAAGAATTCAAATGAACCAGATAATGTTGAGTTATCTGTTATTGCCATTGAGGTGTGGCCATACTCTTTTGCAAGCTTAATATACTCGTCTACAGAACCAGCTCCATCAAGAATAGAGTGAAATGTATGGAGACCAAGTGGAGTTACTCGGATTGAATCGCCCGCTTGCATAGGTTTCTCTTCTGCAACTTTAGTAAGAGAATCCATTAAATCTTCTGCGCCCTCTTCTTCTTTGAATCCAAGGATGCCTATTCTTTGAAGTTCGAAAAAACATTTTGCAAGCGCAGTAACATCCGCAAGTGCATCGTGAGCATCTTCGAATCCTTTGTCAAATAATTTTTGGTGAAGTTCTGTTTGAGAAGGAAATTTCATCCCACTCCTACCTCTTTTGTTTGGAATTGCCACGAAGTCAGTTGTGAGCTTCATGGTGTCAATGTGATTTATGTCTGGAATGCAGTTGTACATTCCCTCTCTAAGGAATTCACAGCCTGTTACATTTTCATCAAAGGAAATGTTGTGAGCAATAAGATGCTTATTGTTCTTTACAGCTTCTGAAAACTTTTCAAGCGCCTGCCTCAAAGGAACTCCATCCTCTTTAGCTCTCTCGTTTGTAATCCTATGAATCGCTATTGCTTCATCAGGAATCCTAAACCCTTGAGGTTTAATAATTAAATTCTGAGAATCTGTCTCTACACCATTCGCATCAAAGATTTTCCAAGCAATCTGAACCATTCTTGGCCAGTTGTTAAAATCAGTAATTGGTGCGCTAAAATTCTTTGCCTTACCAGTTGTTTCGGTATCAAATACTATATACATATGTTTTTTTTGTTTGTTGGATTACTTTCTAACTCCAACGTTATGCAAAACTATGTACTTTTTATTTACTAAACAAACTTTTTACTCATAATCACTTTCATAATCTTGCTTTGTCATCTGAATTTTAGATTGTATTTCTTTTAAAATACCTATCATTCTCCTACAACTACGCCTTGCATCAACGCCTGCGGCTTTGACTTTATTAGGTCCAAAAAACTTTTTTATTCGCTCGTCAAACCCTTCAAGTTCGTCAAGAAAATTTACAACATCTTTCTTTGCTCCGTACTCGTCATTCTTATTCCAACCTTCATAATAACTCTTATCAAGCATTGTTGTTGTTTTTCCTGTTTCTTAAGAATATTTCAATATCATTCATGAGTATTCCGCTATCTTTTGATACCTTGTCAGAACCATCAATAAGAGGGTTTGCTTTTTTAACAACCTCTTGGATTACGGTTCTACCTATTCCAGTAGAGCTACTATTCATGCTGTCAATTAACCTCTTAGACTCAAGATTCATTGATTTACTTCTCTTTATCAAAGCGTTGTCTTCAACGTCAACCTTTTTGCTCGAAACCTCATCTGGGCCCAATAGTTCATTAAGCATGTTTCCAACATATTTGTCAGAAACTCTTTGTGCTTTTCTAAATCTATTTTCAGCAATAGGAACTTCTTCGGCTGCAGCGTCTTCTCCGCCTTCAGCGCCCATGTCAAGCTCATCAGCTCCGCCCATGTCCATTCCACCAAGGTCGCCTCCAAGACCTCCGCCTCCGCCACCAAGGTCGCCTCCGCCATCTTCATCTCCACCTTCTTGTTGAGCTTGCATCATTTCCTCAGCGCCTTCAATTTCAAATTTGTCATCAAGGTCTTTGAAAAGTCCAATTTTCTTATACATTTCAACGGCTGAATCAATTTCTGCAAATATTTTCTTCTCAACTTTTTTCTGCTTAAGAATAAGTTTGATTTCAGATTTAGAAAATCCAAGTATGTTTTCCATCGCCCAAACATAAGACACTGGTGATGTCGCTTCAGCAGAGAACATTTCCTTAAATACCTCAAGACGAGCTTTCATTGTTTCCAACTTCAACAACTCTTGCTGAGTCGATGGATTGGTTAATGTAAGTGTAAAATTATCTATATCATCCTTAAACCCGTTAAAGTAAAGGTGGATGTTTGCAATCCTTTTAAGCTCAGCAAGCACTGCTTGTTGAATTGTATTAATTGTTCTTGCAAACCTAAGGTCTTGTTGAGACAAAGTTGAACCTCCTGGCATAGACTCTCCATAGTTCAAATAATTCTTAGGAACCTGAAGTGATGCAAACAATTTATTTTGCAAGTATTCAATATCTTGAATATCTCCAAGATTAGATGCTCCTGGAAGTGTTTCAATTCTTGATGACCTGTCAGCTCTCATTGGAATAAAGTAATCCTCAGTTACGTTCATTGGATTGTACTTCAAATTCATGTTACCAGTCTTCTGGTCAACGATAGGCTGTTTCTTAAGTTGTATCTGGAATTGTTGTACGAATTGTGCAACATCAGCGTGCTCTAAGTTACCTACATCAATATAAAACACTCTTCTCTCTGGTGCTCTTGTAATTCTGTATACAAGCATAGAATCTTCGGCCAATTGTAATTGTTTCCAAAGTTTTCTCGCTGGGTCAAGAATAGAACGCCCATAAGGAAGTTGCCCTGTATCTTCAAGAAGTCTAAAGTGTGCAACTTGCCAATCTTCAAAATAATCTCCAGTAGTTTCCCATCTAAATCTTGTGTTATCTGTTTTACCATCAAAACCTTCTTCTCTATGAATTTCTTGTGACGGCAAGGCCATAACTTCATAAATACCTTCGTCTTTATCAATATGAAGGTGAAGAAAGAAATCTCCATACTTAAGTAAGTCTCTAATCCATAATTTAAGAGCAAAATCTATATCAATCCTGTTATAAAACAAATCTTCAAGAACCGTCTTTACTCTTGAATTCTCTGAAAATATATCAAGAATTTTACCTTTTTCTCCTCTGGTAATACACTCATCTCTAATAATATTAAGAGCTGCCGCAATCTCTGGAGATTGGTCCATTGCTCTAAAATCCTGATAAGCATTAATCCTATCGGTATCGTAGTATATAGTTCTCGTATAAAGGTCATTGGCTATTTTATTAACCTGCCAATCAAGAAATTGTTGCTGAACGTTTTCAACACTATTACCTTGGTTGATTAGTCCGTTACCAACATTTTGAACCACACCTGGTTGTTGAACTTGTGGAGTTCTTTTTTTATTTCTATTGATTGCGTCAGTTACACCGCCAAATACACTGTTTAAATTATCGTTTGCCATCTATGCACGTTTTTATAAAATATAAATAATTGATATTGTAAAATAAATAGTTATCCCAATAACCAACTTAAATCATCGTCATCTTCCATGTTTGAGCCTCCCCCGTTAACGTTGCTACCAACGTCTCCATTAAATATGAACAAACCACCTCCTCCTTTGGAGCTTGTCTCTTTGTTTATAGGTTTTTTTATTGCTCCTACAGATGAGTTTGCGTTTAACATCATTGCGTTAAGCATACTTTTGGTCATCTCAGTAGATGATGTAACGTTTTCAAATTCTGTATCCCTAATATAAAGAGCGATACCAAGCGCCATAATTAAATCATCATTAGCACCTTTCTCATGTTCTGGCTTGTCTCCATTCATAATAAATGTCTGGAACTCAAGCATAAGTTTTTTAGAGTGAAGAATAAGAGAACCTTCTCTCATGTGTTCAATAATAGCTTTCACAAGAAGCACTCTGTTTTTTCTCGATGTTTGGAATCCTGGGATTTCAGTTCCTTCATTAACTTTGTAGCTATAATGCCTTACGTGAATGTCTTTTATATTTTTAGAAAAATATAACCTATTTCTTGGGTACTTGAATTTATCTCTAACATCAAAACAAACACCAAGTCCGAATGAGTTTGCCTCAATTACAACATAAGCTGTTCCATACATTTTTCCAACTGCATTGATTACAAATGGAAATAGGTCGGGCCCTATCTTGTCTCTATACTCCGCAACTTGCTCTAATGTTTCTACATCAAGAACTTGTATTGTGGAGTAATCCTGACCATCACCCCTGGCGACATCAGCTGCAAGTATATATCTCGCCCCTTCTTCTGGTCTCTTAAAAATTGAAAGCGTGGTTTGTTCAGTTGTAAGATTTGCAAACTTAGAAACATCATCCTTTTCCATGAAGTCAAATCTAATATAAGCCTCTGGAGTACAATCTTTTTCAACAAGCGCATGATATTTAGAAACAAGCTGAGCATCAACAGCAAGCCTTTTCGACCCTTCAAACGAAAGGTCAAGCTCTTGTGCAATCTGAACTGAATCCCAAGTAAGCCTTTTACACTGAGCTTCATACCAAGGGCTCCAAGGTACATCGTTTCCGTTTGAGTCTTTTTTGTATTCTAATCCTGCAGCACTATTTGGATTTTCTGTCCAGTGAACCGTTTGAGCATGAAAGTCACTATCTCCATTAACTGTTTCACGCCAAGTTTTATAATACAATCCAGATGTACCATTTGGTGTAGAAATCATAATACACTTTCCACCCGTAGCAGAAAGTGCCATACCAGCTCCCATCCAAATTGCCTCGTCATCTTTAATAAAAGCAGTTTCATCAAGAATCAACATTGTAAGTGAATCTCCACGACCAGCATTCGGACTTGACGCTTTTGCTTCTGCATAAGAGTTATTTGAAAACGCAATCTTTTTTTGATTATCTTGTTCAATAGCTTCTGGTTTAAGCCAAATAGGAGTATGCTCAATAAATTGCTTTACAGTTTCAAGGAAACGAACAGCTCCAGCGCCATCATTGGCAATGATTAGAATTTTTTCATCATATCTAAACAAAAGCCTCCAAGCAACATATCCTGCAGTAATAACCGAAAGACCTGTTTGTCTGGACTTTAAAATAATATTATTTTGATATTCGTGAAAGTTTCTTAGACAATCGTTTTGATATTCGAAACACGTCATTTGTGTAACCTGCTTTTCTTTTGCATTAAACACATATCCATATGTATTCATATAATACACTGGGTCTGCCGCACACTTTGCGAATTCTAACATTTGATTATTAACCATACTTATTTATTTTATAATAAATAGGGGTAAAAAATGAGTTCGAGATAATTAAATACCTATGTATATGTTTGTGCTAACTTCTTCATCAAGCTTGACAGATACGTTATTTGCTACAAAAACTACTGATGTAATGTTGTTTTTTGCGTACAATTGATAGTCTCCAATTGTACTTGCTGACCAAGATGCTGTAAACACACCTCTCGCTGCATCAGATAACGCAACGTTTATGGTAGCTCCAGTGTACGCAACCCCGTCTCTATACATTGTTGTATCAAATGTTGCGCCAGCGACAGGATTGTTATCTAAGTCGAGAGACACTATTTGTTCATACACGGTTTGCCCTGTTCCAATTATCATACTAAGTCTTTTATATAAATAGAACTAAAAAGATTATTCTTCCACCTCTTTGAATACATTCGACCTGGTAATCTTATATTTTTTAACATTTCCAGATTTTGCATTAATATAACCTTCTTTCCACCACTTAAGCATTTGCTCTTTATCAAATATCAAAGAATTCTCTGTCAATCCATATGGTGTGTAATAAATATTTATTGAGATTTCTCTCCCATGTGACTCAAGCTTATTAAGGTCAATATTATCCTTAGCTATCTTTCTCATCAAAATCTCTATCAGCCTAACAAAGTATTGAAATAAATTATTAATCATAGCTCTCTTAACAACACCAAAGCCTTCTGGGCTTAACACAATTACATCAATTTCAGTTGCCCCATTCTCAATAGCTACTTGAATTGGTATATGTTGATGAATTGCTCCATCAGCATATTGGTTCCCGTCTTTTTCTAAAATAGATGTGTATATTGGAGCATTACAAGATGCCCAGAGCCAATCAACGAAATCCTCATACGAATTATCGTTTGAAGATTTGAACTCAGCCCTTTTGTCTGTAAGGTTTGAAACCACTGCGATAACTTCTTTATCGGATTTATAAAGTCTTTCAAAATGTTTTTCAGTAAAATGTTTCTTTATTAAATTCCTTAAGTTATCAGTTTCTCCAATAGTTTTTTTGGATGTAATTAACCTTTTGATTGCATTCCACCTTCTAACACTGCCATCTTCGTTAAAGGGGTTTATTGAGAATATATCTTCAGTTGTAATGCTTGTATATCCCTCTTTTAGTATGCTTAATTCTCGTATAGATGACAATGGAGCAAGAAGACTTCCTGTTGATGTTCCCACGTAAAGGTCATAATCTTTGTCTTGGTCTTCGAGAAGATGTTGTATTACTCCACCAGCCCAAGCGCCTTTTGCCCCTCCACCAGAAATACACAAAGCTCGTTTTCTTTTTTTTACCCCTTTACTTCCCATATATATCCTTTACACTTAAATGTCCCTCTTCTTATACAATTTTGGATTGCTGATGTATTAACGCCTATATTTCTTGCAGCCTCTCCATAGCTATTAAATTCTTTTATCAAACTCCCTTCTAAATCGTATTGATTGACTTTTTTAGAATTTACTGGTATTTGTCCTTTTTTAAATTCAGTTTTAGGACTTAACCTTTCTCCTTTTTTTATTCTTGTCTCTTTTCCGATTTCATTTCCCTTTTTAAAAGTTGTTTTGTTTGACTTAATAGAACCAATAACACCTTTATTCCATGGTACATTTCCCTTATCTACGCCATCTCCACCAGAAGTCTCATTGGTCAAATTAAATCCCCAGCACTTAAACTGTTCAATCCAATAACTCTCCCAAAACCTCCAATCTTCTTCTAAAATCTCGTCAATAACTTCTATAGCTGGTTCTAAATCTCTTTTTAGAAGACTTTTAATCCAAGCCTTCTTGTGTGATGTAGTTGATTTTTTGCTTTCATTTATATGTCTATTTAATCTTTTTGCAATATTTGTAGTTTTTCCAACATACTTAACATCATTTGTTAATGGGTCAATCAACACATATATAATTACAGTCCTCATAACTATAAATAGTTAAAATTTTTGCCCCCACCACTAATTACAAAATTTTTTAAGTTTTCCTGGTATGTTTTTTCTTCTGCCATAAAAAAAGGAGTTATAAAAAATATAACTCCTTTCTATGATAAAATCAATTTTATCTTATTTCTTTTTATTTGTCTTTCTTGCCTTCATCTTGATGACCTTGCAGCAACCTTCTTTGTGTGCATGATTGTTTTCCATATATTCATAACCCTCTTGCCACCAATTAGTCATCTGTTCCTTATTAAAGTACATTGCATTATCAGTAAGGTGTCTTGGTGCGTAGTATATTTTTAAAGTAACATCTTTATCTTTGGCCATATTTTTTGCATTATCAATATCTCTTTCCATTGCCTCACGAAGAGAAATATCAAACATTCTGGCAAGTAATTTAAGAGGGTTTGCTCCAAATTCTGGCTCCATATCTCCCATGTACTCTTCCGTGTTTGTAGAAATTGCGTCAATTTCAGTTGCTCCATTAGAAATAGCTTGAGAAATTGGCATATGCTCTTTAAATCCACCGTCAGCATAATAATCAGAATAAATCGTTGGATGTTCTCCGTTATGAATTATGTTTCCATTTTCATCAACAACCTTTCTTGAAATAGAGGTGAATGGAACTGCGCATGCAGAAGTCCATGTCCATTCTACAAAATCCTCATATCCTTTTCTGTTTCTACCAAGAGACTTCATGTCAAAATACATCGTCTTATTTTTTGACATGTTTGTAACAGTTGATGTCATGTTGATTCCGCTGTCATATGCAAGAAGATATTTCTCGTAAGGAAAAAACTTTTTAATTGTTTCTTTAAACTTTTTATTGTCTCCAAAAGTAGGTTCTTTTCTAAAAAGAATCATTCTCACTACAGACCATAAATTAATATCTGCCTGCCCTGACTTTTTTGGGTCTTTTACTTTTTTGAATGGGCTTACGTCATACATACCTTTAATGTCCATGGAAGTGTAACCCTCCTTTAGAGCTGTAAAGTCATTGATTGATGCAAGCATTTGTAGAAGTGTTCCAGTTGATGTGCTGAGATACATATCATACTCTCTACCTTCTTTGAGTTTCATATGCTCCAGCATCCCTCCTGTGAATGCTCCCTTAGATGCTCCACCACTTAAGCAAAGAGCTCTTTTTATTTCGCTTTTTACAATCAATTTCTATATGTTAATTTTTGAAACTATATAGTCTCTTATTGTTACTTTATCATTTGTTTTTGGCACAAAATTGTCCAACCTTGAATAGGTGGAATTTAATACTTTTTCCACCAACAAAACATTCGATTTTTGAGAATCTTTTTTGTTTCCGTATTCATAGTAATCTGAAATTCCGCTTGATATATCTTTCATAAAAGGCATAGCATCAGACTCAGCTTCCAATATGCCACTCAAATCTGCAGAGGTTAAAATAATTAATCCAACAGTTTCTATTATCAATTTATTTATTAAATTTCTTCTCCTCCTTTTTCCTTCATCTCTCGCTCGAATACCATCGTAAAATTTTTCTGTTACCTTAGCATTGTTAGATATGGTGCCATCTTTTAGATACCAACTTCTAGTTACAGTACGTTTTTTAACATGCCCTGTATCATGCAGTTCGTAAACAGCTACATATTTTAAAATTTGATTTGAATAATTGAAGACTGTAAAACCATTGTAATCTATACTAACGCTTAAATCTGTATAATAATTACACTCGACTAAAAAACCTAATTCATCAAATATATACTCTGGATGTAATTTGGTATTAACATCTTTTTTGTAATCCAAACTATGTGGTGTAATGTATTTATTTCTAACATTTTTTTGAGATATAGTATCCATAGATAAATAATCATATATTTTGTAATAATTACCATCCCCGATACTATCAAAAAAGTCATCCCCTAAACCATCGTCTAATGATTGCATATAATCCAGATAACCCTGTGGTGCTGTTTCATAATAAACCCAGCCATCAACTGGATAACTCCAAGCATCCTTTAGATTTATATCTAATTCATAATTCGGACCAGATATTTTATTGTTAGCATAATACCATTGTTCATTATTTTCTTTATAAAATCCTCTTTCCATATTTAATATTTTTTTAAGATAACACCGTAAAACCTTTACCAGTTGCAATTGACGGGGTACAAGTTGCTGCACCAGGGTTATTCCTTACATCAATTGTTTGAGAGCCCGCAGCTGTTCCAAGGCTCGTAAAAAAAGCGTTTATAGCTGCTTCAGTAAGTAAATTATTTTGAACAGAGACACCTCGTGTCAGTCCTGGCATTATTATTTTTTGAATTGAAAAACAGTCCCTAAACATA